ATGATTAAGAAATTCATCATTGCCGCGGCTGCAGCCGCATCTCTCGGTGCAATTGCATTTACCGCTCCCGCTGCAAGCGCTGCCACAACCACACCAGTAGCCGCCAAACCGCTGCCGGTAATCGAGCGTTTGTCTACGATTACCACCAGTGCAACGTGTGGTGCAGTCATCGGTGGCGACAGCGGTGGTCCTGGCCCGTGCAAGATGACCATCAACGCCAGCACGGTACCGTATATCACACTCGAGATTACCGGCCCACGCTTGTCACCTGGCTACTACATCGATGTCCTCGGAAACGGCCGAGCGCTTACCCGCGGTTACCTCGCAGAAGGCCGGGTCATCAAGGTTACCGTACCACGTGGTACGCGGACGCTGCAGGTGGTGACGAATCGGCAGCGTGTTACCTACCGGACGACGATGAGGATCACTTACGAGTCGGTATTTACCGAGCCAGTACACCGTGTCGCAACAGTGGTATGCTTGCCGAAGACACCATCTGGTACGTGTTATACCCCAGGCGAGTTCTGCTCGACGGTGCAACACGAGGTGACTGGGAAAGACGCGCAAGGCGTAGCCATTAAGTGCGTGGATAACGATGGCTGGCGCTGGGAAGCTGTCTAAGTCATAACACCACGTACCACTTACGCTTACTAAACACGAGGAGTATCATGGTCAAGAAGATAGTTATCGCTACCGCATTTGCCTCAGTCGCAGTCCTGGCAGGGTGTGGTAGCACAAGCAGTAGTAGTACCCCTGCATCACATCCTTCCTCACCGAAGGCGGCTACCTCATCACCTTCATCAGCAAGCACCACGATGGAGCCGACAACCAAGCCGATGACACCATCGGAATCAGCTTCCAAGATGGCACTCGCGGACTGTCACCCGTACACTACGAAAGGAACTTGCTACACCGTGGGCGAGCAATGCCCGAAAGCTGACTACGGTGACGGTGGTGCAACTGCAGCCGGCATCGTTATCACATGTGAAAGCGTTAAAGGCGTGTGGCGCTGGGAAACGGCACCGAGTGGAAAATAGAGTAATTACTGCAATTAACGCTGATGAATCAGTTACAGCACTAGTAAATACCCCACTAGGTAAGATCATATCACAGATTCAAAATAATCAATCAACTACACCAGACGATGCTAGTATCGGTAGCTATAATTCATTTAGCGCTGATATTACCAGTTATCCAGTTGACTACGTGAGAAGTGGAACTAAACAGATGAATAACACCGTTATAGCTGAACTAGCGGCAAAGACTACTGGCACTCCACTAGGAAAGATTACAGCTCAGATTCAATCGGATACCATGGATCCATCACTAGACTACGAGGTCAACTCGAGTTTCACCAGCTACAACGGTTTCAATAATAACAGGTGATGTGATCGTGTTCACTGAGATGATCCTTAAGATCGCTAGCAGGTGTGATCTAGCATGTGATTACTGTTACATGTATGAACTCGGTGATAATGGCTGGCGACAACAACCTCGTTTTATGTCACCGGCTGTGATACATGCTGCTGCTTCAATCGCAGGCGATCATGTTAGTAAACATGACCTAAGTTACTTCCGTATTATCTTGCACGGCGGTGAGCCGTTGCTTGCTGGTACTGATACGATCAACGCCATCGTGAACGAATTTTATTCGTGTATGCCTGTGGGGGTTAAACTGCAGTTTGGCATGCAATCAAATGGTGATCTGCTAACCGAAGAAATTATGGCAAAACTACCGTATGAACTTCGGATCGGAATCAGTATCGATGGTGATCAACAAGCTACTACCCGGCACCGGCGACGCGTTAACAATACCGATACACATCATGATGTGGTTCGTGCGCTGTCACTACTTCAATCGCATAGAGAGCAGTATGGCGGAACACTTTCTGTTATTGACCTGCTCAACGATCCAACCGTAACATATAACGCGATACGAGAACACACACCACCAGTCGCAGATTTTCTGCTACCGCTAGCGACACATGATACGCCACCACCGTACCACAAAGAAAACGATGTAAGCTACGGAAAATGGCTCGCAACATTGTTTGATGCGTGGTACCTAGATAAGGATCCACGAGCACCAATCGTCCGAGTACTTACGTTGATCGTTGAGCGACTGCTGGGTCAGGATCGCCGGTCTGGTTTTATTGGACCACCGCCGAGGACTGATTCACTTGTGGTTCAAACCGACGGCTCAGTTGAGTTGCTTGACGCACTACGTGTTACTGGCGATGGTCAAGTACTGACTAACCTAAGTGTACTGGAAAATACACTAGATGAAGTTTCTCAGCATCCTGGTTATACTCCACCTGAACCATGTGACACGTGTAAGGTGTGCCCGGTGTTTGAGGTATGTGGTGGTGGTTACTACCCACACCGGTTTTCAACCGTAAACGGCTACGATAATCCATCCGTGTACTGCGGTGACCTCATGTACTTGATTCGCCACATCGAATCACGGTTGACTGAGTTGACTGTTACTGTTGACTTACACATGGTATAATTAGTAATAGCAGGAAAAGTTCGAGAGAAGGAAGAGGAAAATGGGCGTACGAGTGGGTGCAGAAGAGCACGTCGGACCATTCTGGATCAGCGCAAGTACCCGCGTTGGAAAACACCGGCGTAATACTAGGCACAGCATGCACCTGGGATGGATCATCCTGGTTGCGGTACTTCTTACCGCGGTACACGCTGGCTGGATCGCGATCCTCCTGACTGGTATCGTAATGGCTGGCGTGCAGCACATCGTCTCGCGTCATCAATCGTCACGTAGGTGATCACGATGATCCATGTAATTCTCGGAGTCATCGGGCTGATTTTCTCTTTGGTTAGCGTGTATTACTCATGGCAAGCTGACAGGTGGCTTCGTAAGGCAGAGAGAATAAGACAGAACCGAGCATGCGAGGCTGCTAAGCAGAAGCAGTCATGACCATTAGTGTGGTAAGCTATGCTGCAATGGTTAAGGTAAGCGCAGAATCTGATCCGGCTGAGTATGATGGTTACCCAAGGACACTAACCGTACTCCGTGTACTGGCTGATGCTGGTGACACCGGTATTCTTGCCCCAGATATCGCATACCGATTCAATAAACCACTTAGCCAACAGCGACGAAACTCAGTTGTTAACCAAATCCTGATAAGGCATGGCATTCGTGGACACGCTTTCCGTGTTTCAGCGCGGTCATTCCGTTACCACAACGTACAAACTTACCGGTGGTTTATCACTGATACCGGTAATAAATACCTGGAATCTGGTGGTTATCATGCTGCTATTGCAGATATCCGTAGAGATGCTGCAATAACAGCACAAGAACGTGAGCAACGGCTCATCAGACGACAGTTGGTTCTTAAAGCTGCACCAGCACTAGTAGCACAGCTACCACCAGGATGTAATAAATCTCGCGCTGAGCTAATCATAAAGTTGTACGACCAGGGACTGGTAATGGAAGAAATCGGCCAGCTGTTTGGCCTAACACGAGAACGCATTCGTCAGATTAAACGGGACATTAATGTAAGACCATGTGCATGTTGGAACTGCATACCGTAAGGAATAATACCATGGGAAACATCGGCAGGAAGCTTCGTGAAAATCCCATCATCCTCGAACCATTCCCGGATGAAGTACCAGCGGAGCCAGTAATGCCAGCTGAGCCAGCTGTGGTACCTGATACCGAACCTGTACTCGTTCCAGCTAAGTAGTCACGGTGATCTGCCCACGCCACTTCATGAACCATTTGGTAACAGCTGAAGAGTATACCGTGAGTATGATCTTGAGAAGTGGTGACCTTCAACTCGAGATATTCGCGTTGTCATTGAACGCGTGGGTAAGATCGCAACTGGACTACGCAACACCAGCTGCATCATCAGCCTGTGATGTCGTGACACGACTACTTAACCTACCAGACTGGCTACAACAACGAGCGATTAGCATTATCTACAACCAGGATCCAGTTAATGACATTGAAGATGATCTTCACAGCATCAACTACGAACACCGGTCAACTGGTGCGTATGGATTTACTGAAGATGGTACACCAGCTAAGTATGACACAGCAGCTGGCAGTGTTATTGGTTACCGCCAATGGAAACTATACAACGGTGTACTAAATGGTGCCTACGGTATCGCCTGGTCACCATGCACACGTTATGATGGACGGTACACAGCGAAGTGTCACTCAAAAGATTGCAAAAACGTACCAAATGAAAATAATTGCGGTTGTGGTTTCTGGGCGTACTGGCTACCGAAAGACGTACAGACTAGCATGTACGACTATAAAATTGTTGGTGTCATCGAAGGTAGCGGTAAGGTAATCCTCGGTGAAAAAGGATTCCGGTCACAATATGCGGTAATTCGCGGGCTAGCACTTAATAACCTAAGAGAAAAAGAAGAACCAGAAATTTTCATGGGAATGCTAGCTCCATACCGAGTACCGGTGTATGATGATGTAAAATCACTTACCGCCGCAGTTGGTACTGATCCAGTATATTCACCTACTGCAAGAATTACGAATGTTTTCAGCGCTGTAAGTAATGAACAGTTGAGATCTTACCACGCTATTATCCGTGAAATATCATTCATTATGAAATCGTGTAGTAAATCAGCTCGCATATTTTCAGATGAAATGCTTCATGATTACGGAAAACTTACCCAGGAAAGTGAATACGTCCAGCTGGTGCTATCAAACCGGCTACGACAACCAGTTATCCCACAGGAAAGGTAAGAAATCATCATGTATGGCCAAGGACACTACTTCTGCCAGCAATGCGGTCACGCGGTGTACGCGCGCCAAGGTGGATGCCGTACCTGCCAGACACCGCTGGTAAACCTCATGCTCCTTGACACCGCGTTTGACCAAGGATTCGCATACCGCGATCAGATCAGCTTCGATCCATTCGACGGTAACTTCGCGTTCAACATCCCTGGTACCGATCTGGCTGTTGAGCCGGATGGACAACTCGATGTTGAAACACCGTGGGGTGACGTACCGCTCGATGATGGTTTTAGCAACTGGTAGATAAAACCTGTACACCACGTTGGTGCTGTGGTATGATGTACTCGTAGGCAGGAACAGGAACGAGGAAGGCAACACAGATGAACGCGTACACTAGCCACAGCACCACCACTCACCAGTACGCTACTGATGGTCAGATCAATTACCTGAAGGACCTGCTCGCTAAGAATGAGCTGTACGCCGGTGAGTATGACCGGCTGTGGAAGCTGCTTGCGGTCCACGAGCTGGACATCCGGACCCCAGGTGACGGTACTCGGATGTCGTTCGCCCAGGCCAGCGCTAGCATTGACTGGGTGAAGCGCCAGGTCGCTAAGATCAAGCAGGCTGCACCAGCTGAGGCACCCGAAGTCGTCAAGTTCGGTGTTTACCAGAAGGATGGTGAGGTTTACCTGGTTGTGCCGAACAAGGCTGGTGACCGGGTCTACGCGAAGCGGCTCGTGGAGTCCGAGCAAATCACCGAGGCTGGTGTTACCATTGATTTCACCTGGGAGTACGCCCCGCGGATCGTCTGGAACCTGGCTGAGGCAGACCGGATGAACCTGGAAGACGCTAGCAAGCTGTCGATCCGGTACGGCAAGTGTCTTCGGTGTCATCGAACATTGAAGTCAGCTCACACGCTTCACACCGTCCAGGAAACTGGTATCATGATCGGGCCGGTCTGCCGTAAGTATTTTGCTTAGAATAGAAAAAGTGTCTGCCACTCCTGATGGGGAGGAGTGGCAGACACGACTGTGGAGGAATCATGGCTGATGCAACGTACCGGCTTTGTACCCGCGTTCGTACCAATCCATTTTTGATGCTGGAGCTATCACCAGACGCAGCCATCACTACCGGACCGTGTTCACGGTGCGACGTGATGGTGTGGGTTGACGCGGCTCAGCCAATTCCTGATGGTGTTCCAATTGAGATCATCCTGCTGTGTACTGAGTGTGCGCTCGACGACTCGCACATCAATCAAACACTTGAGCAGAACTTGATGACAGCTTATTTGAAAAAGCAGATACTCGGCCAGACACACGTTTGGGAAATCGATGATGGTAAGTAAATATGAAGCTCTGTCGATACAAACGAACTAACGGTACTCGAGTGTATAAGCTGGTATGACAGGTTGGCACGTGATATACTGGTTCGTGACGACATATTGCCAGCGAGTCGCTAGTGCTTAATACACCTCAAAATGACACTACATCTCGCCTCATACTTCACGGTAATCCACCGTTCGCCCCAACCGGCTACGGCAGCCAGATGGCTATCTGGCTGCCACGATTTGCTTCTCTCGGCTACGAGGTAATAGTCAGCTCATTCAGTAACCTATCCGGTGCCCCACTAACCTGGGAAAACAAGTACCGGATCATGCCCGCAGGCCAGGATCCATTCGGCGCTGATGTCCTCGTAGCGCATTGCCGTGCCATGAAGGCAGATATGGCAATCACGATCATGGACTGCTGGCCGCTAAATGGTCCGATGCTGAAAGGCCTGCCATTGGCGTGCTGGTGCCCAGTGGATACCGACAGGCTCAGCGATGGTGACCGGCGGTTCTTCGATGATTCCGGTGCCATCCCAATCGCCATGAGCCATCACGGTGAGCGGTTGCTGACCGAAGCTGGGTATAATCCGTTGTACGTGCCACACGGCATTGACACGAGTATATTCGCACCACCGGTTAACCGGGATGAAATCCGCGAAGCAGCAGGGCTCAGCGGTAAATTTGTCATCGGCATCAATGGGGCGAATAAAGATGCAGTCCGGAAAAGCTTTTTCCCCCAGTTTGAAGCATTTTCTCGGTTCCACAAAAAATATCCTGAGTCGATACTACTGGTTCACGCAATTACCGCGGGACCAAACGCACCTGACCTTCGCCGCATGGCAGAAGAATGCGGTATCATCGATGCTATTAAATTCAGTGACCAGCTTCGCTACATGATGGGCATGTACGCGCCACCTGATGTGGCGGCTTGGTATGGGATGCTGGATGTTTTGTCGAATACCGCTATGGCAGAAGGATTCGGGCTGACACCTCTCGAAGCACTGGCGTGCGGGGTACCAACCGTCGTTACTGATTGCTCAGCCATGACCGAGCTAAGCCTTGGGCCGGAGTGGATGGTCACCGGTGAACCATTCTGGAATCCCACCCATTGCGCCCGGTGGATCACCCCGAGCATCGACCAGATCGCAACACGGTACGATTATGCGTACCAGCTAAGTCATAATACCGAAGCGTGGGAGCACGTGAGTAAGCAAGCTCGAGAAAAAGCGCTTGACTACGACGCTGACGTGGTACTGGGGCGGCACTGGAAGCCGGCACTAGCGGAAATCACCGCTCGGTTGGATAAAAGGAAACCAGGATCGGTTATCCAGGCATCAGATGCGGTTAAGGCACTAGCGGTTAGCCGATGAAAGTAGCGATTACTGGTGCGGCTGGGTACATCGGTGGTTGGCTTATGGCTGAGCTGTCAGACCGTGGTCACGTTGTCTACGCCCAGGACCTAGTAAAACCAGATGGTCCGGCAAACTGGGCAACATTCCATACCTTCGACCTAGGAAGCCAGGAGCGTATCACCTGGCTTCGTACCACGGAACCTGAGGTTGTCATCCACCTCGCTGCCTTGTATGGCAGGGTCTGGGGTGAAGTTGACATGGTAAAAACAGCTGGCACCAATGCGGGACTAACGGGGATACTAGCCCGTGATGTAGAAACCCACGGTGCTCGGCTTATGTATATGTCATCGAGTGAGGTATACGGTAGTGCTGCTAGCACTGGAACCGTGTACCCGAATACTCGACTTTACCCGGTTAACATGTATGGTTTGTCGAAGAAGTGGGGCGAAGAAGCCGCTCGGGTATACGCACCTCGCGGCCTCATGATCACCCGCCTTAACATGCCGTATGGTCCAGCGCGGTACCCACCACCGAATGGTGTGATACCACAGACGTCTGGTAAACCCGGAACACTCGGTTACAACGTACTTCACTCCATGGTCTGGGAAGCCGAGCACGGCTATGACCTGAAGGTTCATGCCGGTACCACTCGGTGCCTGACCTGGGTTGGTGATACGGTACGTGGCCTGGCTATGATCCTCGAATCTGGTAAAACCGGAACCTGGAACGTGAACAGGAATGATGATCACCGGCCAGTAGCTGACCTGGCTCACCTGGTAGTGGACATCACCGGCAGCACATCTAAAATCAATGTCGAAGATCCACCAGATCGCGTTACTCTTCGCAAGTCACTGGATAATACCGAGCTACTCGAACTCGGCTGGCAGCCAACCGTCGACCTCGAAGAGGGTACCAAACGAGCGTGGGAGTACTTCCGTCAGTTTGACCGGTCTGGAGTGTGGTGCGGATGAATCGGATCCTCGTCACCGGCGGTGCAGGGTTCATTGGCAGCAACTTGGTGCGCCAGCTTGTTGTTGACGGTCACCAGGTTCGCGTCCTCGATAACATGTCTCGAGGTAAGCTACGACGCTTGGATGGCGTCAGCTGCGAGGTTACTAATGGCGACGTCCGAGACCAGAACACCGTTAATGCCGCCATGCACGGCTGTGATACGGTTATCCACCTCGCGTATCTGCAAGGTACCCAAACGTTCTACGCTGAACCACGCCAGGTGCTTGACGTGGCCATGCGTGGTATGCTCTCCGTGCTAAGTGCGTGTGAAGTAACTGGTACTAGTAACCTGCTTCTGGTGTCTTCATCTGAGGCATACCAGGTCGCGAGTGTTGTCCCCACACCTGAGAACATCCCGTTGACCGTTCCTGATGTACTGAACCCGCGTTACAGTTACGGTGGCGGTAAAATTGCCTGTGAACTTATGGCACTAGCGTGGGCGCGAACCGGCATCCTAGACCGTGTCATCATCGCTCGGCCACATAACATCTACGGCCCTGACATGGGCCGTGAGCACGTTATCCCCGAATTCGCGCTGCGGATGCGTGACCTAGACGAGCAGCACATTCCTAATGAAGTTATTCCATTCCCCATCCAAGGCACTGGTGAAGAAACTCGGTCATTCTGCTACATCACCGATTGCGTGAGTCAATTCACAACGCTTTTGGATAAAGTTACTGAACCAGCATCAGTTTACCACGTTGGTACCATGGATGAACGTACCATTGCGGATGTGGCACACGGGGTGGCTGAAGTATACGGTCGAGAGATTAAGATCCTGCCGGGTGCCTTGCCGAAGGGTTCACCACCACGTCGGCTACCGGATACCGCAAAAATTAGAGCAGCTGGCTGGACACAAGAGCCAGTTGGTTTTGCAGTTGGTTTGATAAAAACCGTTCGCTGGTACCAACAACATGGGTAACGTGACACGGTGTGGTATCTGTAGCAGTAGTAAACTAACACCAGTACTAGATCTGGGAGAACAACCACTCGCAGAGCGCGATACTGGCGAACGATACCCGTTGAAGCTACTGCGCTGCTGTGATTGTTTGCTGGTTCAGCTTAGCTACATCGTGGACCAAGAAACCGTGTTCCCACCAGATCATCCATACACATCAGGAAACACAGCTGCACTGAAGCGTCATGCTCGCGATCTGGTAATGTCAATTGAGCGTAACCTGAAGATCAATGACATGATCGTGGATATCGGTGCTAATGATGGCACACTTCTATCCGCATTTGCTTACCCGAATAAGTTGAAGTTGGTCGCCATTGAACCAACAGATCAAATTAACAAACGTCATAGTAAGCAGATTATCGCGTATCAGGAGTTTTTCACGGCGCAGCTTGCCATGAAAATTGCTGCAAAACACGGCTGGGCGCGAACTATCACCGCGTGTAACGTGCTAGCACACGTACCAGATCCACGTGACTTCATGGCTGGGATATCTATCCTGCTTGATGATGATGGTGAATTTATCACTGAGAACCATGACTGGGCATCAGTTGAAGATGGACTGCAAATTGACACCATCTACCACGAACATCTGCGTTACTACTCCGTAGCGTCATTGACTCATCTGCTGGAAATGTATGATTTCCGGGTAACAAGCGTGGAACCAATTGCAATTCACGGCGGTTCATTCCGAGTACGTGCTCGGAAAAAGATTGCCACACCGTTTACTGACCGAGTGATGCTGGAGCAAAGTGCCATCCAAGACATCGTTTACGCAGCGAGTAATCATGGCCCAGTATACGGCATCGGAGCCACCACCCGCGCTACACCACTTATTCACTTCACCAACATTGCCGGTTACCTGGACCGAGTGTGTGAGGTAGCTGGCAGTGATAAGATTGGTACCACCATTCCAGGCACGAACATCTCCGTGGTAGATGAAGCGTGTCTGGTAACAGATCAGCCACCATTCGCGTTGTTGTTGTCTTGGCATCTAGCTGATGATATCATCCCGAAGATCCGAGAACTCGGGTATTACGGCAAGTTCATCATACCACTACCAGAAGCGAAGGTTATCGATGGCTGACCGGTTTGAAGATGAACGTGGTGTAATCAAGGACCTTCTTGTTACTTCACTGGATGGGGTAACTGAAATTTTCACAAAGAAAGGCGCTGTTCGCGGTAATCATATTCACAATGATACCGTGCAGTGGACCTACATTATATCGGGTAGCATGCGGATGGTTGCGCGTTACCCTGATGGTTTTATTACCGATAAGGTATATAGCCCAGGAATGATTGTCTGTGATGAGCCTCGAGTGGCCCATGCCTGGAAGGCTCTGGAAGACACAAAGGTTCTCGTATTCACCAAGGGACCGCGATCTGGACAAGCATATGAGAGCGATACGCAACGTCTAGAAACATCACTTTTGTAAAATTACTGTTAAAAACAAAGAGAAAGTAGAACGCATGAGCGCCAACAAAGCATATATCACTATTAAAGGTATCAATCAGCAAGCAGCGTCACTATCTACACTAACTGATGTTTTTACCGAAGAAACACTTAACACTTCACTATGGACATCATTTAATGACGCTGATTCTAGCGCGATTACAACAGATGATGGTCTAGTTGTTGATACTACGGCCACGGTAGATTCAACAACGGCTGGCATATGGTCCAATACCATTTATAATCTAATTGACAGTGATATCACTATTAATGTCGTAGACGTTAGCGAAAGCATTTTGACATACGGTGACAAAACAACTGCAGGTATTATACTAAATACAGCTAAACCAAATATTGATGTTACCACAGGAACTGCTATTACTTTCTACATATCTGAAGGTAACCTTGCTGGTTCATATTACATAAATGGCGACAGGACAACAGAATTTAGTATAGCGTATGATTCATCCACAATGCAATGGCTTCAGATCATTGAATCAGATGGCGTCGTTTATTTTAACACATCGCCTGATGGTTCAATGTGGACAACACAAGGATCGTTCGCAGATCCATTTAATATTACTGCATTGTATGCTGGACTTGCCGCTATTGATGCGGGTGGTGATGTAACTGGTAGTATTACTTTTACAAGTCTTAATTCTGGTGCATCACCAGCAAATGGAACGGCAGTTATATATGTTACAGCTATTATTATCACTTGTGATGGCGCAATCGTAGCTTCACCAGGTGTTAATCTACCGGAAGTGATTCCAGTGGTGTTTAGTTATGGTGCTTCTAATCAAGATATCCGAGCTGCTATTTGGGCTGCAGTACAGTCTGCTGCAGATGATGTCACACTCAACGTTAACCTAGTGACTGATTAGACAGCAAAAATTAGTCGACAGGTGAGTGTGATGCAGTGATATACGATTCATTTATGTTGAATGACGAACTTGATGTTTTGAAAATGCGATTGATCGAATTCGATAGCTACCCAGAGCTAGTGACTCACATCATCGTAGAAGCGCCTATGACCCACCGTGGTAAAGTAAAACCGTTGCATTACCAAGAAAACGTTAAAACATTCGCGCGATGGAGTAATCGTATTGTGGCTATCACCGCTAACGAATTGCCATCGCTTACCAAAAATCCAGACCCATGGTCGAGAGAACATGCTCAACGTGAATATGTTCATCGTGGTCTGGTAAACGCTAAACCAGATGACATCATTATTCATGGTGATGTAGATGAAATTCCACGAATGAATGCGCTAGAAGAAGAAGTAAAACTAGTACGCGAATCACCAAATGACGTATTTGTACTCGGTATGAGTCTTCACTGTAATGCCGTTGACTGGGTGGTACCCAATGGTTATGAATGGAAAGGTACAGTTGCCAAGCAGCACGGTAATGTAGTTTACTCATTCAAAGAAATGCGTGATCTACGTGCTTCTGCATCAGTAGTGCATAATGGTGGCTGGCATATCAGTGGACTAGGTGGACCTGAAGTACAACGACATAAAATCGAAGAACTAACTTGTCATCTAGAGCTACCAGAAGAATTCAAACACTCGGTAGCATCAGGACAGGCATACCGTGAAGGTAGTCTTGGTGATATCCAGCAGATACCACTGGAATCACTAGATGATATGCCACAGTATATACGAGAGCAACATTGTCCAGCTAATTGGTTCCGGCCCAAGTAAAAACTCAGTGAAGGTATCGTTTCTATGAAAGTATGTCACATCGTTAATTCATTTGATCCTGCGTGTGACGTGTTGCGATGCGTTCGTGAGCTAAATCTGTACAGCCGGCACTCTCATACTCTTCTTGTGAAAGAACCACATCCACTACAATACGTTTACCAGTATGAGCAGCCGGAAAAACCCGGTTGGCTGCTGCCATTCCAGGAAATACTGAAGATGATGGATGAGGCAGATATTCTTATCTACCACTTCGTTGGCTGGGAAAATGGCTGGAGTAACGAGTCAAAGCCATCTGCATTCCGAAACGTAAATATCTACTACAACCATGATGAAGACCGGTTCTGGAGCTCACCAGACTATAATGCTGCGTCGTATGACCGCTACAAGCTCGTGGCTTCATCTCACGTCGGTGCTGTAGACTTCATGCCAGATAACCGGTTCCGGTGGCTACCAGACTTGCTGCCACTCGATGGCGCCTACTCGTTTTTCCCAGCAAAACGGCCGCGACCAGCCATTAGTTATATCAAACATGCTGATGAACTGCAAAAGTATGACCTTAAAGGTAGCATACATCATATCGACTGTTCTCATACCGCTCATGCTGATGTCCTCAGAAAGCGTCAGTCATTCGCTTCCGTGGTAATTGACAACGTATGTGATGGACATTATGGACTAGCAGGACAGGAAGCTGTCATCATGGGTCTGCCTGTGGTGGTATTCAATCACGAGAAAACGCTGGCAACAATTGGTGACTGGGAAGTATCCAATACGATCTTCCCGTTTATCCAGGCTACGACGGTAACAGAAGCAGCTGATATCGCCACGTTGTATGCTAAAAAAGCTGGACGATCACAGCGTCTTCACCGGCAGATGATCCGGAACTGGGCTGAGGAATTCCTCGATCCACGTGTTCTCATCGCCGCGTACTGGGACCCATTCATCGAGGAGCTAGCAGCTTAAATGATCCGTATCTCCGTGCTTTGCCCAACCCGTGGTCGGCCAGAAATGCTGAAGAAATCCATCGCGTCACTACTAGATAACGCTGATGATCCTGATCAGGTTGAGATTCTACTTGCGGTAGATCCAGATGATGAATCATCATATGATGACGTACTTAACATTGTTGGTATATCTGCTTGGCCAGCACCACAGCGTTTTGGTTACCAGAACCTACACCGATACTACAACGAGCTTGCTCGCCAGGCGTATGGTGAGTGGTTGTTCATCTGGAATGACGATGCAATCATGAAAACCAGTGGCTGGGATACCGTGGTGGTTAATCACGCACCTGCGTTGCTATTTTCACCACCAGAAGAAGCACCACATTGCAACGCGTTTCCTATCATACCGACAATATGGGCACGAGTGTTGGGCCACCTTAGTCAGGGCGCGTACGTGGATACCTGGCTACAAGTAATCTGTGAGCAACTCGGTGTACAGGAAAAGGTACCCATCGAAATTGCTCATCATGCACCACCGGATATCACCTGGCAACAAGGTCGTGCGATAACACCATTTGGTGGGCCAGAGCTTGAGCCAGGTATGACGCGAGACACAGAGAAATTGCGTGAATACCTTAGAGGAATTCAATGAACCGGCCGCACATCAGCGTTATCATACCAACTGTACCTGGCCGTGAAGATCACCTGAGGCGATGTGTTGGTGCCTACACGGCTCTCATTGCTGATTATGATGTTGAACTCATTATCGAGTATGATCATCCCACTTGTGGTATGGCTTGGCAAGCTGGCTGGGAAAAATCAACTGGTGACTTTATCCACCTTACCAACGATGACATCGAACCGAAACCAGGCTGGCACGCACCTGCCATTGAGGCAGTAGAACGTGGTTTCCTACCCGCACCACTTGTCTTCGATCCGAGTGGTGCACCACGTTCCTGGCCAGTGGTAGGGCAAATCGGCGAGGACTGGGCGCCGGTACACATGAGCGCACTTCCATTCGCTTCACATGCGCAGATGGAGAAGATTGCGCCGCTGTTTACCGCTCACTACTACACCGATGACTTTTTCTCCACCCGAGGTATCATGGCTGGCTGGCCGTGTGTGCTTCGTACTGGCTACGCGTTCACGCACTGGTACGCACAGGTGAAACGTGGCGCGGGTATGAGTGAGCCAGCGCGAATGGATTACGACCGAGGCTTGTATGAAAGAGCCATGAAGATGGTGGAAGATGGCACCTGGGATAAGCCATGGCCGCCAGGTGGTCACGCGTGATTTACGATCTATTTCTCTTTAATGATGAACTTGACATGCTCGAGTGTCGACTAATTGAGTTTGATCAACGTGATCGAAATAGCAGTGAACCAGTCATCCACGTACCTATTGAGGCACCATTCACTCACCGTGATGAACCGAAACCTCTTTATTGCCGCAGGAACTGGTCACGGTTTGAGCGATGGCATGAATGGCTGTTGCCGATCGTCGCGAAAGAGCTGCCAACGGCTGCCGAAAATCCAGACCCGTGGTCGCGGGAACACGCCCAACGTGAATATGCTGGTAAAGCACTGGAAGCACTTAAGGCGAAACCCGATGATGTGGTTCTTCATGGTGACGTAGATGAGATTCCACGAATGAATAAACTCGTTGAAGCGTGTCAGCTAGCCCGAGAAAATCAGATCACTGTCCTCGAGATGCGATTGCACTCATATGCAATTGACTGGTACGCCGATAAATACCCGTGGCGCGGCACAGTCGTAACTGCGATAAAAAACTTGCCGGCGAATTTTACTCAATTCCGTGATATGCGTAATCTGGTAAATCCGATATGTGATGCTGGCTGGCATCTGACGTGGCTCGGTGGTAACGAGGCAATTCAGCGGAAGTTGAAAACGCACTGTCACCTGGAGATGACAGCTGAAGAAGAGTACTGGCCTGCATCTGGCCAGTCATACCACATGGGACGAACACACGGTGGTATCATCCAAATACCAGTCGATGACCTAAGCGATTACCCGATATACATCCGTGAGCGAATGTGTCCAGAGTCATGGTTCCGTCCACGTTACGATGAGGTGCAATGAGCGAACTAGCTAAACTGAACCTCGGTAGTGGTATCGACGCTATCCCCGGTTATGTAAATGTAGATTCTGTTGCCATACTCGGTGTTGATGCGATCTGGGACCTTAACCAAGAACCGTGGCCGTGGGCTGATGAAAGCGCATCAGAAGTCCGCGCGTATGATGTGTTCGAGCACGTTGATGATCCGTTGTTGTTCATGCGAGAGTGCTATCGAGTACTCGAGTATGGTGGGTTGCTGAACATGCATACTTGCTTCTGGAAGAGCCAGAACGCTTTTACCGATCCCACCCACAAACGATTCTGCACTGAAGAAACGTGGGATTACTGGATACCGGGAACGTACCTACATAGCCGGTATGGTGCGGCGTACGCTGGTAAAGTGGCTTTCGTAAAGGAGATAGTGGCGCTGGATGGAACTGAACTCGCGATTCAGCTCAGGAGAGCCTAAGCAACCAGTTGTCTTTACCGCGTTTAACCGGCCGAATTACCTGCGCCGCGTGCTGCGAACCTGGTCGCAAGTGCGCGGTATCGAACGAACTGAACTAGATTTTCACGTAGAACCAGACCAGCCAGCAACTCTAGCCGCGATTAGCGAAACTGCCACGTTCGCACCCATGATCATCAAAGCCAATGATCGTCATCTCGGTCCACAAGCCAATCCGTTTTACACTATTCAATGTGCATTTACGAATGCGTTTTCAAATCCATCACCACGTGACTTCGTGATCTTGGCCGAGGATGACTTCATCGTGTCGACTGATATCCTCGAGTACCTAACCTGGGCACGCGATGAATTCTACCATGATGAGCGTGTGATCGCTGTGTCCAGTACTCAATTCGAAGAACAACCTGGTGGGTTGTCACAGGTCATGCTCATCCCGAGTTGGACTGGCTGGGTGTGGGGAACCTGGCGAGACCGGTGGGAAAATATGATCGCGCCGAACTGGACATTTAACCACGAGTATGGTGGCTGGGACTGGAAGATGGTTCGATACTGGTGTGGTGAACGCGGATATCTCACCGCAGTACCAGCGCTGTCACGATCGCAACACATCGGTAAACACGGCGGTAGCTATACCACGCCTGCTGCGTTTGCGGCTCACACCTCACGTTGCTTCGTGTCTGAGGTGCCACCGCAAGCGTACACCTGGGATCGAGACGCGGTACCACAAGCGATTTCGTACCACCATACTAATACATAATTTAGTTATTGTTTGTTTTGCGAACTTAGCCATGGCTACCGCATTGGTATGATTCTTCGTGAGCAATGAAGCGATGCCAGTGACAGCTGCCGGGATCAAGATATACAAAGCAACCTGGACTGGTGCAGGCACCGCGCCGTGAAACGCGTATGTAGATAGCGCCCATGTGGCCACACCGCTGATGGCACCAGCGATGGTACTGTAAGTGGGAGCTGTTGGTGTGGGGATGTTAGTCATACCACCTCACGTTTAACAATTAAGACGGTGCCAGTTGCTGGATCATACCGGGTGTCACCTGCACGGTCAGTTGTTCACCAGTAATTTCCTGGTAATCCGTTTGTAGCTGCGCCAGGTCGATACCAGCGAGAAACTCCGCACTACCAAAGTACTCGGGCCAGATGACTACCCAGGCTTCATCCACACCGTGAGCCCAGTACTCGTCCGTAAAACTTGTTTCGGTTGCCCAGGTGATAAACCGTTCATCTGCTCCCATGGGTGCTGTTGCTGACCAGCCGTATCCACCCGTGATGACCGAGTGTCCGCCTGCGTCCTTGCTTCCCTTTACCCAGTTCCACGGCTGGTTCTTCGCGAATTGTGCCATGTTCGCGTTCTGCACATCAATACCAGTCCAGATGTAGCCGAAGATAGCGATAGCGGCTTTTACCTCATCAGTGTTCATCGGATTAACCGCGGCAAACGCGGCAGCTTGACTGCCATCCGGACCAGGGTTGTTGACCAAATACTCGAGCAGTGTCTGGATATCCATTCCATCATCTTCAGTGCTACCAGGACCGTCCGTGTCTTCAGTTCCAGCCGGGTTAAACTTCGGGTTTTGGGTTTGGTAAAGCTGCCATACCTGGGTCTGGCTGGGATACACCGGCTTACTCGATAGCTTGGTTGTCACCAACCGCCGCACGTTCGCCCACGTAACCGCGACACAATCACCAGCGACGTCATTACCCAGTTCCTGCCAGCCACCATTAAGCTCAGCCAGGTAATCTGCAGCCACTGGATGTACTGGAACAACACCAGTTAGGAATGAGGCCAGGCGGAGGCTAGGCGCGCGCTTTGGTGCTCGGCGACCGAATTTACCGGGATGTTTCACTTCATTGTACCTGGCATCAATATGTCAATGCGAGGTCGTGGCAACGGTCCAGTAAAATGCTTTTCCGGTTGGGTTGTTGAAACAAACATCTCACACGTTCGTTCGATGGTCAATTCACCAGTAGCTTTATCAACAGGCACATATATAAGTGGAGTCACTTGCATTCCTCTTCAACCATTTAGTAGCGCCAGATCAGCTTGCAACGCTGCTAGGTTGATACCGTGGCCGTCATCAGCAGCGGTGTTTATCTCTCCGGTGATGACGGCCCACGCTTCATCCGCGATCCGGTTCCACGCAGGGTAAGCGATCTTCTGAATCGCGCCCCAGGTTACCGCGTACAGGTACTGGTCATCATATGCCACGATTGGGATACAATGACCACCTGCCACCTTTCCAGCAGCTGTTTGCATGGTCCACGGCTGGCCATTGCTAAACGCAGTTTGCATGGCACTGTAAACAGTGATACCGGTGTAAGCGAAGTCGTACGCGTCGATGGCAAATTGCAATGTTTGGATGTCTGACACAGTAACTGGCGCGTAAGCGGTTACGGTATGACCGTAGTAACCACTTTGTTGCACGTATTGCAGATACTGGGAGAGGACCACACCATCATCCTGGCCACTCGTGTATGCTAGGTAGTAACTAACTGTTTCCTGGTCAGTTGGAAATCCTTCAACATGATCTGTGTCAGTGGCATCAGCCATGAAACCGTGTTGGAGTCCCGCAACACCGCAGTCACCCACCGAGTCATTTCCGAGCATGCCCCAGTCTGCGATATCAGGTATCGCTACTGATGCAGGTGGTGTGGGAAGCGAACCAGCACGATAGTATGTTAGGTCACGAAGTCCAGCAGGGAAAAGTGCTGGTTTCCGACCGAGCTTAAGTGACATGTAAACAGTTCCCATCCAGCTGTGGTATAATTATCTTATTAACTATTCATCCATGCTGAGGAGCACGTGTGCGTATTTCGTTGCCGGTAATCGCGGGTTCCATTATCGCGGCAGCAACACTAAGTGGCTGCCAGGGCAGCCTAGGTAGTGCAGCTGGTGCCAGGTTCCTACCAGGTCATGGTTATGAAGCTCAAGGTCAGATTCATCCACATGATGAAGATAAATGGTGCTTGACGACCAGTACAACCGCATCAACCACGGTTAACTATGACCCAATCTATGTGGAGCCATGTACCACAAACAATGATGTACGGCAAATATGGCACATCGTGCAAGTCAGCGGTGTCGGTCAAATTCAGATGTACGCTGCACCATTTTCCATTGGCCAGCACGGTGCACTAACCACCGCTCGTCTGATCAAGAATGATAGTAGTGAAGCGACCAAGTCATTGTATACGGTTACGCTCACCGAGGTACAGCACGAGTGGTGGACCATCACGCTACCCACGTTTCGATTTAAGGGCGGTGCGTACTTGACAACTCCCAAGAATTTGAATGGTAAGACTGATATTTATGGAGTGTATTGGCAGTCATCACAGCCACCAGCTACAGCAAACCAAAACTGGGATTTGCCGGTATTTCACGAGGTAAACTGACATCACATGATGTACATCGATATCACAGTATGGTATAATGATATCAGGAAGTAGGAACGAAAGAAGCGATAAGATGAAACTGACAAGCGACCAACTAGACCGCGCCGCTGGTGTCCTCGTGGGTGTGGCCGTGGGAGACGCTCTCGGTGTTCCCTACGAGTTCCAGCCAGCAAGCATCACCAGTGCCACCAACTTCGTGCCGAAGATGATTGGTGGTGGACTCGGTCCATACGATCCCGGTGAGTGGTCAGACGATACTCAGATGACGATGTGCATCGCTAAAGCTTTGAGTGGTGGAGCAGATCCACTTACCACACTTGGATTGGACTGGATCGCATTGAACTTTGCGGATTGGATCCGATCTGGTGCTACAGACGTGGGTGGCCAAACTCGTTACGTTCTCGAGAGAACGAATACCATGATCGATCGTAATTCAGGACGTCATGCATCGCTTGCCATGAAGAGAGCTGCAATCTCAGCTCACCAGAGACTCGGTAAAAGTGGTGGTAACGGCTCATTGATGCGAACCGCACCAGTCGCTCTCCGGTACCTCGATGACCCCGAGAAGATGGCAGCCGCGGCTATCGCGATCAGCAAGCTGACTCACTTCGATGACCTCGCTGCTGATGCATGTGTCATCTGGTGCACGCTCATTCGTCACGCGGTGCTTACTGGTAACCTGCTCACGATTGTTGACCTTATCAAGGTGATTCCACCAGATCGGCGACAGTTCTGGCGCAAAAAACTGATACAGGCAATTCACGCTAACCCAGCTAAGTTCTCTCCCAACGGCTACGTAGTTACTGCATTGCAAGCAACGTGGGCGGCTGTTACTTTGGCGGTATGGGCGGCCGAAACATCAGAAGAGACGTTCCGCGACGGTATCATCCGCGCTGTTAGTGCCGGTAACGATACTGACACTGTGGCTGCAATTGCTGGTGCAGTTCTCGGTGGACTCTGTGGCCTCGATGCTATCGATGGTCAATGGAAAGCAGCCATCAACGGCTGGCCCAGTAAGTCGAATGCTGCCACGCTTATCGAGCTCGCCCAGTCACTTACCGCGTAAACTGTGGTATAGTTGTTACATGGAAAACGAACAGGAACGAATGAACAGCGGGAAAACGGGTGGCTCGGTTAAGTGGAAGGACCGAGCCACTCTCGCGTATAACGTACAGCGGTTGCGAGATGAACGTGATTGGTCACTCGAAGACCTAGCGAGCGCATCTGGTGTACACCTCACCACGATCCGCGGCATCGAGCGTGGTAATCACATGCCATACATGAGAACAGTATCACGGCTAGCTGCAGCCTTCGGGTTGTCAAATCCAAGTGAACTTCTTAGACCTGAAAGATCACCAGAACCGGAACCACAACAACCACAGGAAATTCCGCTGGTCGCACAGCTCATCCAGACCAGCTACAACAACTACACTACGACGTCACAGCAGCTGATAGAAAACTACCAAGGTCAAATCGATGAACTGAGAGCGACGCTTTACCTCATTCGTAATGAAATCGGGAAAGCTATCAGAAAACCATACGTGCCTTCTACTCACTACATCGACACGCTGTTGTATCCATCACCAGAAATGATCAGTGAACTAGCCATCGAGTATGGTAATGAGCGTAAGAACGTTAACCGGTAATCAGTGCTGCCCACGTAGCTGGTCCCACGATACCATCCACGCTGATGCCAGCGGTAGTTTGTATCGCCTTTACCGCTACTTCGGTATCTGGCCCGAATACACCATCCACCGCGATACTCCGCCCACGCGCCACGCATAGTCCCTGGATGGTACGGACGGTATTACCAGTCGCGCCTGATGCGACAGTAGGAAGCGATTGCATGATGGTAACCTGCCAAGCTGGTTCCGACGGTGTGGGTACAGGTGCTGGTATGGTATCCCAGAATGGGAGAGATGATTCGGCTGTAGACAGATCCCAGGCGCTAAATGATGCCCACTGTGTTATGACATCACCGGAAACAACACCAGCTCGGTTTGTCCAGTCCGCTCCCCAGTATAGTCCATCAGGGTTTTGATTTTCACCAACGATGGACTGGGAACCGTATACGATAAGCTTGTAGCCACTGGACTGAAGGCCATGATATACGCTAAGAATGTAAGTCGGATCTTCTGCTGTTTCAGTATCCCAGGCGACCAGGCACCCATCAGGTGCATCAAGGACGTGTAGTTGAGATACCGCGGTGATAACATCTGCTGTTGAACTAGCGGCAACTGGGTTACTTCGTACGAAAATGGGGAGCCGGTAGCGTGCGCGCTGGGTTTCAAGCTCAGCTTTCGTCCACACGTGAAACGTATCACCGCCGATATAAAAAGCTACACCATCTGTTGCAGGTGGGTTAGCTGGTGGAAAGGCGGCATCGTAAAAGGTCAAAGTCACACGTGTCTCCTGGTATCGCCGTTACTACCGTGTGCATCGTTGTTTTGTGTCACATGTATTTTCATTTCTCGATGTCGTTTATCCACGTGATCTGCGGTGAGTCCGGTGGTAACCAAAGAAAACGTGGCGGCAAACAACGGGATAACAGTCAACATCATCAGCGCTGACAACACGTATGGTAGCCAGCCATGTGGAACAGCTGGACTGTTACCACTTGTGGTTGCAACACCGGTAGCGTAGTACAGCCCTTGTCCTAGTGATATGCTATTCGCGAAAGCGTATGCGACGCCGAGGCAGACGTCCAGCACGACGGCTAGGATAAGTACCTTTACTGCTTGTTGCTTATGAACATTCATACTTCATGATCCAGGCGAAGGCTGATGTTTTTGAGGTGTGTGCAGATTTCTTCGAGTATCTCACGTTCTGATCGTTCTGGTCGAGCGAGATGCTGATGTTTACCACACCATGGTGTACCATTAATGCGGTGTTTGCCCAGGCGCCAGCAACCGTCCATGTGACAGTTATGAACGTGCCACATCGAGGTAACAGCACCGAGCAGCGTAAGCACAGTAAGTGCCGGGATGAAACCTGATTCAAGCTGGTATGTCCACGGTGTACCCTGTGGTACTGGCCAGATACCAAGAGCGAACCGAGTACCGAATGGATGAGTAACAGCAACAATGATGAGCGCAATAGTAAGTGCAGTAAATACTGCTAGTATCCACTTTACCGCGCTCATCATGCGCCTCCGGGGAGCGTTACCGCGCATATCAGAACAGCGATAACAGCCACGGTGACTACTGCGCTTACTGCCAAGATGGAACGAAACCGGGTACTGGTAAATGGTACTGGCCGAGCAAAAGCGATAATAACAGCTATAACCGCACATATCGTAAGTGACAGTGCAATTGCCACGGCGCCATGTACCATCGCGAATGGTATGGCAGGAAGCACGCAACCGATACCAGTTGCCAAACCGAGTATGGCGGATGACTGGAAACCGCACCGAGAATCAGACAACCACTCAAAGCCAGTCATTGACACAGCTGATGAAATACCACTCGAAATAGCGGCTGGCAAGACGAGTGCGGGATGACCAGACAAGTAAAAAACAGTACCAAGGAGGCTAGTCATACCATCACCGAGGCCGAAGATAACAGGTCGTATCAGGTCGCGATTACGTGGGGTTACTTTCATCGTCTTCTACCATCTGAATTGGCTCGGTACCTGGATGTTCATTTCTTCTTACCCCGCGAACTTGCTCGATAACGATCATTACACCACGCCAGATGACAATAATACCGACTAGCCAAAGTGCGACTACCTCTACCCATAGTGCTGCTGAATCTGAGGTGATATGCATGCCAAAATCACGCGATAGGATTGATGGAAAAAGTGCGAGTGATATAGCCAATTCAAGAAGCATAATGTTGGAGCCCCAGGCGCTTTTCCACCACGGCCATACTGCACTGATGGTAAGCAAGAAACTAATTGATGACCAGAAAGCGACGTTAAGACCCCAGTTAGCTAGGTTATTGATGATGTCATTCACGACGGCGCGCTCCTTCAATAATCTTTACCAGCGCCTCCGCTACGTGATTCTGATCGTGTAGCTGACGAATTGTCGGTACGATTGTGGCGTGTTCTTCAGCTAGTCGTTCTCTTTGAGTAGCGACATCACTCGCGGCTGTTTCGGCCGATTCTTCCGCGGCTCGTCTCGCTACTTTGATTTCGGCTTCCGTATCCCGGCGGTGTTTCCGAAACCACTTCATGACCGGCTTGCGCTCTCACCGCATTGATTGCGCCAGCAACCAGCTGAAGTGCATCCACGGTTGCATCGCCACGGGAGCTGGCAAGACGAAGCGCATCTCTGGTTCTTTCGTGCGCTTCGCATTCTTTCAGGTAGAGATCTTTCCACTGATCGCGTTCGCTCTCGATGCGATCCGCTTCCTTGGCGGTTATGATCCAGCCGAAAAGATGACTCGCTAGCCAGATACCAGCGACACCCGCATTGGCCAAGTATGGTAGGAGTGTTTCCCACGGTGCACTCACTTCCGGCACACGCTAGCGGTGCCGTATGATACACGTGCTTACCGAGAGATGCGCGAGGTCTAGTCGCATCATGTAGTATACTCCGATCACTTACTCACTCAGCCAAACAAGGCCGAACGTTGACTGGTGACCCGCGGTAACAACAGTGTTAAACGCGCCTCCATTCTGCTGCATGTACTGGGGCTGAACAGTATCGCCAGCTCTCAGGTAGTAAAGGCCAATGGCGTCTGCACCTGGCTCGAGAGTGGTTGAGCTCGCGGAGATGTGCTGGTATACATCTGGTGAACTTGAACCCGCTGGTGTCTGAGCTATGGCAGCTATGCATGATGCTGGTGGTGTAACTGGAACTGACTGGGTGTAACTAGCCACAGCAAGGTACCAGCCATCAATCGGTGCGGTAAACACACTAGTGCTGCTATTCCAGCCGCCATATGAATCACCAGGTGAACCGTGAACAATACCACCAACAGTATTCATGTTGATAACATGGTAAGCATTTTGAGTAAGTGAGGTCTGTGCTGTGGTCTGATACGCGAGCAGGTATGGCTTATACAACAAAAACGAAACATCATTAGTAAGGTGAGTTTGGAACGCAACAGTAAGAGTTGTACCTGATGTTCCAGCTTGCCACCGGTATGATGTATCGGGTGGTGTCCACGTTAGTATGGTATTTGATGGTGCCAATGCTGAAAGCCAGATAAGTGCGAAACGACATTGATCAGGTCCATATGAACTACTCGCCCCAGCATAAGCGGCAAGTGATACCAGATCACCAGCATTCAAGTCCAGCAACCGAGTAATCTGGCACATCGTTGGCACCGTGGTAAATGAGTAAGCAGGACCGTAAAAAACTGTGCTGCCGTTTACCAGGATAGCAGCATAGGCACCCGTGCTTCCTGCTGCAAATGACACCGTACCATGTACCAGGTAAACACCACTCAGCGGTATAGAGTAGCTATGCGAACTTTGCGTCCACGCCGCGTATGTATCAATCTGAGCGATGGTAAGCGCCACTATGGTTAGTGTAGTAGCTGCCACACTGCCACTTATTACAGTAGCAATCCGTAGCATCGGTGGATTGTTTAGCAGCTGAAGTGGGCCACCAATTGCTTGCGCGTTCAATACGATAGCACTGACTTGACTCGTACTATTCCATGTTGGTGGTTCTGGAATTTCGGTGACTGTGGTGCCGCCAGTTAGAATGCCACCATAAAAACCAGAAAACCGAGTTGATTCACCGGAGTAATCAACGCCACCAAAAACGTAATTGTAGTTGCTGCCTGATGAATCAGCACACCAGCCATTAAGCGATGCGATGGTACCGTTGTAGAAACCAAATATATCGAGTACGTAACTGCAATTATGCTCATTGGTTGATGATAGCTGCTTACCACCAATAACCTGGGTAACTGTTGTCCCCGTGTAAGTGATGATAGCGCCAGAAGCACCAGCATGTGTGGTAGCGGAAAACGCTGGAAAACCCCAGACAACATAGTTGCCACCCTCAGTCGATGCGGTACCACCATGCCCGCTGGAACCGGGAACAGCCGGATCTAGGTAACCGTTTGCGTTGTCGAAAGCAGCATCAGCACCAGGACCATACAAACACGAGTTATCAAAATAGTTTCGCCAGTTGCCGCTGCCGCGAAGTGAAGTAGTAACACCACCTGTAGCGCTTTGCTGTGTCAGTTCAACGGCTAGTGCTTCGACAAGTACAGGGCGGTTTGCGTGAAACAAGATACCGGTGGGAGTAAAGTTATTACCAGGATCAAACGTGTACAGCGCCGTATTCATTGCTTTAGCAGTAAGCGGCTGGAATGAGTCGAAGAAAGGTGGATCTAGTGGCATACCTTCACCTCCACTCCGATGTAATTACCAGGCAAGAGTAGTTGAACCTAGTGTGTCCTGGTCCGCACCACCATCAGGAATTAGCACCGTGTTTTCCTGGATGTAGGGTGACAACTGGTATGATGTATTCCAGACCCCAGGACCGATTTCATGCGTAACCTGTTCACAGATAACTGGAAGTGAGTATGCTGGCGCACCTATTGGACGCCGGTTTACCACAGCAATATCAGACAAGTCAAATTGCAAAATTGATGAGAATGATTGTGGATTTGTGGCTGCATCAACTGTGATATTAGAAGCACGTAGTTGTGGCTGCTTGTATTTGGCTAGGTACCAGTAAGCCACGTCATAAGCATCTTGAGCGGAGCTACCATTAACTGTAACACTTTGTGGTCCTCGAGCTAGGTAAGACGCGATCGATTGCTGGTCTTTTTCAACCGGCGCAATCAAAGTGTTGGGACCTTGCGTCAGCGTTGCCTGCGTTACGTTCTGCAGGTACGTGTTATCATAGTCAAGTCCAAGGCTTCGCAAGTATGGTATTTCAGCACTCGCGTTTACCAGTGTTACGTGTTCCGCGTAGAAACTCGCATCAGCACCCGAGATACCGAGGAATGGGTAAGCCGCCACCGCAGTTGATGGTGCAGTAGCGGTAAGCGTAATAAATGTCCAGGTTGCTGGCTGTATTATCATAGTCTCGGTGGCTGAACCATCAGCCACACCGCCTGCTGCAAGCCAGTAAATACTAATCGTCGTATTGGTTTGCTCGGTCCAGACCCAGGCACTGACTGTGTAACTATTGTTTCCGATGATGCTTGCTGGTGAAGTTTGCTCCCATATCCCACCAGTGGTTCCACCACCACCGCCACCAGCCTCATCGAGAATTGGGTCATCAAGTTCATCATCGATGTCACTACCGGCTTCATCGAGGATGTCGTCGACGTCAGTTTCAGTATTCGGCGTTAGTGGATACGCGGTAATACTAGCTTGAGCGGTAAGAAGTGATACGCTGATACCAGGTGATGGTTCAAGTGGAACACCTGGTACCATGATGCCAGGTACCGCAATACCTGGTACAGCGTTACCAGCGTTTACACTGACACTGCCACCAGACTCATCGAGGATGGCATTGCCAGCTTCATCGAGAACATTACCGCCTGCTTCATCGAGGATTGCGTTGGCAGCTGCGATGATTGGTGGGTAAGCGGTGGAAGTCGATTGTGCAACAGACAGATTGACGACCACGGCACCTGTTGGTGCAGACTCGTCATATACCTGGTTGCCAGCCTCATCGAGGATGCCATTACCGGCCTCATCGAGGATTGCATTATGACTTGTTTCTGGTGTTGGTGCGTAAGCTGCAACATTACCTTGTGCAACTGCTAGTGATACGTTCTTACTGCCAGCCTGTGCTATGGTGTAAGCAGTGCTGGTAACTCTCGCAACAGGAAGTGTTATCGTACCAGGACCGGTAATACTATGCGCAGCTGTGCTAACCTGAGCAACAGGGAGTGTGATCGGTCCAACTACTGAAGCAAAAGAGTGGGATGCCTCATTAACTCGCGCGACAGGGAGAGCAACACCAGCACCAGTTATCGCTATTACTGGGTAGCCAGCTTCACTTACCTGCGCTCTCGGGAGTGAACGACCAACACTTGAACCAACAGTGTGTGATGCGATGCTGGTTTGAGCGACAGGAAGCGCAACAGTTTTGGCACCTGTGGTAAGCAAGTGCGCAGCTTCTGTTACCTGAGCTGTTGGCAGGTTAACAGCAACGTTGTTGAGGCTGGCAATCCATACCCCAGAATAACTGGGATACATGGATGATACCTGTTCATACCAAACGAGACCAAGTGAATCTGTAAATGTAACATTAGCATCACCAGTGGTATAACGAGAGTTGGCCGATATTATGGCCACAAGCAAAGTGCCACTTGTTGGTGGCGACAAGAAAACAGCTGTCTGGGAGACGCTTGTCGTTTCAAAGCCAGCGGGAGTAAGACCAACAGCTGTTGCAGTAGCTGTTTCCGCAAGAGTACCAGCAGCTAGGATCTCCGTTATCGCCGCAGTAAAGTACGCGTTATCAGGCGCGGATCCACCTAGAGTAACTGCACTATTCGCAGTTGTGGTACTTGTACCCCGAAATGTACCGTAGATAATTTCATTAGGCGTATCTATGGTATTTTGTATGAACGTGGTACCAGAAGCAGCAGTGTATGCTGAAGTGCCAGAAACAGCGAAATTTGCGGTTACCGCACCGTAAACAAGACTACCAGAAGCAGTTGGTGTTAGCGAAATTGATGGTGCCTGTGATACACCGCCACCGTAAGTAAAGTTAAACGCGGCGTTGTTAAAGATGTACTCAGCTGATGTCGCACCGCTAATCATCTTAACCGCCAACACTACACCTGGGGTACCCTCAGGGTAGTTAACGGTTGCGGTAACTGAGTATTTTGCTACTGATCCGGTAATGGTAAGAACGATAAAACCGACGCTAATATCACATACTTGCGGGCTGGTAAAAACAGGCGTTGGTAGCCCAGCGATAACACTTCCCAGCGCGTCATACAATCCAACAGCGCACGGGTAGACAACTGTTCCCGGCTGAGTTGGAAGCGCCTGCCCGAACACTGGGATTTCGTAGTTCAACCCAGCTGGGTAAACAACGTTCTGGTAACCAGCATTACCTGCACTGGCAACTGCGCCAGCGATTACCAGTACAAGTTGAGATGAGCTTGCGCTTGGATAGCTAGTCGTATATGAAGTAGCATTTGTGCCACTGGAACCGAATGAGTGACTGACGATTGTCGCTGCAGGGTATGCCGCTATGTATGCCGCAATACTGCACGTTGCAGCCATCGTGACGGTGTAACTGGCTGGTTCACTACCAGCTGTCTTATAAAAAACGCTGACACCAGACGTGGACAACGCTGTCCAGCCGGATGGTGTGTCTGCCGATACCGCAGTTCCCGATGTACTACCGCCAGTCACCGTCATAACCAACAGGTTTCCTGTGGTATACGTCAGCGGTGGGGTAATAGTAATCGTTGTTGCTGAACCGTTAAGTGGTGTTGTCGCGATGCTGTAGCTAATCATCGCAGACATATCAGTTCGCCTTATTCCAGTACATGGTAAAGCTGCCAGCAGACTTATTAAATGGACCTGGGTACTGGTTAAACCCATCGGTACTAGTAATAACGCTGAATACTGGAATCGGGTTATTGCTGATAGCTGGCGTTGTTGAAATACTCGTAAAAGGAATTGTATCGTAATCAGGCAACTGGTATGGTAGTTCTTGTTCAATGCCAACAATTGCGTTCCCAACTGGGTAAATCCATCCCCAGGTTGATGGCACGCCTGTTGTAGCGTTGTAAGAGACGCAGCCAACGTTGGTTCCGAGAACACTTTTAACCTCAGTGTAGCTCCAACCCTGGGTGTGATTAGTAATTATCGCATACCAGAATGTGCCATCACAATCAAGTGTCAGTGATATTGAATTCCCAGCGCCGGTTGGGAATGCTGTTGTACTCCACAATTCACCTGCACCACCACCGCCACCAAACCACCACGACCAGCAGCTTGTGTTAACATTCCCTGTGTAACCGCTGCTAGCTGACATGAAAATGCCAACCTGGTAAATATCTGCGACACCAATCCACACTGAACAGTCAGATGACGTGTTAACTGGCATCGATGATGGAATAGTAAAGGTGGCTGATATCCCCGTGTATGAGGTATGTTCAAGAAATTGATAGCCGGTTATGTAGACACCAGCGACTGGCACCACGACGAACGTGGCGGCAGCACCAGCCCAGGCAGAGCTGGTACCGGAAGTTCCGGAGTAAGTATAGGTAGTAGCACCAACAGCTTGCCGGTAACCAGAAACACCGCCGATAGCATGCGACCCAGCACCGACGATGTCTGTGTAAGATGTTTCATTGGTCCACCCACTAGCGGTGGCGGTGATGCTGCCGGTATTACTGACGATGGTACCGATACCCACGATGAAGTGAGTGTAGTAAGGGATGGTTGTCCCGGTGGCTGTTGACGTCCAGCTGGTGCTAGTACCACTATCACTCGATGAGGTGTCGTAGAAAATAGATCCGGATACCTCATATACCCAAGCAAGGATACCTGCCGTGGTCGTGATGATAACCACGGATGTTGCTGCTCGAGCTATGTTCGTGTTTGACCAAACTTGAGCATTGTTGGCGCTTGATGCCGATACTTGAGCGTAGGTATCGATGGTTCCACCGAGTGCGATACTGGTGACACCACCACCAAAGAAACCGCACATGGCAACGATAAGGCCGTTGCCAACCACGGTGTTCTCAGGTAGAGTAAGAGTAAGCGACGTGCCCGTGGTGTGGCCCGAGATTACCTGGCGGAAACCGGTACTTGATCCAGTTACCGGATACGCTGCTTCACTAACCGGAATCACAGGTAGTGATACATGCTGGTTAATGCCCTGGAGTCCGAGCGGGTACGCTGATTCAGCCACCTGGATAACAGGGAGGTTAATGGTAACAGGGCTGTTAGTTTCCCGGAGTAGGACAGCGATACCATAGATATCAGATGCTGTTCCAGCCCATACCGGCTGCTGTGCTGAGTTAGCGCAACTCGCGTTCCAGCACGCGCCATTGCCGTTGCCATCAACCTGGTACGTGTAACCACTCGTGGATCCTGCTGTCGCTGAACTCGAGTTGAACGCGTACCCGAAGTAGAGTTCACCTGATCCGTGACCAGGTGTCAGTGATGGAAAATCAAGAGTACTCGTTGATACGGTACCAGAAACATCCAGTATGACATTAGCATACCCGGCAGTGGTACTGAATTCCGTCCAGAATAGCCTGATCGTTGGGCTACCCGTGTTGAATGTTACTGTAACTGTCGCAGTTGAGGTACTGGTAACCTGGCCGATAAAGATCGTGGAAACATACAAACTGCTCGTTGCAGGGAGCGCGGTATGTGCGACGAGTACTGACCAGGTGACGTTGGTGCTGGACAAAGCGGTGGCATAGTCGGCCACTGTTTCCGAGATAACCTCAACCAGTATCAGGTCACCGACGGTGCTGGGTGTCATGGAGAATGTTGAGGTTGTGGCATAGTTGTAGTTGGTTCCACCACCGAATGCCACGTCTCACCCGCCATATCACTTAAGCTTAGTCAACGTATGCTTATCAGTGTGGTTTTATACCGCTGCGGTAAACGTTACCAGACCACTACCGTTAACATCGAGAGTAAATGTTGCGCTAGATACAGATTGCGAACCGCCAAAGTCGAATATAGCGAGCAATGGCCGAGTGGCATCAGTAGTAGAACTATCTGTTTCATCGTGAATCCAGCCGTACACAGTGGAAAATGTTGCTGATGACCACGCTGGATTTGCCGCAGTGAATGTACCGACAAGACCTGAGTTTGTCCAACTGACACTTGTCAATGCCTGCCGAGAATATCCACCACCTGATACTTCTGCTAGCGCGCTGCCGTTGTTAGCGAGTAGCTGGGAAACATACTCGTATCCTTCACTCGTGCTCCGGGTAGCCAATGTGCCTGTAGCGATGAGACCGACCTCAAACGTGTCAGTGCTCATGTTCACACCTTTTGCACCGAGGTGATTAAGCATGAACGATGGCTGGAAGTAAGCTGCTAGTGCCATGTGTTTCCTCCATAATTAGTCGTTCTCTGTGTTAACTAATCAATTACACAGAAAGCGGCATTAAGGTATGGTGAGTTAGCTGGTGGTTCCTGTGTAACTGATATGACACCAGAAGGCACACTTGACCAGCCAGCTTCACCGAAGATGAAATCAGGGTTTAGGTTCAGTGTCCGGATTGCGTTATCACCGAGTATCATACTCACAGGCTGGCGGTACAGCGCCGGTCGTGGTAGTACCACGAGGTTACCATTCGCGTTACCGAACCAGGTTGCACCTGACGATTGTGCATCACTGTTAAGCGCGTCAGCAAACGAGTTACCACCGGTACTGTAAGCAGCAGACAACTGGAACGCATCAGTAATACCACCGGGGCCAGCTTCATTAAGGTTTGACTGGGCCCATGCTTGGTACCGGCCAAACCGTTGCATGATACTGTCACCAGCGAAGCCAGTATTACCTGAGTTATAGTGTGAAGCATACCGAGTAGCGCCGAGTTCATTAGGGTAAACGCTGCCGTAAGCGAGAGAGTAATTCCAGCGAGCGTGAGTGGTACCAACTGAGTAAGTAGCGGCACCAAAAGTAACTGCGGTAATTGGCCCTGTCAACAGGTCAATTCCACCCATGATCGCATCACCGTTTAGGTATACTGTCAGATCGCCAGTTGAACTAATATCGAGCGCCAGGTGACACAGTGTGTCAAGTGGAAATACCGCGAAACTAGTGTTAATCGTCGTTGACTGTGACCATTGAACAAAACAAACGGTTGTTCCACTATCATCTGTTCCAGGAAAGTAAACACCAACAGCAGCAACCCAGCCGGGCGCTAGGTTCGCGACACCGTTTGATTCGATGTATGGTTTACCGAAGAACTGGATAAGTGGCGTGGGCTGACCACCAGGTTCCGTGTTTTCTACACCAGGTACCGTGGTCCATAGTTCAAATGCCATACCGTTTGTCTGGCCGATAACCGGTAGCTCATAGTCTGGGCCGTATACCGCACCAGATCCACGCAGCGGTGTTGTAGTGTAGTTACTGTAGCTACTAACACCCATGCCGGTACCAGAGTCACCCTCGAAGTTAATTGTCTGGCCGGTTTCTACTGGTACATCTCCAGATAGGTAACTTGCGGTACGCTGGTTTACTCTCGAAGTATTAACAACAATCAAGCCGCTGGCGTCAGTGGCAGTCGATTGAGCACCGTTAATCGTGTTCGCTGTTATCTGGTATGATTCGCTAAATGGGAAACACGCATATGGTTCATCGGTTAGGATTTCACCTTGTACCGCTGATGGCATGTTAACTGCGTTGGCAATACCCACGGTATCCGTCGCTACCATAGGGGAAAACCCCCATTGTGGCAGGTCAGGCCAAGTCTGCGGCCAGCGTTCCACGTAGCCGTAGCCGATGGGGAATCGTTGCCCTTCCCAGAAAGCTGATACACGGACTGGAGTTTGTAGCTTAACAAGGCCGGTTTGTATCCCAGCGACACCAACGGCAAGTGCTGCTTCCGCAATGTAGAATGTTGTGGCGTTTGATGGTGTGCCATCAAAACCACCAGCGATAATGGCAAAAACTGCACTTACCGGTGCTGTTACCTGGTCGGTGGTTACCTGTATCCAGGTATTTGATGGTATGGCGGTAACAGCACCAGTAGTGGAACTAATTGAGTTGCTGTTGACGTCAAACCACTGGATGATAGCGATGGCACCTGATGCCCAGCCAACGGGTGAGTATATCCAGAATGAGAAAGTGTAGGTTGGATTAATATACCTTGCCAGGTTAATCAACGTACTTGACTGGAATCCAGGCGAGCTCGCGGTACCAGATGGTGTAACCAGCATGGAGTATGAAGCGGTTACGTTGATTCCAGTAGCGTAACTGTAGGTATCTGATTGAGACAGCGTGGCATCATTAACCGCAACCCAGCCGTGAGTATTAGACTGAAATGACATGTTAGTGTTAAGTGCGTTACTGTAGTAGTGGCTACCAGGCCACGCAGGATCAAAAGCACCATCAACGTTGTTCAACAAGACATTCATCTCGCCAGCTTCTGGTGTGGCGAGTTCATACTGACGCCCTCGAGTTACTGTGATTCCAGCAACTTCACCACCAGCGATGGCACGTTGAGTAATATCAGTCCACTGGCCATCAAGAATACTCTGGGAAAAATCACCGGGTGTCGTACTGAATGCTGCTTCTACTCGGACAACCGGGAAATTCGGGTTACCATTCCACGGTGGGTAGCTTGTCTGGCTGATACCGATCATTACACCAGCGCCAGTAATCGCACCACTCTCTGCTGTAAATGATACGCTTACACTACTTGACTCGGTAAATGATGCGTATGCAGAAATTAGGCGACTTGGAACAGGGAGAGATATCCACGGTGATGCTGGGAAATTAGTCGAGCTTGTCTGACATAGTGCACACACGAAACAGTAGTCAGCTTGCTGTGCCACAGCTGAGAATGTAATATCTGTGGTTGACAAGCTCGTGTATGGCACGGTGAAATCAATAACGGAAGTGTAACCTGCCGGCAAGCCGGTAAATTCTGCTACAACACAATCAATTTCACCAACGTAGCCAGCAGCTGAAATGGACCACCAGCCCGATGATGGAATCGCAAGTGCGTTATCACATACCCAGATCGCGGTACGAAGCGGCATATCTGGTACGTTACCGGTGTCTCCAATTAGTCGCCACCAGTTACCGACAGAGTCACATACGGTCATTGCAGGCATTACAGCGGATGATGACATGGTTGCCGTGCTGGTGATGATTGAGGCAAACGCTACCAGCATGTTACCCGCTGTATTGAGCAGGTTAAGAGACTGTGGCCCGATATTACTCGTTGGTGATGTTGGGAGCCAGTAATTTGAAGTGGTCCTGACCAGTGAAAATGCCATGGCTACCCACCAGGCCGCATCGTGCCGGTTACAGCCCCTGAATTCCTGATGTTATAACGGAATGTTTGTTGTTGAACTGCAGACCATAGTTCTTTATCATTTACTTTTCCTGATACTTCACTGCGCAAGTTGACAACAATCGGCTGAGTGGTACTTGCTACAGTTCGATGGCCACTACTTAGACTTGCAGTCCCTGCAGTTGCGGCACTGGACAGCTTCCCAGCAGCTTGTGATACTCGTCCCGCACCTGATTCCATTCCTCTGGCCAGGCCTTCTGCTACCATCAAACCATGCTGGATCATGACCCGAGATGGTGAACTGATGCCAAGTTCTTTCTTCAGCGTTGACACCATGTTAGTAGCGATTTTCTGCATCTCAGTGTTGATAGCTGATTCTTGCGACTTAAGACCGCTTAGGAAACCAGCACTAGCCTGAGAACCACCTTCATACATGATGTTGGCAGCAGATTCACCGAGTGATGTTGACATTGCACCGATTTGGGTTTGAGCGGCGTTAATCTGGCCTATTTGAGCGAGGTTCGCACCGGCAAGTTCAGCTGCGAGCTGACCGCCTTGAACCGGCCCCATCGCAATAATCTGGCTGATGTAGTTTTTATTCAGCCCCATCTTAGCGATTTTCTGCAGGTTTACTTTAAACGAGCGAATCTGGCCCACGTCACCGCTTAGCGTGGAAATAATCTGGTTAACGCTGGCCACGCCACCACTGCTATTTGTCATAGCTGAGCTAAGGTCGAAACTCGATACGGTAGCAGCAGCTGTTCCCTGAGCGAACTGAGCAGCATCAGCAATTTCGTGCGCGATGTTAGTACGCTGGGTGGCAAGTTTGGTAAGCGTGGTATTATCGTTTGACAACCACTTTGAAAGCGACGATTCTTTGGTGGTGCTGATGACATCACCAGCTGCAGCTGTCTTCAGCGTATCATTAATCGATGAAATTACCGTGGAAACTTGAGCTGCAGTGCCTTTTGTTAGTTCTTTTTCCATGCCACCAGTAAGTGCACTGTTAAGTGCGTTACTCAATTGTGATTTCAATGCGCTTTGCTGTGCACTAGAAATAGCGCCAGTCAAAGCAGCAATAGTAATCGTGTTACCAATCTGGCTGGCTGTGGCTTCTACATGTGCCTTGCTGCCATTCATGCCAAGCGCCAGACCAGTCATGATCTGAGTACCGATTTCAGCGAACACGGTACTCGGTGAAAAAACGCCGAGAACAGTTTTTGCCGCGCCAATAATACTCTTACCAATGTTTTCAACGGCTTTTATCGGATCAGTTGCAATTGCTTCAATACCACTGACCAAGCCGTGGATAACATCTTTACCGGCGTTAACAAGCCATGTTGCAGCATTCTTGAAGTAACCCAGGATGTCTTTACCAATTTTCTTTACCCATTTTATAACATCATTGTAACCGGTACTAAAGGCGTTTACAATTTGTTTCCAGTGCGTGGTAACGAATACGACAACAGCTACAAGTGGTCCACCGATAATTGAAATTATCAGCTTCCAGTGTATTTTTACAAAATCAATAACGTCATTAATAGCAGTAGTAAAGAAGTTTTTAATTTGTTTCCAATGCGTGGCTACCAGAACAGCGATAGCAGCAATTGGACCACCGAAGATAGCAACTAGCAACTTCCAGTGGGTTTTAACAAATGAAATAACATCACCAACACCTTTTTCAACAGCGTGAAGTGCAGTGAGGAAACCAGTTTTAAGTGCTCGGCCAACGTCATTAACCACATCACGGAATGTTTTAAAGTGAATATAACAAAGAATCACGATGGCAACAAGTGCAATAATTGCGATCGTGATAATCACGATGGGGTTCATATCCATGACAAAGTTAAATGCTGCCTGAATACCAGTCCAGACCTTAGTTGCTGCAGCACTTATCTTCGACCAGATTGTCCAGCCTTTAATCGCGGTAACAGCTTTGGTAATGTTGCCGCCGAGTGTTCCCCACATTCCAGTTGACTCAGCTGCTGCTTGATCAGCATCATTCATCCCCTTTTTCAGGTTGCCGAGTGATGCCGATGGATAACTTAGTGCTTTCTTGATGGCCCCGCCGGCGGTACCCCACGGTCCAGTAGCCTCGCTGGCGGCTTTCTTAGCGTCATTGAAACCACTACTAAGGTTTTTGAGGTTCTTGGTTGTCGTCGTGATAGCCGTGTAACCACCCTTAAGAGTGGTAAACCCTTTACTCACTACACCGAAAGCCTGGCCTGCGATTGATTTATACATCATGAGGTTCATGATGTTTTCAACCAGCGCACCGTGTGTTTTCATGAATGCGTTGGCAAACTGCAACAGACCTGGCACGTACTTCATCCAGACCATGTTTGAGTCACTACCAGCCATATCACCGATAAATTTGCCGGCAATTTCAACGAGGTTTTTCAGTTCATTAACAACAGTCGGACCATTTGTCTTAACCATCGTCATGAACTCAGCAAAACCCTGTGTCTTCGACAAGCCCGCAGCCCACTTGTCGAAACCACCTGTCATGCTGGTAAGGCCACTCAACACAACCTGAGCGAATGGTGCAAATGCTTCGAGCAAGTGCCCGATGCCGCCAGCCAAATTCATGATTGACTGAAGAATTTTCTGGATTGCTGGACCAGCATTCTTCGACATAGTCGTCATGAATGATACTAGTCCACCTGGCTGGCTAGTAAGCTTAACACCAGCACGGTTAGCAATTTGCCTCATCCCATTCGAGAAACTTTGTGCTGGTGCCATCGCAGCCCTGAGCTCGTTAACAATACTGGTCAGCGCTTTTTCGGTTGGCGGCAAGAAAGGCTGAAGCAGTTGCAACGCGCGCGGTAGCAGGCCGATACCCGCGGCCATAATCTGCGATACGCCGGATGAGTTAGCTTTCTCGAATGAAGTAAGGCTGGTTTTTGCGGTGGTGATTGACTGAGCAAGTGCAATCTGCCCGCTGTTCAAGCCTGCATATGCTGCCTTAAGCGCAGCAACCTTCGTGGCTTGTGCTTGCGCAATTGACCCAGCTTCACCTTGAGCCACGAGTTGTCTTTGGAATGCTGTGGTTGCTGTGTCGGCAATTTTCGCATATTGCGTTTGAGTAGATTTTACTGAAGAAGCGTAAGCTGTATTGGCAGCAGCAGCGGCTGTGGCAGCTGTTGATGCGGTGGTAAATGAGCTCTTCGCAACCAAGGCGAAAGCACCGAGACCGATACCAGCTGCAGCGATGCCGGATAGGAGACCACCGGTGATAGCAATAAGCCCAGCAGCCATCGGTTCCAAAGAACTAGTAGCGAAGCCGGCTATCACCCAGATCTTCTTGAGCATCCCCATTTCCATGAAACTCTGGTTAGATGCATCTTCAGCTGATTTTGCCACCTTTTCATTTGAGTCAGAGAGACTTTTATTCGCGTTGGTAATCGCCTCTTGCAACGCTGCCAACTCGAGATCAGCTTTGATCTGGCTCTTCGTAGCATCTGTAGCAGCTTTTGTCGCGACAGTGAGTTCAATCTCACCATCAGCGTACTTGCTAGCCGCGTCTTTTGCGATGTCCATGGCAGCAGCAGCCCTATCTGCCGCTTCCATGGTCTCCAGACCCATCTGCCGAGCCTTCAACGCTGCGGTATCGGTCCGGTCACCGAATTGTTGAGTAGCTGCGATGGCTTTCTGCAGCGGCTCAGTGTACTGCGTGATGTCAGCGGTAAACTTAGCTATTGCGGGAGGCAACTCGGTGGCCACGGATCGCCTCCACTCAGCTATTTACATCACGGTGGTAGTGTGGTATAATGGAACTATCAGGAACAAGGAATGGAGCAAGAAGTGATCGAAGAAATGGATGCGTTCCAACAGGCAATGTATGACGCCACGGTCGCAGGTATCACCAGGTTTGATCCAAATCGTTTCCCTGAGAAGAGCTACTACTGGCTGAGGAAGTATCAGGAAGAGCTGGCAAAGTACGCGGAAGTCATTTAGTACAAACCGCACGCGTTCTTGAACGCACTAATCGCCGCATCACGTGCCTTCATCTGCCACTTCAGCTGTGCCGGTGCCACGTACGGCCGAGGTGGCAGGTGAGACTTGTGACCTTTACCAGCCCAGCCGCCCAATTCCTGGATTCTCGCGTACACCGTCGTACCACCCACGGTCGCGGTCCACTGTCCATTACCTGTTGGTTCCAGCCTCGTCATCTTCACGGACCGACGAAGTTGACCGCTGATAAGCGATGGTGGTGAGCCAGGTGGTGATGGAGTTGGTGTACCAGCTGGGTGAGACGACCGGCTTAGCTCGAGTTGGACACCACGAATGAGAACCGCACCAGACGCCTTCGCCGCTGCTTTTGCTGCCTCATCTGCGTGATCAATCAGGCGTTGTAGTGCGTCTTCGAGACTCTCGAAGCCAGTAGCCATGCTTACCTCCGACGTGGGCCAGATGGTGGTGAAGAAGCGTTACCTTTCTTTTCGATGGCATGTGCTTCTGCTGCTTCGATTTCCGGCCACCACGTCACCGCATCAAGTGACGATTCTTCGGTCATCTCTTCAGTGAACCCATACGTCCTGGCGAAGAATCGCTTTGTGAAGGTATCAGGTGGCATTTTCTCCGGGAGTGGCAATTCATACTTACCATTACTCATGAAGAGGCCGCGGAGGCGGGTGACGTCTCGAGGTTTGGGACATCCACCACCTTGGCTAGCATTGGTGCGAAAATCTTTTCGAGTGCGTTCCAGTCATCGATATCCAGTGCTTCACCGAAAGCATCACGAACATGCTCGTGCCACAGCTTCGAACTGCCGGTGCACTCCGGACACGCATGACGACTCGGTAGCTCATCTGGCAGTGACCAGTCTTCCAGCAGCCGAGATAGCAACGCTGTTTCCATGAGTGACAACGTGCCACCAGATGCCTCACCGGAACCGACGATGCTGACAGCATTCTGAACGGCGAATTTATCTTTGGCGCGAAGTGCGGTTCTAATCTCTGCTGTTGCACCAGAGGGCAGGTCAACCTTCATGTCACGACTCTCCCATCAAGAGACGTTGGGTATTTACATCACCACCATGATGTGGTATAATGTACTTAATCGCAGGAACAGGAATGAGGTAAAGATGAGTGAGTCCCGTACCACCAAGTTCAACAGCGTACGAGTACTAAGCGCCGTCAAGAAAGTGTATGCAAGCTACATCATCGCCACCACGTGTGATTTTCCAGTCCTCCGTCAGGATCAGCGAAAGAACTGGCAGATCGTGTGGGAGGATGGACCCGTGGAGTGGGCGGTGTATTTCGCTGATGCCTGTCCACTCGGGTCTGACAGCCCAGATAAGGCAACACCAGTTCGTGACGCATTTTCTGGCGTTGCACAGTACCCGGCTCCCACAGGCATTCCGAGTGGCTTGCTACTCGAGCCGCAGAGTGATCACGTTCTCGGAGTCTACATGGTGTAGGCCCATCCATTACACCAGCAGCTTGGTATTTACATTAACGTGATGCTATGATATAGTTGTAACTAAGAACAGGAACGGGAGAAAAACCAATGAAATGCGCATCAGTTGACTTCGATGGTGTACTTCACTCATTTGAGCTAGGCTGGCATGACGGTCTTATTTATGGTCGCATCGATGTCAGCCTGATCACAGATCTTCAGGAAGCCGGTTACGCGGTTGCAGTTTCCACCTGCCGCTCGGTCATCCAGACCGGTGAAGTACTTCGCTCCCACGGCGTTTTGGTTTACATCGACAGGAGCCGTGTTTGCACGTCCTGGAATGATCCACGTCGAGTCCTAGTCACCAACATGAAAGTTGCAGCTTCAGCTTACATCGATGACCGGGCGATCAACTACCGTTTCGATCGAAAGTCTGGTTCTCGCAGAGAAGATGTAGTTGATCTGGTACGAAGCATGTCCTACCACCTGCAATGATACTCATACCTCACGCAATCACAGTACCAGCAGCCTGGCTGCTGGTACTCTTGTTTACACCACCGGTAACAGATGGTATAGTAGTACACAGGAACACGGAACGATGACTGGAGAGGCACTTGCAGATTAACGTCACCGCGGAGCAGTTTGAAGCACGGGCTGAGTACCTGGACAGCCTGACACTGGGACGTAAGATGTTCCGTATCAATGAGCTGAGGTTGATGAAACCATCATTTCAGCGAACACCTAACAAGCAGCACATCACGAAAATCGTAAATGAGTGGCAACCACACCGTTTCGATGACCCTGTCGTGATCATCTGCTCAGATGGTACTCATCTTCTCGATGATGGCCAACATCGCGTTGAAGCAGCTGCAGTTAAGCTCGGCGAAGATGCTGAAATCCTGTGCCGAATCGGTTACAGTGATACTCCTGGCCTAGAATTTGTCGCACTTAACAGCACTCGCCGGCTCGTAACGGCGTACTGGAAGCACACGGCTCATCTGTCAGATGGTGAGGATATCGCTGTTGGTGTTACGGCTATGGCTAATAACCACGGCCTGAACATCACCAAGGGTAACACACCGCGTACCATCAGTGCGGTTAATACAGTTACTAATTTGTACCAGCGAGATCAACTGGCACTCGACAGGACACTGTATGTGCTAGCCAATGTCATCGAAAACCGTGAAGATGAAGTTGGTTGGCTAAAAGCCAATGTCATCCAGGGAGTATGGTATGTCATCCATAGTTATGACTGTGATGACAAGCTCATGATCCGCGGTCTCAGTAAGATTACGCCAGAACGAGCAGCACCATACAGCGCGAACGACACGTCACGCAACGCAAGTGACATCATCATCGCTTACAATAAGGGTCAACGGGATAACAGACGAATTAACATCGCACAGCCACGTGAGGTGGAGTACTGATTAGTAAGTGGGAACGTTATTCGTCAAACTGACGGTAATTGGTCCGAGACCACCAGATCCACCGATGTTCGTGGAGTTGGCGATGCACTGGATCTCATCATCATATCCGACTAGTACCGATGACCGGTTTGGCTTTGCACTCGTGTAACCAGCTTCCTGAGCATTGATAACAACCTGGATCAGGTTGGTACCACTGAGGCCGTTGGTAACGGTGACCTGCATCGGTGGCTGCTCGTTTTGAAGCATGCGTGTCAAACCGGTTTCATCAGTTGCCACCGAGTACATGAGTGAAGCTGTGGCATCGAGTGTACCACGGGCGATGATGAATGGTGACTGAGTACCTTGCGCGGTCCAGTAAACCTGTAGCTCTCGTTTGATGCTGAAACCATATTCGCCTGCCTGCGTCATGGTGCTACCACCGATGTCGATGACAGTTTCCCAAGCAGCGATTGGTACTGCAGGTGATGGTACGTTGACCGGCTTACCGGATCCAGCAGCCGGAACGCTCAGCCACGAGTTACCGCTTACCTTCATCTCGAATAGTTGCTCGGTATTACCGGTAATGTCGACCTGGCTGCAGCACAAGTCTGAGTAAGAACGAGCACCTGTCACCGCAGTGATGCCAGTGTAGTCTGTCGCGGTGAGCAATGGTGGCTGGCCGCTGCCGCTGTTGAGGATAGCGAATGTGTGGGTATACGGCCCCGCCACCGTCCACGCGGAACCGGTGGGGTGAGCGAACCGAGTGGGCGTATTCGCGAAGCTGATAACGGTGCCGGTGATGGCGCTGATGATGACGACCTCAGCGATGGAACCGGTATCGAGTTGTACCGTGGAACCGGTACCGTAACCCGCTACTGATGACACGGTAGCAGACACGCCCCCGATGGGGATGGTGCCACCGAATGAGACGCCGTTGGTTGGCGAGCTGCCAGTTGATGACATGTCACCGAAAGTGTTATCGAGAAAATATCCCTCAATATCACCGTAGAATGGGCCACCGTAGCTGAAAGTGGCATCTTCCGGGCCTTGGATGAGCTGGAAGACCTGAGCCATTGAACCACGGATGGATGTATCCATCAACCAATGTGGCGTATCCTGTGGTTCGTACGATGACTTATCCAACGGGATGGTGCTCGCCATTCCACTGATGCCAGGATACACACCAGGGAGTTGCGCCACACCTGGTACAGGCTGACGTGACAAGCCGAGGTAGGTAAGAGATGCTGGATAAACAGCGCTGAGCGAGGCGGCAGTCATGCGTACCCCTTCATGTGGTCGTTCTTATGGTATAATGACTACGTCAAGCTCAATGAAGTAAACGTAGGAGTACTGGTATGAATTACGATGATGCACTAACCGAACTCGGTGAGCAGTGGGGTTTTGGAGAAGATGATGCTCAGGCGATGCTCAACCTAGCCGCTAACCTCGGCTGGTGCGCCGTGGCGTGTTTTCCCGGTACCCCAATCACCGTGAAGTACCTGGATGAGCAGTATACGGTGACCACGCTCACGATTGAAACAGCTCAGTAATCGTTAGTGAAATCTGGCCATCATAGCGATTGTAACTTTGATCGCTAAGTGACCGCAGATCTATCTGGTAGCTCATCTTCTCACCCACGTCGATAAGCCACGATTGCGTCTCATCATACGGGTCCACTGCCAGGATCGGGTTCTGACAGGTCCGGAACGCCTTCATCACAGCATCCACGATCGATGGAAACAACGTATCACTGTTCGGGTCATCATCTTGCCCGAAGTACACGATCCACACGTCCATCGCGTGGACGTCGTTCTTCCACCCGCTCGGTGTTCCCGGACCAGTGTTCCGTGGTAGCGTACCAGCGGCTGGACCGCTATTGGTACGTGACTCATCACCACGAGATGGCCAGACGTACGCCGTCGGGATGTCCGCCTCGTCATTCGGGTCTGGCGGAGTGATGTAAGCGGTGAGCGGTGGGATGCTGCCGTAGAGTGGCAGACCGTTGATGATCTGTTGGATGGCGAGCTGGGTGGCGCCGATGGTCATTGACGCCTCCAGGTTGTTTACATCATAATGCGAGTGTGGTATAATAGAACTACCAGCAGGAACCAGGAATGGAGCAGGAAATGAGCAAGTACACGAGATGGTATGGTCCAAAGGCCAAGGCTCAGGGACTGCGCCCGCAGAAGTGGATCGTCAGTGACCTGATCGAGAAGCTTGGTGAACAGTTCACGGTATTCGTCTCATTTGGGCACGTGAACGGTATCGAGGGTTTTGGTCGAGAGACTGGTAAGGTAGAAGATGACCACTTTGTCGTCCGTACAAACGATGGAACTGGTCACGTAATCACGCGTTATCGCCTTGACAGTTCTATTCGCATTCTAGTCAAGTGAATAAAACGGTAATCTGAGTGACGCCGATGGTCATCAGATTACCGTCTCAATGTGAAGGCCTCAAACAGGCTGAGACAAACGGACATCTGATCATACTTGGCTGGTAAACTGACTTTACTGATGGATGAACCGTGGCCTCTGTTTTGGCGGGCTTGATAAAGTACACATCAGCTGTTTACACTACCACGTTGATGTGGTATAATTGAACTATCAGCAGAAACCAGGAAGGATCAAACAATGGACGCAATGGCCGTTGAAGTCCTCGGTCATCTAGAAGTCAAGTTCACCGGCGTGGACATTCGTTGGGAGCCGGCGGAAGACAAGTTCTCACCCGCCCATTACTCGGTCTGGCCAACGTTTTCCGGCGTGGACCGCGAGCGCTCATCTGGTTGGGGCACGGGCAAGAGCCGGCCGCTGGCGAACCGGCTGGCGAAGGCAATCCGAGCTGGTGTGGCCATCGCCGACCTCGAGGTGCTCACCAACGTGAACGGCGAAACATACGTGAGCTATCGGCACGTGGTTGGCGCTCGGCATCTGAACGCGGATCTGAAGCGACTCGGTTTCTAACACCGGCTATTTACATCAGCCTGATGGTTTGGTATAATTGAATTACAGGCAGGAACAGGAATGGAGACAGAACCATGATCGCTTACACGCTCACCATCCACGATGAGAAGTACCCCACGCAGCCGGATCAAGTCGGTGGCATCTTCACGGAACCGGCGAAGGCGATGGACCTCGCCGGACACATCTGGACCACGATGGCAGGCGCAACTGCTGCACCTCTTCACTTCAACTCCTGCGACTCTAGCTACATCGGCCTGGACTTCCACGTCGCCAGCGGTTACCGCGATTTTACTGCTGGTAAGGTGACTTTCTCAATCAACGGCTTCAACGTCAAGTAACACGCGACAGTGATCAGCACCGGCAGGAACAGGAATGGAGCAAAAAATGGATAACAAGCAGATCGCAAGTATCATGGAGCAAGCCAAGGTGATCGTGGAAGACGTTTTTCCTAAAGTTATCGTCATGCAGGCTGCCGCACTACCCCAGGTGGTCCAGATGCTTATTGACAACGAATCGCTGGTCACTTACCGATAACACCAGGTAAACTCGCTTAAGCACCGGCAGGTTATTGCCGGTGCTTTCGCATCAGATTATGCAATGAAACGGAGCATGTAATGGACGCTGAAACAAAGATGCACGTATTGAACCAGGCAGCTGATCGCTTGGAAGACGGCGTGGACGTGATCACGGTACTCGGCGAGGTATTTTCCAGTGGTTACGGGTACGGCCTGTACCAGGGTCACTACGATAATGAGTGCCACCCTGGCTGAAGCGATGGGTCAGATCACTCGCCGGAATGGTGCTAGCAGCGGCTTGCTTATTAGCTTATATCAAAACACTTGCTAAGATCATGCGAATGATTGCTGCAACACTGAAATGTTTTCGAGATCTTGTTGCGCCGCCTCACGCCACTTTTTGCCGTTAACCTTACCATTTACTTTTATTTCGGCGCTTACTGCCGCGTAAAGAGCGTTAATTTTGCCGGCGGCGCTTGAATCACCGGTGACAATAGCCTGAATTACATCTGCAGATTGCGCACCAATCGCGCCGCCATGGCGGCCACCAAGACCTTGAATAGCGTCAATTTTTTGCTGCACTTCTGATTGCAATACCGGTCTGGCGCTTATTGCTTCGCGTTCAGCAATCTCGTTTTGACGAGTCTGAGCGCTCGTGAATGCGGTGCTTTCTTTTTCTATGCTGTTTGGTACCTGACGAACTGGGATGGTAAACACACCACTTCTTTTATCACGTGTTACCTGACCAGTTACTTGTAGGCTACCGCCAGATAGCCACTCAGCTTGATCCTTAAAGTCCAATGCGGCATATGGTTCTAGCTGAAGCGCTTGCGCACCTGGTTCAAGCTTCAGGATTACACCGATACGTTCTTGTTCCGGATGATATTCAACTGGCTTATTGCGACCAGAAAAACCACCGGAAATATTCTCACGAGAGCTCCATGAACCGATACCATGATCAAAGGTATCACCTGGCTTAAGAGCGGTTAGGTCCTTAAGGCGCCGGTGTGTAGCCGCATCAAATTTGGTGGTCTGGATTCCACGGTAAAGTGAAGGTGCGTTAGACGGCGAGGCAATCACCGCTTCTCGCATCGCATTACTGATACCAGCCATAGGGCTACGTGTGTAAGCATCGATATCATGGTGAAGCCGGCGCGTGTAAGCGGTTTCAGCCGGTAGCTTACCGGCATTCAATGATATGGCAGCATTTTTAGCGTCATCTGTCGACTTTACTGGCACGCTCGTCGTAGAATCTACGACATCGTTGACTGGATTCTCATTGATTTTAACCGGTATTTTTTCTTCAACGACGTCGCGTTTGGTTTTGCCGGAATTGTAATGACTCGCCAACGCTGATACTGCGGTCGACCGATCCTTATGATTAGAGACATGAGCATCTGAATGAGATGTTACATATTTACCAGCATCATTTTTACCGATATGTCCAACCGCATAGCCAGACGGTTTATGAACCACGGTGCCATCGCGTTTGACTGAAAGATCTGAGGCTTTGAGTTTGTCTGGCTGTTTCCCACAGGGAGGCCGCACGCAGATAAATCCGTGAATGTAACCCTCAGCGCCGACCTTAACGATGTCCGGTGCTACTGGCATGAGAGTTGTAAAACGCTTTAGCGCGATTTGATCAATCTGCCGCTTTACCGCGACCAAATCACCAAACAAAGGCGCTACCATCAGATTACTCTCCGGAATGGTGCTAGCAGCGACTGCGCTTGTTGAGTAAGCGTGGCTACCTTCGCACCACCACCGTCACTGCTCCCACCTGGGATACCCTGCACCGTGGTGGAAGTAGCACCTCGTGTCATTGCCATACTCGAGGCGAAGAGGATATTCGCCCAGGTCACCGACTGCGGTAGCGTCGTTACCACGACACCAGGTTGGTGAGAAAACGCGAGTGGTGCGGCGAGCGTCAGCGTTCCAGGTCCCGCTACAACACTCGCTGCGGTGACTTGCACCAGCTCTTGCTGACCGGAATCGAGGACCGTACCAGCAGCACCAGTGACATTTGAGAACGGCGTGGTGATGGCCCAACCCGTGCAATCATCCACGGTCAGCGTGCTGCCACCAGCAGTCGCGGTTGCAGTCAACCCGCAGTGTGGGAATCCGTTGTAATACTGCACCTGGATGATCACGCCCTGGCGGCCGTTGTCCCAGTTCACGTAGCCAGGTGCGATGATGATGGACTGGCCACCTTCACCCGCTGATGATGGTGCGCTCGAGCCGTAGATGCCGATGGGTGGGTACTCCGGTTCGAAGTAACCACTGGGAACTGAGATCCACTGACGTGGGAACACGTTTGCGGCAGCAACCTGGATCGCCACCACGTCGAGCACCGGTCCACGCTGTAGCACGATCCGACCGTTACGTGAGCCGTTCTGGATGGTAACCCGGAAGTCAGGACCGCGGAACACCTCGGTGTCCAGCGTGGCTCGGAGTACCTGGTTGCAGTACGAGTCAGTCTGAGCAGTGGACCGAGCACACAGGTTGGACTGCTCCGCGTATCGCATCGCGGGGGTGACACCGCTGCCTGGTGGAATCGTGGACCATGATATACCCGTGGGAGCGGTAACCAGTACCTCAGGTGTGACGTACGGCGACAGCGGGCCGGTGGGTGTTGTCATGTGCTGGCACTCCCATCGGCAACGTGGTATAATGAAATTCCAATTTTCGCTGATTACCTTCAGTAGCTTGTTTACATTGCGCCGGCAAGTTGGTATGATTGCCTTACAGGCAGAAGCAGAATAGAAAGGAAGCACGATATGGCATCGGCACAGGACCAGGAGTTTGGCTTCGCGCTCGATGGCGGTAACATCGTCACTGGCTTTGAAAGCTACGATCAGGCTATGAACGCGGCAAGCGTCTGGCAGCGTGGCATGGGACCAGAGATTGTACTGACGGTGGGACCCGTTACCCGCGCCACGGACTGGAAGCGCGGTAGTGTTCCAGTTCAACCGAATGCCGAGTAAGCACCTGCGGCACGACCTGGATCCAGCGCTGATCATCAGTCCAGTCCGGTTGTCGATTATGATGGTGCTGGACAGGCGCATTACCGCGCTGCGTAGCATCCTGGATCACAGCCAGTTCATGCGGTGTGGCTAAGCGCGGCCACTAGCCTGTTTACACAGCTAGGCAACCGTGGTATACTGGCTACGTAGCCACAGCAAGGCAACCGAAAGGAACCGAAATGGAAACCGCAACCGCAGTCACGACTGAGCTTCCGCAAATCGTCATACCGCTCGACTTCGCCTACGGTGACGACCGGTCAGTGCTCACCGCTCTCGAGGGCACGCACGACCACGGTGCCGGTCTGGTAACCGTGACTGTCTTGATTGAAAATGGCCCTGGCGGTGGCTGGCCAATGTGCATCGTGAAAGGAACAGCACCGGCGTTGCTCGCGTTCCTGCTCAAGCACTACACAGGTGGCCAACTCACTGGTCCGAATGGAGCACTCGGCCTGCTCGACGAGTAACCGACACCGGTAAGTCCAGCAGCCAGGCGGATCACTTTACCGCCTGGCTGCTGGTATTTCAGATACTCGGTACGCTGCTGATGTCATCCTCGAGTGACGTGGGTCCTACCGGTGGGATAACCCGAGCAGGCCGTGTTTCACGCATCTCACGTGACTGACGTGGCTGGCGAACTGGCTTAGATACCGCAGTTGGCTCGACCACGGGAGCTGGCGACGGTGCTTCGGCGGTAACAGCTGCTGTGCTGACAGGCTGCTTTATCACACCGAGTTGTATCCCACACTCGCCACAGAAGTGAGCGGTGGGGAAATTATCGTGGCCATCCGAGCATCTGACCGTGCCCTGTTCGGCGGTCTGGATGGCCACGTTCTTCATCAGGTCACCCGCTGGCATACCGGCGATCCGAGCGAGTGCCATCGTCATGACATCGTCACGGTTGCGAGCGAAGAGGATATCCGCGTTTTCCTTACCGCGTTCCTCATCAGGTGTCGAGGGGATGTCAGCCAGGTTCCCTGACCAGAGCGGGTCGTTGGCAAGGTATCCTTGGCACTGGGAGCACGCAAGCTTCCAGATTTTAACTGGGGCGCCTTGCACAACGGGTCGAGTGTGGGAGTTTCCACACCCTCCGTGCGCTTGGCCGATGCTGACGCTCATCACGTCAGCGCGGGCGTAAAGTGGCATATTGCCTCCTGTATTTGTGTACGCCACCTAATTGAGGTGGTACTATACTTACATGGTAAATTTTGGTGAGGCACTTACGGCAGTAAAAGCTGGTAGTAGCGTTTATCGTGTGGCCTGGCGAGACATCGGGTATGAACCTGTACTACGTCTGCAAAAAGAGCCTTTTGCACTACTCGTGATGGATTATCCGGGTCGAGGACCGATGTCAGTGTTTGCTGGTGCACAAACAGATATCCTCGCCGAAGACTGGGAGATTTTGGACTGAGGTTGTTTACACCACCCAGCCAAGGTGGTATAGTAAGCCTCGTAACCAGGAACAGGAACCAAGGAGGAACCCGTGAGCCAGGACACCAGCATCGTCCGCCCGCAGCCCGCTCCGCTCGCCGTACCCGAGGACGTGAAGGGTATTCGTGAGAAGCTCATCGAACTGCACCCGGATGCTGTCAAAGGCACGGTCGCTGAGATCAGCCCTGAGCTCGACGAGGCGTACCGGTACGCGAAGTGGGCCATCGACTACTGGACGAAGCAAGCAGATGCTGCCGCACTTCGTATCCGTGAGCAGATGGGTGATGCGGAGAAGGCAGCTGTGGATGGCGTCCCTGTCTTCTCCCGCCGCCAGTACCCGGTTAAGGGTCACTGGGTGGAAGGTTTCAACAACGACGCCTTGTATCCGGTGGCTGGCCGGTAAGCAACGCAGCACTAAGTGATCCTGCAGCGATGTAGCTAACTCGAGTACGCTATCTCGGGTTAGCTTCACCGTAGTAGTGAAGCTACGGAACCAAAGCCGGAACAGAAAAGGCCAGGAACTATGTTTGAAACCACGTCAGAAACCGCCTCGAATACCGCGACTCTCGACCTTACCATCGTTGTCACTCGTGACCAGTACAAGGAAGCCATCACCAAGCTTCTCGATGAGCTGGACCGAGTCAGCAGCGAAATGCGCTGGTGCAGTGAGCGACACCGTTACTTCAACGCGGTGATGGACGAATACTGCGATGGGGACGCTGACTTCGGCTTGGTACCCGAAGACACCAACTACGCGGCTCGGCTTCGTTCCATGCGAGCTCGCATCCTCTGGTACGCCAGGGCTGAGACGATCAAGCTGGACCTTGCGAACCGTCTCTTCACGGCTATGGGACTTCCCGAGTATGGTGGTGGCAATAAGGCAGGTCCGAGGTACCGCGTGGAGTTGAATCTGGAACTCAGTGTCAGCGGTGACGACGGTCGTCGTTACCTTCAGCGAGAACTGAATGACATGGTCGCTTGATCACTCGATGGTATACCGCAAAAGGATGACAATCGCTACATTCCCGGTTCGATCACTCTCGTGAGCACGCCATACGTTACCACTGTGACTAACGAGGTGGTAGTCAACATCCAGGACACCGAGCGACCGAGCTACACCTGAGCATCTGACACCATCTCAGCATGACACCGCGGACATTCCGTGGCCCAAGCCTGACCATGAAACCGGCACGCGGTACACCGCGTGCCGGTTTTGGTTCCCAGGCTGAAAGACATCGGTGTTACCAGGCCGATGCTCCGGTGCTGCGAGCTGCGCAGTGACTTAGCGTCGTGATCTTCGAGAGTGATCGTGCCATTCGAGTTAGGTTTCAGTACCTCACCACGCATGGTAGTAAAACCTTGGCAGCCTGGCGGCAATGAAACCGTCTCACTCATGTTTAGTTTCCTTCACTCATCAGTACACAAATGGTAACTAAGTGTTGCAGAGCTGGCAGCGATGGCATACAACGTGCTGCCAGAACTAGTTGGGTACCCCACGTAGGTAACAGTCGAGCTGGTACCAACGAGAGCTCCCGTGGCAACAGTAACTGCCGTACCGGTACCAATCGCTACAGCGGTACCGCTTGCTACTAGTGCCAGTGTAAATGGACCGGGTGGTACACGCAGTACGGTTACTGCGGTACCACCGACTACGACCTGCCCAAGATCCAATGCCATTAGACTGACAGCGCCGTAACACTCAGGTTAGTGGATTGTGAGGTAAGTACAAGTGCAACAGTACCGCCATTGACGTGATCAAGACGAGTTGGACTAGTGATACTGATTCCGGTGCCACCAGTGAGAGTGGACACAGTAACAGTTTCTGCCGCACCACTGGCACCCACGACGAGTACTTCACCAACACTGTAGTTACCGGATGACGTTAGCGCCACCGTGGTACCGCCAGCGGCAGCGTTTGACGCAAGCGTGGTTCCGGTACCGGTGGTACTCACCGCTCCAATCGCGTAGAGAGTAGATGGTGCGTTGGGGAATGCCACTTCTGCGTTTACATACAGCGGCAATCCAGTCGCTGACGTTACATCAGAACCACCCAGGTAGATAACACTTGGACCTGAGTTGTAGATGGTAACGCTGGGACTGTGCGCCGATGGATTCGGCACGAACACCGGTACTGCCACGTTACCTACCGCGAAGTTCGCCATCGGCGCCTCGCCTCCTTCTGGCTAAGTTGGATCCGGTAAGTTAGTCCACGAGGCCTTGCGTGGTAAGACCAGCGTTGATGGTCGTGGTACCAGCTGCGGTGATGGCATACAGGTCGTGAGTGGTGGTACCACTCGTGGTGCTGTACCCCTCAATGAGGACTTGCTGACCTGGTGCGAGTGGCAACGCAGCGCTAGTAGTACTGGATCCGCCGATGAATGCGGTCGTGGTACCTGAATTGAAGAGAGTGACGTTCTTAAGCGTCACCGCAGGGGTGATCGCAGCCAGCGTGGTGATTGAGCCACCGAACACCAGTGTGGCGCTGTTGGTGACGCTGGTGCTTTGGTACGCTGGGCCGTTGGCGTAAATAGCCACGAGGCTGTCCTTCCGGTTGATGATGTGGTATAATTACAGTAAGAAGGAAAAGGAAGTGAAGATCATGACCGAAGAAACGGCCCCACGAGTTATCCTTAGTGAGATCGTGTGGCCTGAGTACAACAGCATCATGTACGTCATGGCCACGCCAACTGCTGGTGGTGCAGTAACGGCCACAGTTATGGTCGGCGGTTACCCGATGGCATTCATGGATAGCTCCTACCAGCTGACCCCGCTAGTAGACCCGGATGCTGACCAGTTCAGCGAGAGCGTTACCAACCTGGTTATCTTCTACGCTCACATCGGCGTAATTCGTAAGGATGTCGTCACCAGGTGGCTGGCAAACCAGGAAGAGCGATCACTACGAGCCATCCTTGATGACAGTGGTGACCAGGGTTACGAGTGGCTCGCATTCAGTGAGACACTTGCCATGCTGCTTCACCGGATGTACCCAGACTCGATGCCGAAGCCGGAGGTTTAGTCCACGATGGGGTATGACATCGACTTCGATGGGCAGGTTACCGTCACCCCGCCGCTTAATGCGGCGGAGGTGGCGTTTCTGAAGCGATTTGCTAAGACACGTCATTGTGCGTGTCAATCGAGTAAGTGGGTCGCTGATGAAACGCTTTACTGTCCACCAGACAGACGTACTTATTGTACAGCTTCACACCTTGATAATCCCGGTTACTACTGTAAGTGGGAACCAAGTGATGATGGTACCACTATCCAGTGGAATGAGCAAGAAAAATTCGATGATGGTGAAGAATGGATGCAATTCCTCATCGAGGAATTTCTCAAACCAAACGCAAACATCTTTACCACGTTGATTCCAGTTATCAACGGTGTGGCGGTTACTGACGCTCACCTTATCTTTGAGATAAGCGGCCACGTTCTCAATGGTGTCATCGACGCGCAGGGTGAAGAACCGGATGACCGGTGGAAGCTTGTGGTAAAAGACAACGTGGTTACGGTAGTGGAACCCACAGTTACCTGGCCTGTTGATGATGAGCCGGTAATCGTGAAGAGCTACGTGGTCGCCGGTGAAATCGAGAGTGGTGACGTGAAGTCATGAGCGATAGCAACTGGTCATACGACCCACGAGATGATATCGCAAATCTGCTGAGCGAGCTTCGGCCGCTGTGGGAATCACGTAAGCTTGGTCCAGCAGCTGCACATTATGAAGCCATCATCGAGGGACTCGGACAAGCTCGACTACTCACGATGGGTGAGTGGCAGGCTGCTGTCGACGAGGCATTGCCACAGCCAGTTACCCAGCATGAAGATCGCTGGAAGACGATGCAGACTGCGCGACGAAGCGTGTATGAACTCGCGGTGCAGTTCGCGATGCTGCAAGAGGGTAAGGCACGTGGTAGCGCTGATGCTCTCGAGCTTAAACACGACGATTACGCGAGGTTCTTCGCGGGGCAATACTCGGCGTGGGGTATTGCGCGATCTTACCTCGAGGCTGGGCTCAAAGAAAACGACAAGGACTGAGGAGAATCATGGCGAAGATGAGCAGCGCTAAGTTGCTTGAGGCATTCAAGGAAATGACCGTGCTCGAGTTGTCCGAGTTCGTGAAAACATTCGAGGAGACATTCGAGGTGAAAGCCGCGGTACCGATGGTTTCCACGGATGGTGGTGGTACTGGTCCAACCATACCTGTCATCGTGGAAGATGAGGAGCCAGACGAGTTTGATGTTATCATCGAAGCTGCTGGTAGCACTAAGATCCAGGTCATCAAAGAGGTGCGTGTTCTTACCAAGCTCGGGCTGAAGGAGGCCAAGGACCTGGTGGACGGGGCACCGAAGGTGGTACTGGAAGCTGTTAATAAGGAAACCATGGAGAAGGCGAAGGCTTCTCTCGAGAGTGCTGGTGCCACCATCACGGTTAAGTAACTAACTCAGGAGAATCAACACGTGATTGCTCAGATTACCGCTCCGATCATCATCGGAACTGCGTTGTTGAGTGGTATGGCAGCGCAGCCATCATCACCAAGACTATCGCCGATTCCACAAAAAGCGATAACAGAAGGTGAGGCATACACAGCCACAGGTCAGATCCGGCCAGCGGATAACGCACACTGGTGCTTGACTGCAGACAGTAGCACGGGGAATAATACCCCACTATACGTGCTACCGTGCATTAAAGGATCATCGCTGCAGACCTGGTTCATGTACCGAATTCCACAGTCTGGTGGAATTAACCTGGAGGCGTACCCGGACGCGATCGTGGGGCAACGCGGATCATCGCATAACGCGGTGATCATCAACAACGGTCCGAACCCTACACCGAGTAACACAACCACTCTCGTGTACTTCACACCATATGAGAAGGGATGGCTTCTCGACGTTAAGAAGGGGAAGCTGCTCTGGTTCCTGACGATTCCATCACACCTGGTGGCTAGGAAGATGTACACCGTGCAGTGGAGCTCGGTAACAAGTAACAATAAGAAGAGCGTGGAGTGGCTGCTACCAGATTGGCAAGACCTGGATACTGAACCAGTAGTTCCAGGTGCTGGTAAGACGAAGTAATGGATGAACGACCAGAAGAGGCATTCAACTCTTCATGCATGCGACACGACATGGATGCCGCGAAGTGGGCGTTGCGACGGGAGCGGTACTTGCGATCGATGATGTCGGATGTTAGCTACCTCATCGGTAACAACGCCGCTTGAGGAGATGCGTGGTTCGAGGAGTGTCAGCAGGAACGGCGGTGGCTGGGAGCGGAGGCTAAGATGATGATGTGTGCTTACCGTGGTGAATTGTAAATGTGAGAAGGGATTACTATGACAACACCGATTGAGGCAGTGCAGGTGATACTTGCGCAAGCGCGTGGACTTCAGATGGCGATTGACGAAGCTAGAACAAACGGTTGCTCATGCAGTCCATGTGAGACACTGCGTGGTATGGCGATGACCATGGATACTACTGAGTCGTAGTACGTAATATTACACGTCATTATCTGGCATAACAACACTTAGGTTTACTGTTCCGTCTGCATCCACACTATCTACACGATACGTGGTTCCTCGAGGGAGGATATGCTCCTGTACTCCCTTATCACCGTTTACCATGTTGTACCCACGTGGTATGGTAATTTTCATCACGCGAGGAGTACCAGGTGTTATTTTCAAATCAACGAGTGGTGATTCAGTTTGCCCAGGCTGCAGTTGACCAGCGCGCGCGTAAGCAAAATTAGTCGCTTCTTCTTTGCTTTCAGTCGTTGATCCAAATGCTTTGTCGGTGAATTTCATACCTGGTTTAAGCTCAAAATCAGCGGGAGCTGACATTCCACGATACACCGTGGTATCTTGTCGTGCCCAGCTTTTAGCGATTGCACTATCTAGGATCCCGATGTCACCGCTTACACCAGACAGATATGAACCGTCACCTCGTCGCAGTGCAGGGTTAAAGTAATCAGCGCCACCACTACGTGGTCTTTCGTAATCCTTTAGTAGGTACTTTTCTGGGTTTGATAGCTTACCAAATGGTGCATCTGGGTTATCTGCAACGCGTTTTGGCTCAGACAACGTCATTCGCTTAGACGCACCAGGACCAGGGATACCATCATATTTAATACTATTAGATAGTTTAAATGCTTGAGATCTTCTCAAACCAATCGGTGTATCTTTGTTGTTAACGTGCCACGCTTGAGAAGCCAAATACAGATGATGATATGCCAGCGTTGGTGAACTATTATTAAGCGCTTCTTCTGCCTTAGGCAAGTGCTTACCGACAATTTTTTGCTCATCTTCTGGCAAGCTAGTGAATTGTTGTTGAATAGCTGGATCATTACTCAAAATTGAGAAGTGATCTGGTTCCACTTTATCGCTAACGACATCTTCAACGTGATTAGCTGGTGTACCAATCGTTTTCTTTGGTGGTTTTACACCATCTTCACGTTGTGTTTTACCAGAATTAAAGTGACCTGCCAATGTTCTAACAGCAGTTTCACGGTCTTTATGAGATGAGGTATGACCATCTGAGTGTGTGGCCGTGTATTTACCGGTAATACCGCGGTCAACGCGACCAACACTGTAACCAGACGGTTTATGTACCACGGTGCCATCACGTTTTACTGACAGATCGGCTGTTTTTAGCTTATCTGGTTTATCACCACAAGGAGGACGCACGCAGATGAAGCCGTGGATATACCCTTCAGCACCAACCTTAATGACATCTGGTATCACTGACATAAGTGGCATCAGTCGCTCAAACGCACGTTCATCTACCTGGCGCTTGGCGTCAGATAGATTACTGAACAGCGAAGCGATCATGATGCCTCAATTATTCATGCCGATGTTGAGCGCCTGGTGGAGAGTGGGGATGAAGGAGTTGTTGTCGATGGAAGCGTGGGTGATGCGATGAGTACGATAACCTTTTTCAAGATGATATGTATCGCGTTTTGCATCATGTACCCGAGCCGAATGAGCGGTGTGAGCTAGACCATCGATTTCGATGTCTAGATTACATGATGGAATAAACAAATCTATTTCGTGACCGGTATCGATGTAATGTGGATCATATTCGATACCAATTTCATCTAGATATGTCGCTACAATTGACTCATACGGATACAGTGGTGTATTTTTAAGCAATTGAAGCATGCGTTGCTTCGCTTGCTCACGATGCCCTTCACGATCCCAGTGATACAACGGTTGATTAGGATCATCCCAGAGTCGGCGAGCGATTTCTGCTTGTTTTTCACGCTCTGCTGGGTCTTCGTACCGTTTGATCATCATCTGACGCTGCGGTTCACGCATCTCAGGATTATTACGGTAGCTTTCTCGACCTTTCGCCTGAGCTGCACGAAATGTTTCAGTTTCACGGAACCGTCGTTGCGCCTCGTGCCATGCTTCTGATTTATTCGCGCCGTTAGAACCTTGTTTTTGGACTTCAACACCGGCATTAACGAGCAATTCTCGTGCTCTCCAATATTGGATATCGTACAGCTCACCGAGCCTGCTTAGACTACCAGTGCGTTCATAATCAGCTTGAAGCTGTTCTCTACTAAGAGCAGACGCCGCCAGAAAATTTTGTTCGATTTCCTGGCGGCGCTGCTTACCACGATTATTTCCCAATTAACTGGACTCTTGTGGGATAATTTGGCTCACCAAATTATTATACCATAGAGAAATGTCATTGGAAAATAATATATTATGAGTATGGCGTGGTGTCCGATACTTGACAGTAAACTTTGTTACCAGTAAAATACTGGGCTAAGTCGTTTCCGCTTAGCTCTACGTGTTTCCACGCAGCTCAGACTCTCTCTTCATCTCGTTACACGAGAGCATCGTACATAGTCGTTGAACCTTCCCATCGCTTTCGCAGGTGGGCTCGGCTGCTGATTTTCCCTACTACCAGCTTCTCAAACCATCACGCTCATGTTTTCACATCACGTTGTGGTGCTGATATTTAATGGGAGGTTCCAGCAATTCTCGATGTTATTGCCCGTTTCTCGCGAAACGGCGACCCTCACATTGTCGAAAGGCCTTGTAGAATTCCGGAGTAGAATGGCGCGTAGCTGACGAGCGCTCCATAGCAAGCTGTTACTACATGATTACTCATGCGACCAGATCGTTTCCGTCTGGTTCTCATGATTTACCATCTCATGAGATCGGACTGTCTCTTGATCTGCGATATTAACCACGTAATGCCTCGTAGCTGATATCATAACACAGATCCGGTACATACAGTCTCTGCACGCTGGTAGGCATTACCAACGCTCAGGATTCCCTATTATAATGCAGGTAGGGTTCCCTGAACAGTACCGATTCACTTATTCTGTTACCAGAATAGTGCCCCTAATAAACGAGGAACAATGAATATCGGAAGGACGCGTCAATTACAGGCCACGCGATACTAACATAATCCTGGACGCCTTTTTGTTACTTAATTGAGCCATTATAGCTGCAATTAGAATTGGTCATTTCTGCCAATTTCTTACTATCTCCAGTAAGAACAGAGCACATCTTCATCCTGTTTCCAGGAGCCACGTGCATGCTCGTTGAACCTTCTCGTCATCATATGATAGGCGAGCTCGGCTGCTGATTTTCTCTGTCATTAGTTTCTCAAACCATCACGCTCGGTTTTTCAACTCACGTTGTGGTACTAATGCTTACCGAGATGTTCCAGCAATTCTCGTGGTTTATCATTACTCGTTACCGAGTATGGACCCGCTAATTCAGGTCATTTCCCAGGCATTCAGTATTGTTAAGTGCATATTAATACGCACTGCTTAGTCATTTCTGCTAAGCTCTGCATGTCTCCATGCAGCTCAGCCCATATCTTCATCCGTAAAGGACGCACCGTACATGGTCGTTGAACCTTCCTGTCGCTTTTTAAAGCAGGCAGGCTCGGCTGCTGATTGCCCCTGCTAACGCATTCTCAGGCATTCGCGTTTGCATTTTCATGCTACGCTGTAGCTGCGTTAGGTGGTACGGGTTTTCCAGCAATTCTCGGTGTTTTCACTCACTCGTTACCGAGTGAGGCGCCAATTTTTACTTAGCGACGTTCGTCCACGTCTGCGGCAACTGATACGTTTGCAGCAGTGCGGTGCCTTGCGTAAGCCACGGGTGAACGACGAGGTTAAGGATAGACCGGGTAATCGGGTTCTGGAACTGCGAAACCGCCGCACCGATCTTAACGCCACCAACATCAGGCTGGTCAAGGAACAGCCGGTAGTTCGTGGCTGCACCCTGGCTGATGATGTCGGTGGAGAGGCGCATGAGGTCGCCACCGTCGCCGACGATTTCCGCCGGGTCAGCACGGAACGCGCCTGGGTTGGTGAAGACGGATTCCCACAGTCCATCCAGCGCCTGGTAAATCGCGTTGTAGGAGAGATGGGTGCCGACATTCGGGTTGTAGTAGCCACCCTGCCACCCGGATGGGTAGACACTGGAGGTGGCTGACTTACCGGTCAGCGTCGGGATGATGCCTTCCATCCTGGTGTTCGCGCCGGTGCCAGTGTCGGTCGTCGGAGCGGTGGTGCCGATGGTTGGAATCGCACCCTGGAGCGTATAACGGACACCACCAACACCGGTGGCCATGCGGTACTGGTTACCCGCGCCCGTGGTGGTGCTGGCATAGATGTTGTACTGCAGCCCCGCATTGACGTATGGGATGGTAACGTCAACAACGCTACCAGTCGTCAGGGTGATGGAGCTGTTGGCGCTGCTGGCAGCCGTTTCGCCGTAGTAGTTCGTGGCGGTGACAGTGACGTACAGCGTGCCTGAGGTTGGAGAGAGTGGAGTTTCATTGGAACCTGCGGTACGAAGAGTGCAGGTTGGAGCGGATGGAGTTGTTAGCTTGACGCTGGAGTGGGAGAGCATTGCATATTCTTCGCCCCATTTTGTTACTCATCACTTACGTGATGGGGCACGTTATTTCTACGTGCCTCTGCAGGTTTACCATACCAGCAGTTCGGACTGTCTCTTAATCCGTGGCTAATCATGCATGTCGCTTCACATAAATTATCCGTAGCGGATTCGGTACATACAGTCTCTGCACACCATAAAGCGTTATGGTGCTCACGATTCCCCAGTAACATGGTGGGGTTCCCTGAACAGTACCATACATCTACACAATTACTTGCGTAGCGGACCAGCGATGATCATCATCTCTTGCAAGAGAATCAGGGATGCCAATGCACTTACATCTTCGAACGGAGTTGTTACTTCCTAATAACTGAGAGTTATTTACTCTCATTGTCATCATCAGGAGAGCAGGTCATTTCTGCCTGCTTCTGCATTTTTTCCATCAATGCAGACCGGACTATATCATCGTCACTTTTTCGTCTACCAACTTGTGCCGACCGTAGAAGTCCATACGTACGTTGAGGTGAGCGAATTGTACATTCTGGGTTTTCTTCCGCTGGAATGCTGAGTGATCTAACACATTCATCCGCATGAGCGAATATGTCTTCAGCTGCGAATCTTACAATTTCTATCCCAGAATCACGTATCTCTCGTGATCGCTTTACGTTGTACTCTTCCATAACACGATCTGGCTTAGCATCAATTTCGATAGCGAGAAGCCGGTCATGAAGAAGTACATCAACGTAGTATTTACCACGTAGTACGATGGCATTTGAGGTAAATGAAACTGACGCTCGTTTAAGAGCATCTTGCAATTCAGCTTCAGCGGGCGGCAAGTAGTCAACACCAGTTGGTGTTTCTACAGGCCGAAGCCATTCTTTACGTCGTTGCCACTGAGCGAGAGCAATTTCACTGAGATTTTCTTTCCATACTGGATCATTCCAGAATTTTCTCTGTGATTCATACCACGCTTCAGTATGACGAGAACCGTTACATCCACGTTTCTGGATTTCGATGCCAGCTTCTACGAGCCACTTGCGTGCCTCGCCATAGTTAACACCGTATTTTGCGCCAAGCTTTCGCAAGCCGCCGGTTTCTTCGTAATCCTGTTGAAGCTGTTCTTTGCTAAGTGATGTGCTGCGTGTAGTCTCTACGGAGTCCCCAGGCTCTGGGGTTCCCTCGGTATTGTCCATTAATTTTATCCTACCACATGGTAGGGAGAGGAGTCCACCGATATAGCAGCATTGTCATCTGCCTGTTACCAAGCAGCGGGGCCTCGAAGATAACTTTTAGTAATAGAAAGTTACTCTCTGTTAACCCTGGCCGGCGAATTGCGCCAACCACGAAAGCGCTTCGGTCAAACCGAAGAAACGGTCATTTTGTTACTCATCGTTTAAAAAACGATGGGACTAGTCATTTCTGCTAGTCTCTACGTGTTTCCACGCAGATCAGACTATACCATAATCTGATGTAAATCAGACTCCGCGCGTCTAGTCGTTACGGACTCGCCAATCACTGGATGCAATTGGATTGCCTCGGTATTGTCCACATAACCACTGATTTTCATCAATGCGAAGGAGTTTCACCGATACAGCGCGGTTTGCACTCACACATTACTGCATGAGGCCCCTACCATTCTTCATAGCGAGGGAACGTTCAAATCTACTTCCGTCTGCGAGCCAGACGGCGGTAGATTCATGGGCCAGTTCGTCGCACTCATGGTCCCAGAGTTTTGTACCAACTCTGGTATACTTATATCGACGACCCCTTGACCACCAGTTTGTGATCCACTGATGCCCGTGAACACCTTCGCTTGCCGTGCGGTACCTTGACCAGCAGGACGAGGAAGCTTATTACGAAACACCGTATACACTGGATTGTGCTGTTACCTTCACGATCACTCGTGACGGGCTGGTCATCTCTGCCAGCCTCTTACGCTTTGACGTAAGACCAGACCATATCTTCGCCCGCCTCAGCGGGGTCGCGTGCATGGTCGTTGAACCTTCCCATTCTCATCCCGAGGAGTGGGCTCGGCTGCTGATCATCCCTACCACGTATTTCTCAAGCATTCGCGCTCATGTTTTCACATCACGCTGTAGCATACGTGTCTAACAGGAGGTTCCAGCAATTCTCGCGATTTAATCACGCTCATTACTGAGCGGAGATCCCTCCACTTGAGATCAGCCGCGAAGGTGCGACACTACTTCGCATTCAAGTGGAAGACACACGCGTTACCGCGTGAGGACCCCATCGCAATGAAAGGTCGAACGGAACAAGGCCGGACACTGATCCAATGCCAAGTGCTAATTGTTACTCATCACATAGTGTGATGGGCCTGGTTGTTTCCACCAGACTCTGCAATTTTACCATCATTGCAGTTCGGAACGTCTCATGATCCATAAACGTTGTACTGTAGCATCTCAATACGCGATTCATCATGGATCCAGTACATACGTTCTCTGCACTACGATAGATGCCATCGTAGCTCAGGATTACCCATAATATGGAGGGCTTCCCCTGAACAGTACTGTTATCAGCTACTCGTTACCGAGTGGCGGGGCCACTTGACCCAGCAGTGAAACTTTTGGCAACTTCCGCCCCACCCGGCATGCTCGCCAGCAGCTTCTGGATCTGCTCAACAGGCGACGGGGTGTTTAGCGCAGTTGAGAGAAAACCTCTTTGCGCTAGGAAATCTGGACTCATACCCTTAACAACACTCGGGCGGTCCGTCAGACCTTGGTAGATCGACGTCCTGAGATCCAGCGTTGCCTGTGCTGATCGCATCAGGATTTCGCCTGGGTCGCTCAGCGGCTGGTTGAGGCCCTGGGCGTAGGTACAGCCCTTGACCAGGGTGGGCATACGCGACTTGATAACGTCGCTTACTGAGCCGGAGCGGTGTGCTTCGACTGCAGCCTCCCGTCCCGGGAGGCTAAGGTCGGGTCCAATCGGGACCTCGACGGTGGTGGTAGCCATAATGGCCTTTCATTTTTGGTTACGCGTGATTTTCAGCGACGCGCGGCGCGCCGCTTGCTAAGAAGTGTCGAGGAATGTTGTCGTCATGGTTATTATCCTTACTGGTTTACGCCAGCCTCAGCCAGCAACAGCACGCTTCATCGTGAAGCGTGCTGCTTTCATTCTGATGCGGCATCCCGCCGCAGTTAACCAGACCCGCTGGTTAAAGTCTATTCATCATCTTCATCGTCTTCATCATCGTCGCCATACTGTGATGATGAATCGTCATCTTCATCAAAGTTTTCATCCAGCTCATTACCATATGGCATTGGCTCATATGACTTATCACCATGCTCAAGGTCCTGGTAACCATCTTCAGCACCGTGCTTCTCGTCATAACTCATTTCATCGTGAGACTTCCAACTAGCCTGTTCACGCGAGATTTCTGGTGTTGGTTTATAGGCCTTACCAGTAACACCGGAATACATCTTCTTAGCGCGATCAATGGTATTGTCACCAGCTGTAGTGGTAGAACGCGATCGTACACCGTGCCCAATTGCACGATTAAGGTGATTCACAGCTTCATCGTGCTTACCAGCATCCAGCGCATCAGCAGCTTTACTAAATGCCACTCCAGCCTGATGATAGCGAGTAATATCACCGCCGTGATAATCGTTGTCTTCTGCTTCGCTGTGCATCTTATCGCTCATGGAGCGTAGTTTTGTTGAAGCCTTACCAATGCTACTAGCATCATCAGTACCAGCGCCGACTTTTATCCAGCCGTGAATGTAGCCCTTCGGGCCAACCTTAGTGACATCTGGTTCAGCAACGTTCTTCGTAACTTCCTGTTCCGACTTCATATGATCATTATACCACAAGCGCAGCCGTGTGGACGCATCATCATGAACTGACCGGTGATCATATGGTGCAGGAAACATCAGCTCACGATCCTCATATTAGTCGACTGGTGACTTACCTGGTGCCACTAACCTCGGCCACAACCGCCTGGATGTGTGAGAATGAAGCCGCGAATCCGGGATGCAGCGGCAACATCTGCGCCTCAGCTGCGGTAACCCATTTGGTTCCAACTGATTCACTGGCTGTAGTCGCATCTGACGCGTCCGGCGTAAACGTGGCAAGTGACTCAACCAGAACCGTGTGGTACTTCCAGCCACCATAGTTAACCGTGATCACCGCGGTGTGCTCGAGGTTGCTGATGTGAGTTGAGCCAAGTTCTTCAGCAGCCTCACGCTTAGCACCCTGGATGGGTGATTCACCGTAGTGCAATCCACCACCTGGCGTGCTCCAGGTACCAGATAGGTTCACACATTCACCACGCTGCTGCAACAGGTAGCGAACTTCGTCATCCGCTCCGTGGTTGTAGATGATCAGGCCTGCCGCACCATCGATACCGAAGTGTGACCTGCCGTGAACATCTGGCACGTAGTGCTCGCTGCTGTTGTCTGGCGGACCGCCTCGACCCATCTTGCCGAGCGTGGCCTTGATACCCGTGGAGAACCAGGCTGACGCCTTGTTGCCATCCACGTCGATGATCCTGCCGTACCGGTAACGCGGGTGGAAGATGATGCTGCCGGTTACCTCGCCAGTACGGCGAACGTACACCCAGCCGTTGATGCGCCTGTGCTTGATGATCCTCATGTGTCTGGTTCCAGTTCCTTGTGGTTTCCTGTTCCTGTCCTACAAGATCAGTATACCACAAGGAGCATCAACTTGACACAGGTTCACTAGCTTTTCATGTGCTTACATGGTACCAACCTGGTTAACATCACTGGTACCATAACGACTTACCAGATAAGCATTAGTCTCGGCCTGAGCTGCTGTCCCCTCAACCCGAGACAATCCACGAAGGTGGTTCACCAATTTCTTATTACCGCCGCCAACAGCCACTGAATCAGCGGCGTCATCAAGACGATCACTCGCCTCAACGTGATCACCAGCGATTTTCGCGTCACTAGCGGCGTCAAGATGCATAGCTACGTGTCGCTGGGATGTAGCATTCAACTTATTGAAAGCCTTATGCTCAGGGCTGCCAACTTTAATCCACCCGTGTTCGTACCCCTCAGGTCCGACTTTGATGACATCTGGCTCGGTATTCTTCGTGACTTCCTGTTCCTGCTGCATATGACTATTATACCACGTATGCAGCCGAGTAGCAGCTTCATCGTGAACAGATCTAAGCTGGTATGGATCATACGACACGGTATCACAGTCCGCGCATCGTAAGGATCGACTTCCACGCTGCCTCACGTTGTGACGGATCCGCGCTGTTGCGGAACTGGTCCTCGAGCTCATGGAGCATCATGGCCTTGGTACGGTTCTGCACGTCTGCCATGTCTGGTACCGCCGACTGCGTTGCTGACGCTTGCTTGGCGAGGTACGTCGGTGCGGTTAGCATCCCACCACGGTACGCGTTCACCGCAGGATCAGGCTGGCTTGACAGCTCATCAATCGCCTTCTGCGCCTTCTTCAGCTGCTTGGACTGCTTGACCAGCAGTTCATCACGCTCAGCGATCTGCTTCGAGAGGTTCTCAATCGCCTCTCGTACCCCATCGCTCTCAGTTACCGACAGCTCACCAGTTACGGTTTCTGCCTTCGTAACTTCTGGTTCGGCTTCAGCCTTCGGGATCGCTGCCAGCGCAAACGCTGCCTCCTCCACTAGCCGCTTCTCGATCTGCTCAATCTTCCGCTGCCGCTTCAGGTCCTTCTTCGTGAAACCAGCTGCGACCTTATCTGCGATGGTGGTTGCAGCGGTGGTAGTGGCGGACTTGGTAAGCTGCCGTGGAATTACCACGTTATCCTGGGTGACTGGCTCACCGAGGACTGGCGGTGCAACCGCTTTGCTCGCTGTCTGGTCGTCATCATCATGTTTCATCGGGCACAGGTCGGGGAACACGTTGGCTACGTGATCGTGGATACCCTGCATCGCGGCCTTAACCTGGTCCTTGGACGCGTGCGAGTAGAATGTCCGGCTCTTCATGGCCGTGACGTTCGGTACTCCACTCAGGCCAGTTTGCAATCCCTGTGGCATAATTGGGATTGGAACGCTTCCCGGGATCGAGCCACCAGTCGCACGCAAACCCGACATCATGTCATTCGCCATCGCGACGTTTTGCAGCGCCTGAGTCACGGCCATGGACATCGGACCGTTGTTGACTGGGCTCGGTGCTGCTTCACCCACGACTAGTGCTGGTCTGGTGAACTGCTCAGCGTTAATGCTGCCACTTACCACGGGAGTGGTGTTGGGTGGACCCTGCTGCGGTGACGGTGCAGCGTGTCCCATCGTGACATACGGCCGGTTATAACTGCCCGGCATGATATCACTTGCTGGTGTTGGTGCTGTGCCAGGGCCAGGATTAGCGTCACTGAATGCCTTGTGCAGCTCACTTCGCGCCTCATCCAGCACCTTCTGGTCAGCACTCTTCAAGATGCTGGCATGTGCACCAAGCAGACTCGCCTTAGCTGCTTGGTGGTAAGGAAGTGAAGCGGTCAGGTTGAGCGACTTCTGCTGGAACTCCTCCACGTTCATCTCATCTACCAGATCACGCTCAGGATAGCACTTCGCGATACTGGACGGATGGAACGCGGGGCAGGTCAGGTCGTGGAGGATACCGAGGTGCTGTGAGGTATCGAACTTGAGGATACGCTGCATGGCCCGTGAGCTGGCATCAGCTTTCAGCGTAGGCTGCTCAAGGTGAGTGGGCTGTGCTGGCGCGGAGTTCTGGTCGCCTTCTTGCATACCAGAATCATCCTCATACGCCTCTACCTCGGCACCATCTGGCTCCCGGTGCTGTGCCATCGGCTTCGTGTCATGACCCTTTACACCATCAGCTGGTGATGGGCTGTCAACCGCTGGTGAGACACCCTTGGTGACATCCACCTCAGATGACTTCGATGCAGCTGGCAGTTTAGTACCACAGTTCTTGCACTTTACTCGTTTCGAGTCAGCGTGGTAGTTCTTACCGCACTCTTTGCAAGACCGCGCTCCACCCTTTACCAGGTCTGGCTCGGCCACGCTCTTCTTCGCACCAGTCTTCTCCGGTTCACTACCAGCTGCTGCACCACAAGCTGAGCAGAACTGGTGTTTCGCCTTCATGACGCCACCACACTTAACACAGGTGGCTCGGTTCTTCCCGAAGATTGGTGTGTCTGAAGCCTTATTTACTTCATCGTCATCATCGTTATTGTCATCTGAGTCGTCATCATCCGAGTTATCCGCGTCATCATTCGAATTATCCGCGTCGCTGTTGGAATCACCACCATCGCCGTCAGAATCGTCGTCATCGTCATCGTCACCATCATCGTCAGAGTCATCATTATCATCTGTTTCGATGGTGATCTTTTTCTTTTTCTTACTCAGCGCTGGTGCATCTGATTTTTCAGCATTATCGTTATCGTTATCATCGCTATCGTCATCTTGCGAGTCACCGTGCTCATCCGACTCACCAGTTGAAATTTTACCATCGCCGTGGCACCGTGGGCAAGTTACGTTACCATCACGAATCTTACCACCACCGTGGCAAAGCGTGCATGGCTTAGCATCCTCTGCCTTCTCGACTTCGGTTTCTTCGCCTGCCTTGTCCACGGTACTATCCTCATTTTTCCAGGAGTCTGGTAGCTGCGCCACGTAGTCTGGTCCCTTACGGTGCGCAATACGCTTTATGTTTGTCTTAAGTTGTTCAGGTGAGTGATTGTCATCACCAGCTCGGCCAATGGATTGCGCTGCGTCTGAGACGTCGCCTGGTGAGTGAATCGGGAATGACCGGTCCTTACCAGCGAAGTCTTGGCCTGGCATCGAATCGCGGTCCACGCCGCCTGGTGTTTTATCCTCACCCACGTTTGAGCTCTTGCTCTTCAGCGCCAGCACCTTCGCCAGGTCAGCCGGCGTGAACGCCACGCTCACGTCGGCCGGCAGCGTCAGGCTGACGGTTTCCTCCGCCAGTGTGGTCACGCTGGCTCCTCCCTCATTCTTACCAAAGAAAGCGTGTCTCTTAGCTGGTTCCGGCGCATCACCACGCGCCTCTTCCAGGCTGCTCTTACCGTTTTTAGCAGCCTCACCGAACCTGTCGATGTGACCTTGTATCTCTTTAGCCTCATCAGGATGACTATCACCAAGGTAAGCGTGTGCCTTGCGAAGGTGCTGGAGCATTTCGTGCTGACCACGTTCGCCAAGTATGTGTTGATCCGCCACGTCAGCCGCGTTACCGAGATGTTTAGCGGCAGCTGCTTCATCCGCATCTCGGCCGGAATGCTGCAGCTTTGCGGCGGTAGCTTTTATCTTGTCGCTGTCGCCGGGATCGACCTTGATCCAGCCATGAATGTAACCTTCAGGACCAACTTTGGTGATATCAGGGTCGATACTCTTACCGCGATAGTCAGGTTTCGGAACATTGCCAATACCGTGAGTGTGCATGGAACCTGGAGCCACAAGCGCGCCATCACTCGTAACCGGCTGAAATGGGTTGCGTGCCAGCGCGTTATGCATTTCTTCATGATAATGTAGCAACTCAGCTTTACTTGGGTTTTTTGGTCCTACGCGACGACCACCGATTGGTCCGCCAGAATGATATCCACTTAGATGAGCCTTTAGATCCGCTTTACTCATCTGATTCGCGGGTACATGATCATCTGCGATACCAGCAGGGCCAATGTGAAGCCAGTCGTGAGTAAAAGTATCTGGTGTACCGGCGACATGGTGTCCACCAATACTATCTTTTACCAGATCAACACCGGCAGCTTTGTTGATAAAATCTTCGTTACCGTCGATGCGATTACTACGTTCTGGACTGCCATCTTTTGCAGCTTTTACCAGCTGGATGCTGCAGTTCTTATTCGCAGGCCGGTCCACGAGGCTGATCTCAACAACTTGCCCATCCGTAATCCGCCCCCCACGTGCCACCGGGTCACGAACAATCGTTGGCCGAGCGATGCCGACTGAGTAAGCCCGGAGCGCCCCCGCGTTTACCAGCTTCTGCGCGATTGGTTCAACAATCCGGCCCTTAACCCACGTGGCGCCAGTGCTATCAGTATCAGCTTCGACACCCACGCCTGCGGGATCACGCTGTGGGTTATGTTGGACACGAATGTTGGCTCCATCCTGAAGCCAGTCTTGGATTGCCTTTGCTGCAAAATCACTATCAATAATTTGTTCATCTGAGTCGAGGCTGCCATCAGAAGCGCGACCATACACCATCACGTCACCAGTGGCCGGATCCACCTCTGTTTTCTCTATTGGGAAACTCACAAAAGTAAGTTCACCGCGTTGAGTCAAAGTCGAGGCCACGTGGCACGTCTCCTGTGATATAATTAACCATGAAACATAAGTCAAAGCGTCAACTTAAGAAGCACTACAAATATCGTACTAACACAAAAAAACTTCCGAAATCTATTACCGTAACAGCCAGTACACCAACACAAACCGATAAAGTAGCAGACTGGCGCGTAGTTATCGCTGAACTTCACGCGCTGGCTGATTCTTTGAATCTTCTCGAGAAATTCGGTGTCACCGTGGAATTGGCTCACGGTGCTGTTGTCACTGACGCAGGTTACGTCCTCGCCATCGGTGGTGAAGCTGAGGATGCAAAGTGGCAGGTTCGCACCAGGCGACTAACTGAATTCACACCTGAACCATTTACGTACGATGAGGATGATTAAACAGAAACTGTCACTGATTCACGATTTTCACCGAAGCTGATGATTGCCTGGTCCACATCATCAGTACTTTCGATTTTAACAACTGACCGCGTTACCGGGTTAGTTACTTCATCGACACCGAAACCAGCAGCACCATATGGCATATCAGACAGTGTGGTAAACAGATCACCCTGTGATAGGATGTCTTGCACCAACTCAACTCGGCTACTCGATGTCAGCCGAAGACCGACAACATCACCGTATGGATTTGGTGAACCTGTCCAGCTACGATGACATAGCGCGTTGAAGTCAGCTACCTTCATCATCATCATCAGCTTTATCCGCATTATCCGCGGCGTTAGTATCATCATCAACGAACTGGATATCACCGGGTTGCCAGGTAAACCGTGATTTGTTATCTGGTTTACTGGTATCACTTACCGGTGTCTTCTTGCTTAGTTTGTTTTCTTTGCTCATCACGTTTTTGCTTTCCATCATCTTGAGCTGGTGACTGCTGCTCAAACGCAGTCAACAGCTCATCATCAACGTTAAAGTCTTCAGGGAACCAGCCAGGTAGTCCGGAGTCAGTGGGCACTGAAATCCTTTTGGGTTACATAAACGTTCATGATGCCATCTGCTGTCTGCACTTTGTCCACTGAGTACCGGCCACCAGTAACCACTTCACCTTCATTGAACAAAGACAATTTTGACAGACTCAAACCCTTCGCCCCGGGAGAGGTATGTATAATTACTTTTGTCTTCCCCGGTTCACCAGTCTTATCTGCGAAACTGGCTGCCCACTCTGGTTTAGTCGTCCAGGACGCGACTGGCATATCCATGGTTTGACCAGGTTGGAACATCCGCTTCGCATCGGCATCACCCAACGTAATACCACGCGATATCTCACCATGCTGCACATCAGCATCTTTGTCAACCATACCGAGGAACTTGTGCGCTTCCTGGCAGCCATTCCCACAATTTTTCGGTGGTGTGTTCGTGGACAACAGCCGGTGAAGCTCGTGAGTAAAGTCTTCACCTTCTTTGCCGTGCATGTATGAGTTGTTTGAGTACCGGAATGAGTTGGACCAGATACTAACGAGGTGTTGCTTTGTGGCCGTTGACAGCTCACCCGGCTTCGGTACTCGTGCCAATGCAGCCGGTGTGGTTGTTCCCGCAATAGCCTTAACAGCCTCAGCTGGCGTCTTATGGGTGGTGGTTGTACCATCACCATGCGTGGCTTCAAATGATCCACCTGGCATATAACGAACCGCGCCAACTTCAGCGCCAGTTTTCTTGCTAACGACTGATCCATCATCATTAAGTTTGATGTCTGCCGATTTTACAGATGATGCTGGTGTAGCTGTCTTCGGTTTACCAGCTGAATCACTAGATGCGATAACATCTGAACCAGCTACCTTCTTCGGCTTCGCCTCAGTTGCACCACTGTGATCAGCTGACTTAGGCAGTTGCGTCAAATACACGTGACGCTGGCCTTTTTTATCAACCTCATCGCGGTCAACTCTAAAATTGCTATTGCGATTCAAAATCAACTCAGATTCCGTGGGTACAAATGATGCAGAACCTGGTTTGACAACCTTCGTGCCCTTTGGCACAGTGATATGCATAATAGCTGAATCAACACCTTCACCGAAGTTTTTCTCGGCTATGTCCGGTTCAGCACTCGTACTAACGTACGCTTTATCGCTAAACGTTTTACCAACGCTCTTACCAGCTGGACCAAGTAGCTGACTCGCCTGCGCCATGCCACGGTGAACGGTGATATCTCGATTAAGCGGTTTCGCACTGTCAAATGCACTATCGATGCTTTTAACATTTGGACTGTTGACACTGTCAATGTTACCACCACGCAACTGACCATTAAGAGAATAGTAGTCATTAGCGGTGTAGTTGCTAACAGCTTTTACGGCTGCGGGTGACGCACCAGACGCAGCAACATCAGACATCTTCTTATAATCAGCAAGCGCATTCGCCGCAGCTGATTTTTTATCGTCAACCACGTTTGTTGGTTTAGCGGAAGTAACCGCTTCACTCGGTTTAGCGACAGCCATCGTGGACTTTGCACCACCACGCCGCGCGATCTCATCTTTAACCGACTTATGCGCCCGCGATACCTTACCGTCTTTACCAAGCTTCGTCGCACGGTTCGCGAATGCCTGGTCAGCGGCCTTCAGATCGTCATCTGAAGCATCGTGGACGATGTTCTTCCGGCTAGCAGCCGTTGGTGTTTTAGTCAGCTGATCCGCGAATTTACTAGTCGTATTAGTGGTTTTTGATGTATCTGATGGTTTTACGGACTCAACGACTTTATCATTATCACCATGTGGTAGCACCGTAACATGAATCTGCCGGTTTCCATTTTTATCTAGCTCATCAGAATCAACATGAAACTTGGCGTTAGGCGCCATCGTATACTCATGAACCGCATTCCTCGACTTATTCAGTGCTTGACGTGATGATGAGTCACCAGTGATCAGATCTTTTGCTTTCAGCATCTGAGTACCTGAAGGAGCATGCACGGTAATATGTGCAGCATCCTTACCCTGGTACATATTTGCGATACCACCGATTGACGTCATGGACGTAAAGCCTTTATCCTGGAACGTCTTACCATTCATTGAGCCAACGGGACCGAAGATATCATTGGCACCGTGTACCCCACGGTGTAGCAATGTAGGTTCTTCGGTTGGTTTTGCCTTGCCAATCAACTTTGTTAGCCCATCAACAGCTTTTTGTTTACTAGCTGGAACTTTATCGTTTCGCAATGCTTTATTCGTAGCACCGAATGCAGAACTGTAATAAACCGATTCTGCGTTCTTCTTATCCGCGTCTGAAATCCCACCTGGTACTTCACCATAATGCGTGGTATCCCAGAGTGGTATGCTGGTTAGTTCTTTGCCAGTATCAGGACTTGGTTTTTCAGTTGCTGGTTTCTTACCACTAACAGCTGGTTTAATACCACTTTGCTGGACAGCTGGCTTCTCAACACTCGTAACCGGTTTTTTCGCCTCATCTGCACCATCGAAATCACGCTTCGTCTTACCGCTGTTGTAATGACCCATCAGTGCGCGGACAGCGGTTTCTTTATCTTTATGCGACGAGGTATGACCATCGGAGTGAGTCGCGGTAAATTTACCTGCGGCGTTCTTATCAACGTGGCCCACACCGTAACCGGATGGCTTGTGCAGGATGGTGCCATCACGCTTAACCTGCAGATCATCACGTGATATCTTACCTGGCTTCTCACCACAAGGAGGACGCACACAAATGAAGCCATGAATATAACCCTCAGGGCCACCGAGCTTAATGAGATCCGGCTGGCTCTGCCAGAAAAAATCCGGCACCACCGACTTGGTCTTCGAGTGTTCAGCCTTTAGCTTCTCCCACTCAGCCAGCGCCTTACTAGCCGCAGCGCGAACCTCCGGTGTCACCTTACCACGACCAGATGCCCAGCGTTTCACCGCGCCAATGGCAATGGAAATAGCCTCGGACTCAGTGTGACCTGACTTAATCAGTGAGTGAGCGATGTTCTGGATGTACGCGGGGAGCTGTGCTTTTTTATCTCCCCAAAGACCGTGAGTACCGAGTAGGTGATGCATCGTAGATAGTGTTGCGGTTTCAGCAGATTTAATAGTATTACCGGTGTTAGCACGCTTTTGATGCGCTATGTGAAGTTTATCCCGCTGTATCGACGTCATTCCAGCTGGGATAATGACACGGTTCCCAGCCTGGTCTTGCCCGGATACCTCTATGGTTTCCATGGATCAAGACCATTCTCACTCATGTAAGCATGTACTTGACTTTGCAACTGCGGTAGCATTTGTAGGTCACCAAGTGCAAGTTGACCAGCTGGATTTTCATGGTGCTGTGAAGCAAGTTCAGCGAATTGTTCACGTGCAGCTGTGTTTGCGCCAACTACATCAGCACGGAAATGTGGTTCAGTACTACCGGGATACATTATTTCATCAATACCCTGGTATTTACTTATTTCTCTACTAAGCTGACGCCACTTAGGTGTACCTGAGTATTCACCGTTCTCATCGAGGAAATGCATCGCCTCATGGACTGGAGCGTATTTGTCGCTTCCAGCAGCGATAAGCATTTTTTTGTTCCTGTGATCAGACAAAGCGTTAACGTTCAGGTTATAGCCAGCTTCACCTGGCGTCATCTGGTAATCAAAACCGTATTTATTCATCTGTTCTCTAGTAAGGCTCTTACCAGGAACAGATATAATTTTTACTTTCTTTTTCAGGAGTTTATCCTGGTTTTTATCAGAAATACGACCAAGTGAATTCAGCAGAAGGCCGTGCTCATAATTAGACTCATCTTCCATTGTTACTGCCTGTGATAGCTGACGGCCTAGAGCGTGAGTCCATTTACCGTGATCATCACGTGATTCAAGCGGGTTGAAGTGAAAGCTAACTTTCTCAACAACCACGCTGTTGTTGATTTTACTTACTGTGTTTTCATCACCAGCCATGAAGTCGTTGTTCCATGGCTGCTTCCCAGCCTTCATCGCCAACGCGGCGTGACTCGCCATAGCGAGTGCCATCGAATTCGCATCATCGGGATCCATGCCACCGTGTACTAGCTCAGAAGCCACAGCAGCAGCCACGTGGGCAATTGCGCCGGGTGATATAGACGTATCTGCCTTGGCAACACCGAGTGCTGTCACAGGCGCTCGGTGGAACGACATTGGGATCTTGCCGAGAACGGTTCTGGCTCGTGCCGCTACACCTGCCACCATCTTCGGCGCCCCGTGAGTTTTGATGTGCACGGCAGACTTAGCGAAAACTTTACCGATTTCCGGCAAATGCTCGTGAAGCAATGGTGCCAGCGCTACCAGTGAAGCACCACCAGTAAAGAATGATAGAGCGATGGACGCGATAATTGTACCGATTTCAATACCGATATCAATTTTCGAGTCTTTTTTCTGCTCGTCTTTCAACTCTTTTTGCAGGTCAGCGATGCGTTCATCGACTTGCTTCGCGTGCTCAGCAAGGAGGTCATCAATCGGTGATTTAGTACCTTGTGCTTCTTTCGCAGCCTCAGCTGTGATTGCCTCAAGTGTGGGGTGATCACTTGGCTTAGCTTCACCAGCTACCTCAGCTGGTTTCTCCGCTGGTTTTTCTGGTGGTTTCCTGGTTTCCTCAGGCTTTACTGCTTTGTTATGACGGCGAGCGACAGCGGCAACAGCATCCGCACGCTTCTCGTGATTGCTGTTTTTATCCTCACCTGGCCGTGACGCAACATACTTACCACCGCGCTTGCCAACTTGTCCCACGGCGTAGCCGGTTGGACGGTGTACCACGGTTCCATTACGGGTAACACCGAGGTCAGCCGCTTTTACCTTACCTGGACCATCGTGACCACACGGCGGACGCACGCATACCCAGCCGTGTTCATACCCCTCCGGTCCCACCTTCGTGATCTCCGGTGCCATCACACTCATCGGGGCCTCACGTTCTATTTTGACCAGGTGGTCCAGATATACCAGCGAAGGTCGTGGTACCATCCTGCTGCAATCGTTCTGCCCCAGGCCGGTCCCATTCCATAAGCCACTTCGCGGTCTGGATCTTAAGCTGCTGTGGCGCGGGAATCCAGGATGGCAACTGGGTAAATTTCTTAACCCGCTGCACGTCTTCCTCAGTGGGCGGGTAATGGATTCCCTTAAACAGGTGCTCGAACTGGTCAATATCACTGCCATCATAGTGCTGGAAATCCCAGGATAGCGTTTTCAGCCAGTCTTCATTCCAGTCATCATTACTAAACGAGTACGGCTGAGTCAAAGAGCTTTCGGTCACGATCAGCCCTTCGACTTTTCGATCTTAACCTGCCCCGGTGCTGCCATGACCACCCACTCTCGTTCCTTCAAACAACCGTTACCAGTCCGAGGAGTCGACATGATCAGGTTAGCGGGAACACTCGCAGCAACCTGAACACCAGAACTACCGTAACCGTAGAACTTACCTGCTTCACCGCTGGCGTGCGACCACGATGACAACGGCCGCCAGTCTGATTCCGCTACATCAGCTGTGCTACCGGCTGGCTTTAGCTTTGGGTTAAAATGACTACCACTAGGGTCAAGATTAGTCTTCAACCAATTTGGTATCTCATTGTTTGCGTCAAACCCCATCGCTCGGTGAAGTGTAACACTCGTGATACCAGCTTTTTTCAGCTCTCGCTGAGTAACGTTATATTGCGCTCGGACAAATTCGCGAAGTGCAGCCTGGTTATCGTTGTAGTATTTGTCGACCTGAGTTTGCAGATCACCAGTTTCCGCAGCCCACTTCTTCGCGCTTGGAAGGCCAAACTCATCAGCAGCCGCACGCTGCACACCAAGCGCACCGAGGTGACTGTCGTTTGAGGTTTGCTTCCATACCTCAATTGCAGAGCTAACCAGCTCTGCACGGAGGTGACGCTCATCTTCGGCGGTAAACGGCTCATTTTTATCTGGAGCAAGATCAGCCAGGTACGCTGACAGCAACTTACGTGCCACATCAGCTTCATCAGCTACCTTCAGCTTCTCCGATGGTGTATTTGAATAAGTACTAAACGGCTTGTAACCAACGCTTCCATAACTACTCGTTACGATTCCTTTACTGGAACCAATCGCAGCAAGCACTTGTCTTTGCGATAGTGGCAAGCCACTAGCAGCGAGCAATTCTTGTGTTTCCGGTTTCGCCAGGTCTTGCCTCACATCGGCCGGAACCGTGTTCTTATTTTGCAACCGGTTTAGCAGGTCTTCAACTATCGGACGGCTTTTATTAGCATTCGCACTAAAATAGTTTCCTGGTTCGTTGAAAACATCAGCGCTGTGATGAACTGAAACTGCACTAATACCTTCTTTGGCGATGCTGTTAACTAGTGAATTTGGCAAACGTGAATTGTCATTGTTACCACCGGCCATCTTCGCCATGTCCTGTGTGGAAACACTACTCATCTCATCAGCAATCAGGTGAGCCGCGTTGTTTTTGTACTTACCAGCATCGCTAGTGTCAACACTTTTACCGGTTACCTTGTTACCGGTAGCCATGTAACCCTCGGCGATGCTACTGCCGATGTCGCCAACACGGGCGGATGTAAACTGACCAGGTGCCTCTTCAGCTGTCAGCTTCTCGGCGGCTGCTGGCTTCACCTTAATGGAATCAGCCAGTTTCTTCACATCGGGTGAAAACGACTTTGAGTCATCACCAGCATACTTACCATTCATGACCTTAGCGAGGTTACGCAAGCGAGATTCTGCTTCACTTACGTTACCTTCATCATGAAGCTTAGCAGCCTGACTAAGCATACCCTTATACTGCGCCTTGTAGTATGAAGCAATATGTGTGTTTTCCAGATCAGCACGCAGCTTTGCTGCTCGATCGCCGAATGACTCAAAGCTAAGATCTTTATCATGCTGCTTCTCGAGTGCTGCAAGCGACTTCTTAAGCCCCGCTCGTGCAGCAGTGATCTTATTTTTTGTATCACCATATGCGTACTTACTAGCGTCAGCGAGTGATATGTCAAGTTTCCGCGCAGACCTGATAACATCAGCAGCTTTACCTGCCTTCAACTGGGCGGCTACTGCATCCGAGTCTCTCAGCGATGCTACCATACCACTGCTACCAGGTATAAGTGATTCAGCATTCTTTGTCGCATCAGCGATCTGTGATGCCAGCCCGTGTGCCAGTTGCACCGTGTACGGTGTTTCTGGTTTTACTTCACTTGCTTTTTTCAGGCCAGCAGCCACGGAGATCTTGTCGTGGATGGCCTGGATCGCGTTAATCTGCTTATCAGTGGTATTTGTATTTACACCATCTGTAACATATTGATCGAGGATATCATGCAAATCATCGAGTATGCCGTGCAAGCTATCGAGTGCGCCTTGCGTGTTACCGTCAGTTAGCTGACTGCTAACAGCGTCTAGTGTATCTTTTTCATCAGCAAGAAATGGCAAGCTAGCCTTAGCTGTGGCGATACTAGCCTGAGCGCTTTCCACATCAGCTGACTTCAGTTTTTTCGGGACTTTTTTCAAACCGGCTGCGACAGAGAGCTTGTTGTGGATAGCCTGCATCGCAGCGATTTTTTTATCATCATCTGTAGCATCGATGATCTCTTGCAAGTGGCTAAGTGCACCTGGTGTGTCATTAGCCAGCACTTTGGCTTTAGCATTATTGAGTATAGTTTGGCCAACCAAACCAAATGCCAGGTCCGGATTATTCTGCGCAGCGGTAATACTATCATAAACTGCTTTAGCATCAGCTGATTTGAGGTTTTTCGGTTTCTTCGGTGCTTTAGTAAGACCGGCAGCTGTGGAAAGCTTGTCATGAGCGATTTGAAGTTTACTAAGCGTACTTTCATCATATGTATCAGCATTATCAATTACTGATTGCAGATCACTCAACGCACCGTGAGAATCACCCGCTACCAGTTTACTTTTAGCGCTTTCCAGTAGTTTATCATTGCTAGTGTGCGCTGCAAAATCGTTTTGTGCTTTTACTATTGCAAGGTGAATTGCCTCAACATCAGCCTGCTTCAACTTCGGTACCTTTGATGCACTGCCAAGGCCGGCAGCTGCAGATATCTTAGCATGAATAGCTTTAACTGCTTCAGCTTCATCAGAACTGCCGTAATCATCTAGACTATCACTCAGTTCATGGAGTGAATCAAGCGCACCTTGCGTGTCACCGTCTGACAATTTCGCGCTGATAACATCAAGCTTGTTGTAAGAACCACTACCAGGCATAAAGCTATTCTGCGCAGCGCTGATATCATTCTTTACACTGCTAAGATCCGCTGCCTTTAGCTTCTTCAGCTTCGGTACATTTACCGGGTTAACCACAGCTGGTAGCTTACCAATTGGTGGATTCAGCTTCTCATATACACTATCATGGAGATCAGCAATTTCAGCTCCAGGATAACCATCAACATCAAATTCGTATTTGGCATCTGACAAAAGATCAAGCGCCTTTGCACCGTCACCAGCTTGAAGCGCGGTTTTTATCGCGCCCAATACTTGGTCCGCGTGAGGATCACCGCTAAAAAGCGTCAAACCATCGATATCATTGATTTCATTACCGAAGTCTGGTGATCCGGCACCAGTTACAGCTGACACATCAGGTACCGGTTTACCAGCAGTCAGTGCATCTTGCAACAAGCTAACCTTATTGCTGTTAGCCAGGTCACCATCACCATTAAATGCATCAATGGCACCCTGAAGGTGTTCTTTGACATCATCGATATTGCCTGTATTCAACGCCAGGTATGCATCTGTTAGATGACCATTTGCTTGAATGTTTGAGGCGTTGTTATTTATATCTGCGATGGCATTTTGGTATGCATTAGTATCAATCGCAGGTGATTTCGCCGGTATAGCTGGTGAATTTTTCAGCTGGTTTTCAAAACTAATGGTGTGGTTAAGCAGATCGATGTCACCAGTCATCACTGCGTCACTCTTCACTTTATCAAGTGAAGCTGCTGCGACGGCTTCTTTACCATCAACCAAGTGTGCTGACGCTTCATTGAGATGAGCCGCTGCCACCGGATCTGTCGTCACCTGCGACAAACTTGCAAGGTTATCTGCAAGTGATTTACTCGGGTCCGGCTCCCAGTTCGCTACACTTTGGTCTACCAGGTGTGCTGCTGGTTTTACTTTTTTACCGAGAAGCGCATCATGAATCTGCTGGACTTTACTCGCATTCATGATATCATCTTTATTACTACTAGCGTACAACACACTAGTCGCATCACTGAGGTGTTCTACCGCGTTAGTGGTATTCCCCGCACCAAGCGCATCGTATGCCAGCGTCAGGTGATCATCTGCATCACTGCTCGCAATATGATCCTGCGTCTGGGATATAGCATCCATGTACGCATTAGTATTGATATCTGGCTTTAGCTTTACTTTTGGTTTTACTGGGTGAGCCACATCAGATGAGTGAAACGCCTCATTAGAAAGCTGGTACATCGCATGAGCGAGAGCCATGTCGTGCGTTCCATTACCAGCTTGAGTAAGAAGTTCTCCCGCCACATTATGATCACCACTTACCAATGATGCAGCGGCTGATGTCAGGTAATCTTTTACAGCTTCATCTGATGAAAGATCATGAATCGCAGCTATCTTTTGTGGCAACGCGCTTTGAGCGAGAGCAGCGTCGATTGGTGAAACAGACGGTGCACTAGCTGGTTTTATCGCTTCACCAGCTGCTTCATCTGGTTCTCCCAGCAGGTCCTTCTCCCACTGTGCCATGTAAGCATCTGGTTTTACTTTACCAGCCTCAAGTGAAGTGCCGATTGTCATCGCTTGCGAGGCGACATCGTGCTCACCTTGCGCGTTCAATGCGACAGCGGCTGCGGCAAGTTTAGTGCTCGCTTTATCATAGTCACCGGTGTTAACCGCCGCATACGCGTTTGTTAGATGCTCGTGAGCTGTCCAGTTTTCCAGTGGTGGAACCTGACCAGTCAACTGCTCAATCGCGTCTTTATACGCTTTATCGTTAACAGATGATTCACCGGGAATGTAACCGTAGGTATCTTTGAAGTCTTCTGGACTTACATCTGATGGCAGTTTACCAGTTTCCTGGTAGTATTCCTCACTGGTCATCAATCCTTTATCCCACAGGTAATCTGGGCTGTTTTTATCAACTGCCACTGGTTCAACAGGCTTGGCAGCGAGTTTGTCCTTCAGCGCCTGCAGTGCCTCTTCAGAGGCGATCTGGTCTTTTGTTTTACCAGCTGGTGCACTTACCGCAGGTGCGTTCAACGGCTTCGGTGCGTCTGATAGTGCCAGACCAGTATCATGAATATGCGTCTGAAGCAACTTATTTGGTTTAAAGAACAGATTTGCTGCTTCTTCAGCTTTCGTCAGCTCAACACCAGCGGTAACATGATCACCAGCAGCGAGTGCTGTTTTTGCCTTTTCAAGGTGATCAGCAGCTTCATCGCTGGCATCTGGCTCTTTAGCACGATCATTCAATACTGATACGTTGTGATATAGTACAGCTGATTTTGCTGCGTCAGCTCGATTTGCGAATGTACCACCAAGCTTTACTTTCTTACCATCCGCACCGTGGTGCGTCATCGAGTAGGTACCATCCGCGTTCTTCCGCAGCGCACCGATCTGGGTACCATCACCAGCGAGTACCTTGCCATTTTTCGTGTTAAAAACAGCCTCGCTGTATTGCGGTCCACACGGTGGTCTTACGCAGATGTAACCGTGTATGTACCCTTCTTTGCCAACCTTTATCAGATGGGCAAGGCGGATGATGATCTTACCGGCCGCGTTTTTCCTAGCAAATGATACTGGTTCCCAGTTACCAGGAGCATCATCATCCCGGTTGTCTTCCTCTTCCGGTTCCTCGTCATTTTCTTGCTGTCCAACCAGATCATACGGCACCAAACCACTAACCGCACCAGAACCAGCAACCGCACCAGCGGTAATGTTCTTGGTAACGAATTCCCAGACCGTCGGCAGCTTCACAACATCATCTGGAGATAGCTCAGGTACTGGCTTCAGTATATCATACATCACGGCGGCACTGCCAGTCGAGTGACCAGAAATTTTTATAAATTTATTCGCGGAAGCCTGGCCATTGCTAATCTGATAATCATGTGTCTGGAACCACGGTGAATTCTCATTATCTGATGGCACGAAACCGACATATGCTTTAACAGGGCGGTTTTCTTTCCGGTACGCTAGTGCACGATGATGACCGTCCACGATCTTCAGCCGATCATCACCTGGTACCTGCACCCCCACCACGGGGTGAACATCATTGTCAGCGCTACGGATTCGCTTCCGGAATTCCTTAACCCGCTTACCCTGGTGACTCGCTGCCCACGAGTTCACATCATCCCAGTCAACTCGGTCCAGTGGAATCTCAACTGGACCAATCCACGGGATGGTGCGCACCCAGTTAATACTATTGGGTGGGTAATTTGCGAGTAGCTGCTGGTAAACGTGCTCGGCCTCGACCGGATTCGGGTCGTGGAGGTTGGCAGCGTTTTTATGCAGTTCATTACCGTTGAAGGAACCATAATCAAACGATACCGCGGCATCGTGATGCCAGTTTCCAAGAACACGTGATACATCAAGAGTTGTCACGTGGCACTTCCTCAACCGTGATAACACGCAGATTAGGATAATCGTGGTGGTTTTCATTGGAGACCACGGTAAACTTACCGGATGGTGCCACGTACTCCGACTGGTATGCGTACTTCGGGTCACCATACCAGCTAACCGGGAGTGCGTGAATTCCAGTGATATTCCTGAGCATGACGTTACTGAGATCGCTTGAACCGGTTGGATCACTTAGCTCACTTGACTGAGAAAACAGGTGAGCGACGCGCTCATCACTCGACCATGAAGCACTGTTATCAGTCGTAATTGTATCACCTGGTCTCAAGTTTTTCACCTGGTCAATCACGGCTTTTCGTTCGTCATAATCAGAATCACCGTTGCTCGTGTGAATACCGCGGTACAACGGTTTTTTCGTCACGTATGGCGAGCGCTTAACCACGTGCTCAACATTCAACAAATCCTGGTCACCAACAGCACTACCAGCGTATTGAGTGCGTTTCATGATTCCACGTTTAACACTGGTTTCATCTGGATCATCATCGCGCAGTTTATCGAGATGTGAGATACGACTTGCGATGTCAGTCGCTTTTTTATCATCAAAACCATGACGTGTGACTGGAACAGCATCACCCGGACCAACATTGATCCATCCGTGGATATACCCTTCAGGACCTACCTTTACCAGCTCACCGACTGAAACAGACACGCGAAAACCGGCCACGGCTCGCGGGATTCTGATATCTCGTACCGCAACAGCCATGGCCGGCACCCTACCTTTTATCCAGTTTTCGGGTTACTCGCGCGTTAAAGTGCTAAGCGGTAAAACGATATCACGTAGTTGGTGGCTGGTCCTCAGCCGTTCCCTCGGTGATAACGAGACCAGTTGCAGCCGATGATACGACGGTAAGCGCGTCCGTGGCCGTTAGCGCGGGGGTCGTCGTCGCATCCGTGACGGTGATCGTCGCGATGCCATCAGTTCCTGCCACACACAGGCAGGAGAGCCCATCAGCTGATGGGGTAATCGTGATTACCGCTGTGTTATCCACGGACCAGGTGAGAGTGTCACCAGTAACGGGCTGGCCCTTTGAGTCCTGCTCGGCGACGGTAAGAGTTACCTGCTGAAGGTCGGTGAGCTGCACGGTATTCCCCTTCGTGATGGTTGGCATGCCCGGACCATCCGGTGCAGCCTGGGTGTAAGTGGTTGAATCATGAGCGAGAGTGAGGATAGCGGGGCCTTCTAGCCACCGGTAAAACACAGTCGCAGCGTTGGTGATGTCACTCGCGTTAAGCAAGTTTTGTGGAACCGTGGCTTGCACGGCGAGTTCCAGCGCCAGCGCGCGGTTTTCGGCGGTCACTGACTTATCGTCACCTTTCCTACCTTGCCACCTTGCCCTGGCATGTTATTATTTTATCGTATTCACAGCGATAAAAACACTACTGAGAACGTGCATCATATTCAGCTGATGCCTCTCGAATAGCTGCTTCATTATCAGGCCGTATTATCGCGTTACTAAATATTCCACTCGGCTCATCCCAGTAACCACGTGCCAGGATAGACGTGACTGGCAGGATTGTTGAGCCATCTGGTCCTCGCAGCATTCCACAGCTGAGATCATTATCACCGATGAGCTGGGCACCATCATCTCTTACCGCGAGAATTTTCATTATTTATGTACCACTCGCTTTGAATCCACCGAGTTGATCGTAATTAGGCATATTTGGCTTTACTACTTCGGAACCAGCTACTTGTACCGGTGTCTCACGTGATTTTACACCAGCTTTTTGCAATGCTGCCAAACCTTTTTCTAGCCGCAATTGCACCGTTGTCATTTTTTGAAGATCTTTTTTATCTTGATCCTCCACGTACGCACCTCCACCACCTGTGTACGTGGCAACACTGATGTGAAATTCTGCGATTTTATCATTTGTGTGCGCCAGATCTTCCTGCGTTACTTCCAGCGCGCGTGATTTCTCTTCTGATGTCGCGGCCGGATCTTTAGCGATGGTTATGGCATTCCAGACCTTCCATGGAATACCGCGTTTAGTTAGCTTATCGGTAAGAGATTGTGGCGGTTTTTTATCAAACAACACGTGGTCAATGTCATCAGGCGTAAGTGGTCGTGCCTTACCATCTGATGAGTGAACCTGCACTTCATTGTACGCATGCTGACGGAAGTTGGGACTAGTGTAATCACGATTCATACCACGTAGTCCACGTGCTTGCATGATGCCATGTTTGTAGGTAGATTTTCCTGGCTCAATGATACTCGGTGTACCTTTATCATATGCAGCGAATGACCGCGTATCCGGATCCAGCATCCGCGATGGCATGCTGGCTTCACTGTTGTTCAGCGAGTCACCAACGTTGAATGTCGCATGTTGCTTAACCGCGTCCTTCAGCACCACCTGCGTGGTACCAAATGAAGAAAGCTGGTCGGTGTTAAAGCCAAACCAATCGTTTACACCAACGCCAGCTGGCCGATCCACCCCATCAGTCACGTAGCCATACACCGGACGAAGAGATGGGTCCATGTTTTCCGGGTAACCAAACCACGTCCTCTCAAACACCGCACGGGTGTGATTGGACTTAAGTGCCTGTGATTTATTTGTCTCAAACTGCGTTTTGAACGCGTTGTCATCGAGGATGTGCTCAAGGCCAGGGTTGGTAACGCGAGTGGCAATATGATGAGATGCGATACCGCGTAGCTCTTCACGCATCTTCTCATCCGCGGCTTCAGGCGTAAGGCCGGCCTCAGCTGCAACGGTCGCGCGCTGCTCCTCATTTGATGCAAGCAACGCGGCCTTTTGTCGTACACTCATGTTGGCATCAAAGTCATTTTCATCGATACCGCTCTCGCGTAGCACATCAGGGATGGTTCGCGGTGCGTAACCAAGGTCACCTGGGTTCATCGAGAGGTTGCCATCGCGGATCGCGCCAGCTTGGTACTTCAGATAATACGCGCGTTCCCTATCCGCTGGATCCGCGCTCTTATCGAGCGTGTTTGCTTCATGATCCAGCCGATTGGCCTCGTTTACCAACTCGACAGCCTCGTGTGGCGGATCAGCGCTGATGGGGGCAACAGATTTTACTGCTGGTTCAACTGGTTTTATTATCTCAGAGCCAGGAACCTGCACTGGCTTAATCTCATTCGTTTCTTCTGGCGTAAGAGCCCGAAGTGTTATATGACGAGTTGGCACACGACCAACGAGCGGCACGTGCTGGTCACGCAATTCATCTTTCTCGATGACGTATTGCTGTCCACGTGGAATCGTGTATTCGCCTTCATCTTCATCTTCAGGAAGATTACCTGTTACACTTCTTGCATCGAGAGCCTTCGTGCCGGCTGGCATAAGAATATGAAGCATTGCATGATCAGAACTTACTTCACCACTACGCCCGAAACCTGCTGCAACCTCATCAAAAGCAGAAGCTGAATTATAACCTGAATCAGAATACACCTTACCGGTGTGACTGTCAACATCCCCGAAGAAGCTGTTAGCGTTAGCGATGCCGCGACTTAGTTGAACATCCTTTGGAAATGCAGGAGTTTTACTAAACGCAGAATCTATCAAACTAATTTTCGTTCGCGCATCTTGAGCGGTAGGACCTTGTGTTATTGCTGAATTACGTAGGTAACTATTTACTTGCTTGTATCCATTTAGGTAAAAATCATCGAGATTATTTTTTTCAGCTGGTGTCAAGTTTTTTGCGCGGCCATATGTTGCATCTTGAAGAGCATCACCGGTTATCGCATCTTGTAGTCGTTTATCGACTGAAACTGATGCATCTGGTTTTGATGCCTTTGAATCAGGAACCTGCACTGAATTACCAGCACGTGATATGACTCGCGCTTGAACGTGCAGTTGCCCATCATCATCTTTGTGAACACCGGTAACCGTGTATTTAGTTCCACGATCCAAGACCAGTTCACCCGCACCACCGTGACCAGGCAATGCATGAGTACCAGCCGGTACGTTCATGCTCAAAACAGCATTGTTTTTACCAGCTTGACCTGGCACCAAACCTTGCTGTTTCGCCCAGTCCTCAGCCCACTGTTTACTAGCTGAGGTTGACATGTACCCTGGATCAATTACCTCATCACCGACACGTGGTTCTTTACCCGGCTCAACAGTAATAGCACGGTGTACCATCGCATCGTATGATGTTGTACTCTTCGCCATGGCACCATCGAGGTTATCCATGATGTCTTGGGCGGCATCACTTCTCGGTGCACCATTACGCAGACTCGCATTCAACCTGCGTGCGGTGTTCGGCAGCGTATACTGACTGCGTGCCCATTCCTCATCAGAAGTAAGCGGTGAGCTCAGCGTGGTTTTTACTGGTTCAACGAGTGACGGTTCAATTTCACCAGTTAGCGCGGTATCGCTTGGCTTCGGCTCAACCGCGTTTTCACCACTCAGCCCCGTTCGGATGTGGTCTGCATGAGATGCCAGCCCATCATCACCACCTGCTCGCGCGACATTCGCCGCATCTCGGAGTGATGACGTCGCACCATCCACATCGCCAGCTGCCAACGCGTCGCGGGCACTCGCTACCGCATCTCTCGCCTCACCAGGCTGCATCTCACCGTGCATCGCGCTCAGGTCATGGTACGGTACCACGGTCATCGCAGCTTCGCCACGGTTCGCGTACGTGCCACCGAGCCTGGTCTTGGTACCGTCTGCCGCGAGGTGTGTGACTGAGAACGTGCCGTCCTTGTTCTTGTAGAGCTTACCGATGCGGGTGTCACCGTGGATGACCGCGCCGGCCTTGCTGTCGAACTTGGCTTCCGTGTACTGTGGACCGCATGGCGGACGAACGCAGATGTAACCGTGTATGTAGCCTTCTTTACCAACCTTCAACAAAGTGGCTTTGGTATCAAACTCTTTAACTGTCTTATCACTCAAACGAACTGAAGTCTCACCGGGTTTCAACGGCAGGACGACAGCTTCTGATTCCTGGTATGTACCGAAGCCAGTTGGTGGCAGTGAGAAGATTCGCTCGGCTGGGATGCTCTCATGCCGGTTTCCGCCGGTATTGCTCTCACGCGTCCAGCCGGACATGGTTGACCATGATGTCCACGGGCGTGTTTTATCCCATTCTTCACCACGTGAGGCACGGTATGCTTCTACGTTTTTAATACCGTTATTTTTCAACCACTCCTGCGTTGTGGCGTACATCGCATCGCCGATGGCGTGAGCGGCACGCTGAACTGCAGGACGAGCGGCAATGTAATCATTAGTTCGAGTTTCGTCATCAGTGAGCTGGTACGATCTTCCTAGCCGACTTGCGACATGTGAGATCATCGCTACCTGCGCTGGTCCACCACTTGAACCACGCCAGCTGTTAAGGTACCCATCAACAACAGCTCGTTTTAGCTCATCACCAGACAGGTTATCAACATCATGCCGGCCGTCCTCAGCTGCCAACGCGTGAAGATCCTCATCTGAGGCGTTCAAATGAGCGGCTACATCCGCAGCAGTTTGCTGGTACGACTTAGCAAATTCTCTGGTGTCATTTGACACGGAGAAGTCATTTTTATCAAGGCGTGTAAGTGATTCCGGTTGACCGCTGTTGTAACGAGCAATTCGAGATGTATTTACAATCATCCGGTTAATACGATCCGCATCACTATCCAACCTGTCACGCGTCAAACTGTCACGCGCTGCAGCAAGCTGTGTCATCATGTCATCATAATGACCAGCTTCACCGTGTTTGATGGCGTCATCGATGAGTGGTACGGCTTCATAGCCTTGTGCTGGGCCGTAGTCATCCGCGGGAATGGAGGTAACGGGGTTAGTCTTAAGCCGTGAGATAACGTCACGCGCTGGACCAGCTATGTCTTTACCAGAAATTTTACCGGCATCAAATTTATCGTCGATGTTACCAGGTCCGACTTTAATCCACCCGTGGATGTAACCCTCAGGGCCTACTTTGGTTACACTTGGTTCCACTGCAGTGTCGTGAGAGCCTGTGGGTGTGGCTTTGTCCTCGGATATGACCGAGGCTATTCGCTTCTGGTTCCTGCCATCAGCTTGCTTTTCAGCGAGTGGTGTATCTGATAGCCGCTGGATAGACACGATACCAGTACCGGGTGCTGGCGCGATAACCACCATCTCACTTTCACGCACCATGCCAAAACCTGATCTCGGATATGACAAGATCTGGCTTACTGGTACAGTAGCGCTCATGATGACGGCGACAGAAGAGTCAGTGTGATCACTTCCGGCGAACTGGTTCGCATAAGCAACACTAGTTGACCACGATGACAAAGGTGCGAATTGCGGAGACTTAACGGTTCTTTGTTCTTTAACACTGCTATCACTTGCCCAAGCTGGTGGCACCATCCAATGAAAACCACGATGAAGCACTACATGAGTGATCCCTTTTTTAGCGAAATCAGCTTGAGTTAGCTCATGCTGCGCCCGCAGAAATGACTGCCATGTACCAAGTGAGCCCTGGTCTTCGACGGTAATTGGCTTTGACGACAGCGCGGAATTGCCGAGGCTGAATTCACGGCGCGCAGCTTCCTGTACCACATCACGTTTAGATGCCAATGACCAGCTAAAAAGCATCTGGAACAGGCTTTCTTGCCTGATCGCGCTGTCCATGCCACCATCAGCAGCTGAGTGCCATTCTTTAACTACTGTGTACTTTCCCCGTGGTGAATGACTTTCTGTTTTACGCTGGTCAGCTGGCTTTCCACGTGCGATTGTTACATGGCCATACTTTTTATCTACCCAGTAACTGTATTCATCTGGGTTAGCAATCGCTTCATTATAGCGGTCTGCCGGCAAATTTGCGGCGCTAAGCAAATTCTCGGTAGAACTTGGCACCTTGTTAACGAGACGCTTAGCCGCGCGTCGTGTCATCGGATCAGAGTCGTAAACGTCGCTGTCCTTTAGGCTGATCATGCCTCCAGCCGTGACATCTGTTTTATGCGGGTCATTGTAAGCGCCACTTAGCCTACCACTTAGTATTCGCGTTACACCACTAAAAGACGCGGACATCGTACCATCATCTGATGAGCTGGTAATAATGCCACTACCAAGTATCGGATGGCTAACCTCATCACCGACTTTTCCACATGGAGGCCTTACACACACCCAGCCGTGGATGTAGCCTTCCTTGCCTACCTTTGCCAGGTCCGGCCGGACAGTGCTGTCGAGAGAGTCATCCCGCGGAGCTTCGTCCTCGGGTACCTGTTTCCGTACCTGCTTCTGGCTCTTTCCACCGGCTGGTTTCGCACCAACGGTGCTCGGTGGCACACCTCGCTTGCCACCTGGGCTGCTTTCCGGTGACTGCGGTTGTGGCTGGCTCGCTGGCCAGTAACCGTCCATCGCCTGCGGCCCGGTGGGGAATGCCGCGTGAGGACGTTCCGACCTGACACGTCCCGCGTCTGGGTACATGCCGTCGTCGCCATCATCAGGCGCGGTCATGATACGTGGCTGTGGTGACGAGCCATCCCAGCGTGGTGGTTCTGCACCAGCGGTGAAACCGGGAACACCGCCAGGTACCGGTGGCATTTGCATGGCACCGCCGCCTGCAGCTGGTGGCGCCTGGTCCTGGATGTCTTGCCAGGTTTCCTGACCATTCAGGTCTACCTGACGGCGAAGTTGCTTCGAGACAGCCGAGGTATCCGGCACAATTGATGCGTCGAAAAACTGGCCTGATGGGTCAACCGAGTCAATCCGGAACGCGGTACCACGTGGCAGGACGTATTCACCCATGCCCTCACTTACTTGGAGAGCGTGAGTGCCAGCTGGTGCGTGAATCCGCATGATTCCCGGTATGCCACCGTTACCACTGGTGTTAACTGGTAGTGCTGGACTGTGACCGGTGCTACGAAACTCACTGAATGCCTTCGCCCAATGGGCTGATGATGACGTGGAAACAAATGACTTATCTGAGAATGTAGCACCGGGACGGAAGTCTGCCGCCCGGTGTGGTGAGATTGATACACCGCGGTACAAATGCGTGTCTTCGGTTAGCGTGGCATGATGAATGAGGTTGTCGAGTATCTTCATATCATCACGGAATCCAGTAAGGCGCCTGTCATCAGGGTCGTAATGGTTTCTGATGCCGCTGAGGTCATCTTTACGAAGCGCTTTGGACATGGCATCGTTGAACTTCGGTGACACGTACCGGTCAACCGTATATTGTTCATACTTAGAACGTGACGGTTCCGAGTATGGTAGTTGTGGTGCCTTCCGGCTTTCCTGCAGCTTGGCACGCTCAGCTGGATCTTTCGGAAATTCTTTCGTCCACCGACCATCACGATCACGAAGTTCAGCATCCCACCAGTCACCTTTACCGCCACCCCACCACTTCTTCTCCGCAGTGAATGGTTGTGCGATATCAACATCATCATCGGTCCACGTAAATCGCGGTGCATAACCAGCAAGCTGGTTAACGTCTGGTTCTGGAGCGGTTACCAAATCGTCATCATCGAGATCACTTGGCACGTTGATAAGCATGCCTGATGGCATCATAGCCAATTCAGCTGTTAGCTTAACCCACACCTCATGCTTCGAGTTATCGACAACTGGTGACATACTACCCATTATAACACCGCTCAACACCCGTGTCGCGATGCTCATGATTGCCACCATTGGCTCTTGTTAGAAAATGACTGCCAGGCTGCCTGGTCGTGAACCTGCCATGTGGTGTTTAGTTTTTTACTACCAATGAGTGATGGTCTACTTCCATTATTATCCCACAGTTCGGCTGAATCAAAGAGGTTATCATCAAGCGCACTGCGGAAGGTATTCGTTACTGCGCTATGAGTGTCTCGTACCACGCTTTCCGGTACCACGCGACCAGTTACCGCAGCTCGCGCGTTCTCTCGGCGGACCGCTTCATCGGTATCAACGGTAATGTACTTAGCAGCCACCTGGTACCCAGCATCTCGCGCCTTCGCCAGCCGGTCCTGAATCGCGTTATACCTACCTGTACCAGTACTATCAAAGGTAACGTTCATGCCGTGTTGCAATGCATCGTGGTAAACTCGGCTGGCAATCAATTTTGACTCATCGTGAGTAAACAATGCTGCTCGCGGGTCACCATCCGCAATCATCTGCTGATACTCGGGAAGCTGCGTTTTGATTTCATCAGGATCAACGTGCACGTCAGTACTCGGAATCTTTATCACCGTACTTTTCCCACTCGCGGTACCACCACCGAGGAACGTGGCAACTGGGTGATCTGATGTAGGATGGTTGGTAAGAATCTTGGTGATGATCTGACGGTGAAGCTTCTCACGTTCTGGATCTAGCTGGCCATTCCTGGTATGACGTGTTAGTGAGCAATCGTAATCAGGTGCTTGAATGCGACCTTGGATCGGTGACACGTCACCGGGGCCGACTTTGATCCACCCGTGGATATAGCCATGCGGTCCTACCTTGTTAATTGTACCAACGGCTTTCACCACCGACCCATTCCGGATCGTGGTATCAGTTGCACTGTTAAGCAGTGTTGGTAGCACAAGTTTGAATGCGGGATGAAGTGGCAGTGACTTCATCTCCTCAGGCGTGAACCAGCCCCAGTCACCGTTTTCCTCAGGTGTTTCACCATCAAATGACGGCCAGAACGTCTCACCCGCGTCAGTCATGAAGGTGGTGTACGCCCAGCCGTTGCCATGGTCATCAGTCACCGCGTGGCTAACCTGAACCGATGGTATATCGTTACCACTCATGTTACTGGTCCACTCAGGTGGTTGTATGCTGCCAGGAACTGCCCTGCCTCGACCTTCAGCTGCCGTGGCGCGGCTTGCCAGCATGCCAGCTGGGTAAAATCACGAACACGATTCACATCGGCTGAGCTCGGCGGCTGTGTCACCTCCGGCCACATCTGCGCGAACGTGGTAACGGGTGTACCATCGTGATTCCACAGGTCCCAGCTGCCAAGCTTCGTCCAGTCCTCATTCGCATCAGCTCGTGAGAACGGATATGACCAGGTGCTCACGTGTCATCCTAAGAGTATCCATCATCACCAGTGGATGATTCCTGTATAATTACATCACCAGGTGTGCTCAGCACAACCCATTCACGTTCACTCAAGCTGCCGTTACCACTTCGTGGTGTGGAGAACACTCGCTCCGCGGGAACACTGGCTTTAATCAACACGCCGGGACCATTAGAACCGTAATCTTGGTAAAACGCTGCCGCTTGAGCATCACTTGATGACCACGATGATAGTGGGCGAGCATCACTGGTATTAAGCGTGGTAAGTGCGCCTGGTACCTTAATTGGTCGATCATTATCATCATAGCCACTGCCAGTTGATTTCGGCATCGGACCCATCGCCCATTCCGGTGCTTCATTAACGCTATCCCAGTTCATACCACGATACAAACTGACGTTCTTGATACCAGCTTTCTTCAGGTCTTGTTGCGTCAGATCGTATTGCGCTCGGACGAATTTATGAAGTGCTGGCTGGTTTTGCGTGTAGAATTCGTCTGTTTTCCGGCGGAGAGTGGCGTCTGAGTCTGTCCATGGCATTGCGTTTTTAATACCGAGTTCATTCTCAGCTGCGTGTTGCACAGCCAGCCCAGCAACGTTGTGGTCATTCGATGACGCGGCCCACAAGTTCACCAGGCTACTCGTTAGCTCAGCGCGAAGTTCATGTTCATCTTCATCAGTCATCATGCCATTACCGGCGAGTTGTGAGTAAAGGTTTTTCCGGTGACGAGAAATGATATCAGTTGCTTCTTGCTGAATCAACTCAGCTTTTTGGTAACGCTCAGCTTTTTCACCAGGCGAGAGACCTGGTACCAAGTCACCGCTGAACAGACTCTTGAGTCGTTCAACATCTTCATTTGACATACCTTGCTCACGGAATGTATCAGCAGTATTAATAATGTCCTGTGCCGTAAATGAGTCTCCCGGCGTCCAGTTATCTACTGCATCAAGTGTGCCATGCGCCAGCCCAACCGCGTCCAAAACGTGTCCAGCATCATCAGCTACCTGAAACTTATCTCGTGGATTTTCATCCACACCAGCATCAATTGCACTCGGTCCCACAGCTGCTACAGCCGAGACAACTGCATGCCTCAACCGTGAATACTGCTCGTTACCAAGCGCAATTTTCGCCAGATCTTGGGTAGAAACATCACTCATTTGTTTCTCAAGACGCTGACTAACTTCTTTTTTGTAATCAGGAGCTTCCTCGTTATACACGGTTCCATTAGAATCTGGATCACCATTGGCAAGGAAACTTTCAGTCTTATCAAATGATAGGTCATCATCACGTGACGCGCCGAGTTTCCCCGCTTCGGCGGTTGCGGTATCACCAAGGATACCAGTAGTACCATCACTGAACCGAGCGTAGAAACCATCAGAACTGCCGCTGATAATGTGACCGGGGCCGTGAATCGCGTGGGTAACCGCATCACCGGATCCGCATGGTGGGTTAACACAAATCCAGTCATGGATGTAGCCTTCCTTGCCCACCTTCTGGATTATACCAGGTGAGGCACTGCTATCCACTACACTAATCTTACCAAGTTCTTCATTCGCTTCACGAGTGGCACCTTCGAGTGGTGTCTCACCCGGCAACAGCGCCCCACCGAACGTGCCCCACTTCCCAGCATTATCAGCTGCGGTGCTGGCACGCTGCTGCAGCAGGTATACCACATCACCATTCGGTCGCCGGCCGCGGATCATCAGCCCAGCCGCACCTTCAGCACCACAATGCTTATGACCAAGGCCACAGGTGATAGATTTCTCACCTTGATGACGTTTTTCAACATCAGAATCTGCACTTGATTGCAGTTCAGCAAAGCACGTGGAAAACCACGGGTCAAATGTAACGGTCACAGTGGTTTCACCTGCCGGACGTTGACCACGAGAGTGCCATCACCTGCGATACGAGTACCAGTCACCTCGAAGTTACCAGTGGCAAGGTACTCACGTTCATTAAAATAGGCCGGGTTACCGGCGAGTCGTTCCAACGGCAACGCTTTCTTCGGACCATCCACCCAGTCCAGCAGCACTGGTGTCGTGTTTTTAGCCGTGACGTGCTGGCCACCTGATACGTGGCTGAAGCTTCGTCCTACATCTGCGTTTGAAGAAAATGAACCGAGTGAGATATCAATTGGTGAACCAGTCTTATACCGTTCAGCAGCATCACCTGGAATCATCATACCGCGATACAGGTGCTGTTCACTAACATCAGAGTCACGGATCGCGCTGAGAAGCAAGTTTACAGTTTTCTTCCGTCCCGGCGTGATATCACCACCGTTTACTGACTTCTCTACATCGGTACGGATTCGCGCGACCTGCTTACCACCTGTGTTTTGGAACGTGTCCAGAATCTTAACGAGTGCCTTGCCATCCGGCGTTTTCTCTAGCTCATCCAGCGCCTGATACCGCTGGTTCATGTTGAACTTACCACTGCGGGCTGGTTTCAGTACCGCTAGGTCTGACCGGAGCTTAATATCCGGTGCTGGCACAACTTTCGGCGTCTTCTTATCAAGTGCCGCCTGGATATCAGCTCGGTCCTGGTCGCTGATGTTCCGTTTCAAGTACTCACGCAGCTGCGGTACCTTAGCCATCGACCAGTGTTTAACACCTGCAGGCTGCGGTGTTACTCGGTTAAAGGTGTGGGTGCTACCATCATCGAACTGGGCGGTGACGTGTTTTTCATCATGGCTGGTAATAATACCGTGGCCGAGTGAGTCATGCTTAATTTCATCGCCCTCGCCTGGTATGCCGACGAAGATCCAGCCGTGGATGTACCCCTTGGCGCCAACCTTCACCAAGTTCGGCTGCCCGAGTGGTACCAGATTGAAACCGGGTAGTGGCTCCACGGTCATATCAGAGAGGTCGAAGTCACCAACTGACATCGGCGATGCGGCACAGCGACAGTTTGGATGACCAGGTGGTGCGTCAACGCCATTCAGGAATGCCTGGGAAAGTGGGATTGATCCTTCTGCTTCCGCAGCACGGCAAATTTTACACACGCGCTCATCTGGAGCAACTAGCCAAGATTTCATAGAAACACCAGCAGCAAGATACTGGTCCAGTGAGGCGGCCGATGACGCTCGTGAGATCTCAGTCTGTGCGATCATCTGTGCTCGTGATGGTACGTTCAACAAACTCGAGATATCACTCGCCAGGCTATTCGCATCTTGCCCTGTCGCCAATGCAATACCAATGTACTTAGCCAGGTCATCGAGTTTGGTAGAAGACACGGACTGGATGGTATTAACGCCCCACTGGTGGAGAAGCTGTTGCAATCGTGGGCCGGTACCAATCTTCAGCGCGGATTCAACATCACCTGGTTCCCATTCGCCCCAGTCTGGGCCAGTAGCATACTCGGGATACGGATTGGTGCCGGTGTTAAGTTTGATAACAGGTTTTATTACCGACTTCCCCAGCGCCACATTCATGGCTGATCGAGAACCGGTAATCGTTACCTGTTGCGGTGAAAACGCAACCATCTCATTGATTTTGCCATCTTTACCGCGTTGGATGATGCTATCGTGACCACGTTTTTCAGCTTCATCACGGATTGCGGTAGACAACTCATCTTGGGAGGTACTCGGATGCGCCGCACGATACTGGTTCTGAAAACTCCACACGTCATCATCAGCGCGGTTTGCCATACTTGAGTCCCACGGGTTTTTCACGTTAACCCGAGTGGATAGTACCTTTCCATCATCAGCAGCTATACCATACGTTGCAGCATAATCAGGTCGCTCAGTTAGGTAGATGCCCTCGCCGGCCCAGCCACGATTACCTGAATTTTCACCGATATATGATTCATCAAATCCGTGATCGGTAATTGATGTCGCTTTATCACTGCTGGCGGTGCCGTGGTACATTTCTTGCGGTACAGCTGAATTTTTAGCCCAGTTAATGGCATCATTATCATCTTTAGCCGGTGACCAGCCAGCAACTCTTTTCCAGCCGTGAATATAACCTTTTGGTCCTACCTTGGTAATCATCGCTGATTTTGTCGTACCAACTGAACTCAAATCGTTTAGCTGAGTCGCCTGGACAACGAGCCGGCCACCTCGCCCCGTGGTAACGCCATTAACACGGTACTTACCACCAGCAATCCATTCTTGCTCATTGGTAACCTGGACACCATCACGGGTGAATGGCGTCTTCGACATGTCAATGCCTTTACTACCGGGATCAACTTCGAGTAGCACGGAGCTATCAGCGGAAGCAAATTCTTTCGCTGACTCACGGTCCTCAGAAAACGATGATGCTGGAATGGTAAACGTATTACCTGGCGTCATCTGAGACATGAATGCTTTGGCTTTATCCTGGTTATCCCAGGTCCATGCCATTCCACGGTAAACTGGTTTACCTGAGGTTTCGGGATGCCGGAGGCTTTCAGCGATTGACCGAGCGTGATCCGGTATTTTAGCATCATGATCACTGATACCATGAGCGATATCATCGTAACTAACTTCACCGTGCTGCCAGGCTGCTATCGCATCTGGGTCAACTTTTATCCACCCGTGGATGTAGCCTTTTGGCCCCACTTTGGTAAGAATGGCAGATGCTGATGCGGTGGATGCTGGTGCTGCTGGTAGGTTAGCCAGCACGTGTCGCGCTGAAATCGCACCAAGCGTGTACCCATCGGTCCACAGTGGTGTGAGCACCGGTCGCAACGCTGCTGCGATACGATTCCGTACCTCTTGTGCAGCGTAGGTGGGAGTGACGCGAACTTCGCCAGTGATGAGCTGGGCGAGGAATGAGCGAGCGGAAGCCATGCCATCGGAGAACGCGGCTGCGATCTGCGGCGCGTAGATGCTGGCGAGTTGCTGATCGCGTTCCCAGCCGGGCCACTGCGCATCGGTTACCGATTTGCTGGCGCTACCAATTGACACTGGGTCAAGTAGCTCAGCAACTTCATGCTGAAGTGTCGCCGGGGCAGCCTGCCACGACGGCAATGACATAAGCGAGCGCAGGTACTGGAGGTCAGCCAGCATCGGCGGATAACCATAGCCGGGGATCAGCTGGCTGAGATCGGTAACTGGTGAACCGTCATCGTTCCACCGATCCCATGACCGGGTACGAATCCAATCTTCGTTCAGATCAGTCAAAGATGCCGTCACGTTACCGCCGTCACCTTCCGCGACGAGTCGACGCCGACGCTGCCAGGCGCGGCCATGATCACCCATTCTTCTTCCAGCAAGCAACCGAACCCGGTGCGCGGGGTGCTGAATACCAGCTCGGCCGGGACCGTTGTCTTTAGTACCAGCCCGGTCTCACCTGAGGTACGCATCTCATCGGTGTAAGCGAACTCATTGGCTACTGTAGCCGCGCCGGACCACGATGAGATTGGGCGCCACTTCGGCGCGCTAACCTCATCTCCAGCCTTCATCGCCTTACCGTCATCACCAAATGCCCACGGCGCGGTATCGCCGGTGACGTGCATCCCGCGGTAAACCGTGACGTGGGTAATCCCAGCGGCCTTCAGGTCAGCTTGGGTCCGGTTGTATTGTGACCGGACCATGGCCCGTAGCGCCTTTTCATTCTTAACGTAAACGTCGTTTACCTGGTCAGCCACGTCACCTGACTCCTTGGCCCAATCGGCCACGTTGCTTAGCCTCAGCTCATCGGTTACGGCGCGCTGCGTGGCCAAGGATAGGATGTCGTTGTCGTTCGATGACATGGCCCAGCGGGCGATGATGCTTCTGAAAGCGTTATCTCTGATTTTCTTCAGATCATTTTCGGTAACCGGTGGTAGGTCAGCTCCATGACCAATCTGGTCAGCCTTCTTCATTAGCGCGGCTTTAGCCGCTTCCACGCCGCCGTCATCCTTGAACTCCGGTAGGTTCTTCTCGGTAAACCCACGGTAACCGGGAAAACCAGGCGTTAGCTTAGTCATGGCTTCCAGTGACTGGCGATCGGTGATTTTAGCAGCCACGGCTCGGATGGCGTTCGCCTGCGCTTTGATCTTTTTCACTGACACTGGCCCAGCGTACGCCATTACGTAATCATCCGGATGCTCGGCTACGTCGGGGTTCACGCCTGGATCGATGGTAGTGCGATTGCTGCTGATCTTCAGCAGATCAGCGGTGCTGAAGTCCTTCATGTCCTTAGCCAGCGCCGCGGCTACCGACGCCTTCAGGGTAGGCGCATCGGCTTTCTTTACCTTACCAGCTCGACCAGACAGCGGCTGGTTCAAGAACGCTCGTAGTTCACCGGTTACCTTCGCTCCAGGAACAGCAGTAGCAGATGTTCGCGGGGTACCATTAGGAATTGCAGCGTGAACTTGAGCGTAAGGTGATTGCTCACTGAAATCATGCCGGGTTTTACCGCTATTGTAATGACCTGCCAGGGTGCCTAGCGCGTTATCACGGCCAGCATGACTGGAAACGTGGCCATCTGAATGAGTAATTACGTACTTACCGTTGTCATGCACGATGCTACCGACCTGGTAACCGGAAGGTTTGTGCATTATCGTGCCATTACGTTTGACCTGTAGGTCTGAGGCTTTAATCTTGTCCGGTTTTTCGCCACATGGCGGCCTTACGCAGATGAAACCGTGAATGTAACCATCTGGTCCGACCTTCAGTACGTCAGCAGTTTCCACTCCACGAAAGGGGGCGGCGCCAGTTTTAGCCACATCTTCTACTATATCAACTGGTTGACTGTCTTGCCACTGGTAGTCACTCTTCGCCAGCACCACGTCACTCGCACGTGCCTTCGCCAGATTCACCGCGTTACGTGGGTCCAGCCCCTCGGCCATGGCCTTCGCGACGTTAGCGAGCAATGACTCCGAAATGTAGCGTGCTTCCCACGTGGTAACGTGGCGGCCCTTGGTAAGGTGGCGAGTAAGTGCCTCGAGTTCGGCATCCGCTCGTTTTTGAGCGAGGTTACCAGCGTAAAGTGGGTGTGAGATTTCCTGATTAAGACGTGGATCATCATCATCCCACGGGTTGATCGCGGCACTGGCGATCTGCTGATGACTGTATGGCATCCGCCGGATAACTTTGACTGGTGCAGCGCTCCGGTAATTCGGTTCCACATCGTAACCATTACTTGCGGTGGCGTGCTGGGAATCGCGTTCGAATTGCCCGGTGGGCTCCACCTGGTACACGCTGTACCGGTCATCTTTCGGTGATTCCGGTTCCGGGTCATCACGCATACCCGCGTACTCGGCGGCGCGTCCAGGATCACGAGTTAGGTAAACATGATTCGGTGAGGACTCATCATGTGAACCAGTGCGCTCACTACCCGGCACCTGGCTCGCTGGGCTGATCAGATCACCAGGGCTGAAGTGTTTCGTGGTACCGTGGTAGAACACCGGTTTAGCATCCACGGCTGGCCCCTCGTGAACCCAGCCGTGGATGTACCCCTTCGGACCCACCTTGTTGATCACAACTGAGGCAGCAGACTTCTTGGTACTCGCTGCTTCACTGTTTGCGGCCTGCGCCGCGTTGTGAGCTGGTGTCGGTTTACCACTCTGCGCCGCATTTTGATTCTGAGCTGCTTCGGCCTTACCTTCCGCACCAGCTGCACCAGTTGGTTGTGGCTTAGCGCCACCAGGCATACCAGGCGGCACCGTCGGCTCATTCATCCGGACCTCATGTGACTCTTGCGAAATTTGAGTCCGGGCTTGCGTCGCTGCGGTATTCGCCTGAGTAGCACCGGTCTGTGCTTGAGTCTGACCAGCTTGCGCCTGGGTCTGCTGAGCCTGGGCGGCGGACTGGGCAGCGGCGTTCTGCGCATTCGCCACGGCGGTGGAAAGCGGGGTGGGACCGGTGGGTGTAACGATAAGCGGCTCAGACGACTCTTCGAGGCCGTACGGCTGCAGGTTCAGTTCCTGCCGGCACTCATCGAGAGTACGCATGCCATTCTGGAACTGCTGGACGAGGACACCGGTGAGGGCATCCATGTCTTCTTCTTGCTGCAACCCCTCGAAAGTGAACATCATGTCGGTCTGGCCGCACACGTGCTCGAGGATGCCATTGAAGATGTCCTGCAGGAACTGCAGCATAGGCGTGATATTCACGTCTTGCGAGTTATTCTGCGTCATCTTCGACATCTGGTTCGCCGCACCAGATGAGGTTGATGATGACCGGCCTGGACTAAGGCCGAGCTCGAGTGGTGTAACACCGAATGCCATCGTCACCTGCGACATGACCAGCTGGTCAAGTTCATCAGCAGTAACAACTGGCCGTTGTGGCTCGACGTGGCTACCTGGTGGTAGTACAATGAGTTTTTGCTTCCACGCGGGATCACCGGCAATGGCGTTGAGAGCGTCTTGCAATTCCCTGAGCTGGTTGGGTGTCATTGCGGTGTCGCCTGGGATGATGTACGCTGCTGGAACGGTGCCCTCTTCGAAGAAATCATATTGGTATGATTGCTTCTGAAGGCCAGTCATGATCGGGATAATGGCACGTTCAATGGCGCTGAACCCGTAGGGCGTCCAAGCGCGAGGAACCATCGGCAGATACAGCAGCTGGTCACCGCGGAATTGTGCCACATCTTGGCCAGACATGTTGGCTTCTTCAATGTCCCGGTTCATGATCATCGTCATGTAGTCGGAACGTGGAACACCGTAGAGGTATTGTTGGTAACCGACGGCAGGAGGCCTAGGTATTCCACCATGCAAGTCAACGAGTGGTCTGATCGTGGACCCAGTTAGCAGCATGAGGCTGTCGAGGTCACTGCCGAGTACGCCCTTACCTTGCCTCTTACCCCAAACAGGCCGGATAAGAATGCTAAGCGCATCGTAAACGTAGATGTCTTCAAGCACCGCACTTAGCCACAGGCTGTAGCTGAAGTAATTCGGATCTGGCCGGTTGAAGAACTTGGTGGCTTTTGCTTGGCGCTTACCAAAGTCTGCCATTTGTGCTGGTGACCCTTGGTATGCCTTAGCGGCAGCGGGTGTGGGGACGATGTCCCACTGTACACCACGTATTTGGTTTTTCCGGTATTCAATACACGCGCGGGCTACTGAGTAAATGTCTGCCAGCCGGCGCATGGTCTCGAAGTTAGTTAGCCTGAGGCCCTCATTACCAGGCTGCCCCGTCGGCAGGTTCCAGCCGACGGTGTATTCCCACCGTCGTGGTTCTGGTCGCTCGAATTCCGGTGGCGGGGAGTCAACTGGTACTGGCAAGATCGGGCTGAATGGGCCAAACGCACCGGCGGTAAACGACTCAGTGGGCCGAGGAAGGAATGGCCCGTAACTTCTGGCGTAGCCACCCTCATTCGCCAGTTGTGCAGCCAATGGGCTGAACTGGCCGATGGATGGTGCATTCTGGCCACGGCCGCCATTATATGGAATGCTACCTTGTGGTGCTGGTGTTGGCCGCGCACCACCTGGCGCGCTCGGAATACTCGCCGCACCACGGAGCACCGCACCTCTTTTAGCCACGTGCGGCCCTCCTTGTAGTATAATTCAGCTATGGACCAGGAATGGGGTAAGGAAAATATGGTATGGCTATAGCAACGTGGCGAGTACTGGATCGCTCGACTTGCTGATGGGTATGACATCCATGTTAAGCCGTGGAGATGGCAGTTCAAGGTGATGACACGTCAGCAGCTTCAACGTTACGGTGCCACTTACGGCCTAACGGAATTCCGGCCGCCAGTCATCTTCATCCAGAACGCGTTGTTGTACCTGCGGGTAACTGATGGTGATAAGAAAGCCATTCCACTCATCGATGAGATGCTCGTTCACGAACTCATTCATGCCACAGGTATCAGCGGACACGGACCGGATTTCAAACGCGCTTACGGTAAGATCTACCCGTGGTCCAAGCCTGGACCGGTAACTGAGTTTGACCCAGGCACATCCCGCCGTGTGCTTTGGTCGCAGATCATACGGCGGCTGCCATTATCCTCACTTACACTGTCATGCGTGCTACGGTGCCAGTTCAAGTGAGATGACCGATGATGACGTACCAGTAACCTTAAACTTACTATTACGCGGTAGAACCAGCTCTTTACTTTCTGGATCACCCTTCATCACGTTTGTACCTGACGGCACCGTAATTTTCATAACCATGGGTGCGCCATCCACCATGTCGCTAAACGCTGCGGGACCCATAGTACCGGCGGCATACTGCAACGCGATACCTGGATTTGACGTTGTTGAGATAAAGCCGGCATCAGTAAATGATACCTTACTCTGTGACAAAGCTTGCTTCATCTCAGGTGTCATTATAACACCGCGGTACATGGTGGCTGGTTCACTTAGCGCACCGTGTTGTATAGCCAAGTCCATGTTACCGGCAATACCGCGCAGCTGGTCATCATCATAATCACCAGTATTACGGCCAGTACGAAGAAATTCGTTGACAACATCACCATCACTCATGTAATACTGTGTTGCCTCGGCCATGGTTGCTGGTACCTTTCCAGGCCGCAACGCGTTTAGCGGCTTGGTACCGAATACCGGCTTCGCTGGCTTACTGCCACGTAGCGCCGCTTTAACCTGGTCGATGGCTTCCTCAGGTATTGGTGTACTGGCGTAGTCTGCCGTTTCATTGACGCGTTTGGCCAGCTCTTTATCCTTAGCCGCACCGCCAGCTCTCTGGATGGCCTTCGCATACGCGGTGTACTTAGCGCCGTTGGCAATCTGCGACTGCGCGCGTTCTAGTGCTGTTGCCGTTTTATCATCACCGTTATCACGCGCGTACCGCGCCAGCGCACCGGTATTATGATATGATATCACTCGTCTGATGGTTTGGCTTCCATACGTGTTTACCACATCACCGTTACTAAGCACGGTGTCATCGGCGTGACGTGTTTCAACCATATCGCCAACGCGTTCCTGAAGATCAGCAATTTTCTTACCATCTGCCGTTATGGTCTGAGCGTCCCAGTCAGTGACAGCCTGTGCATACTTGCCGCATGGCGGACGCACGCAGATGTACCCGTGGATGTATCCTTCCTTACCAACCTTTTCCAATTCCGGTTCCACCGAACCAGCATACCACGCATCCAATGCGTTGTTTCTAATTCGTTGTCGTTCTATATTAAAATCACCGAATAGATCGGCGATCATGATGCTTCCTCATCATCATACGCGTCTTCTGGCCATACGATGTTCGCATCACTCCACTCCCGGTCTGGCCAGTACTCCGCGCTAGTGCAGGTTCCATCGATGTGCCAGGTGATCTTGCGGACGCGAGGGCAGGCGCGGAGATGTACTCCACCACAGTGCTGACAGTTTTTACCGCCCTCAAAAAGTTGACGCGCCTGTTGTCGCTCTTCTGGTGTAAGTTCTGGCATCTTACTTTCTTTCTTAATTCACGGCAACAACGCGTGTGGTATAATTACAACATGAGAACTGGACACATCTACGCGCTTGCTGACCCAAAAACTGGTGAAGTACGGTATATCGGGAAAACTCTACTGCAACCAGCGGAAAAACGACTAAAAGGTCATGTTAAAACAATGGAAATTGGCAGTAGACGTCACGTATATAACTGGATGCGAAAACTTAATGCACTACCACAGTTCATTATTATTGAAGCGGTCTCAGAAAGTAAGATAAATGAACTAGAACGATACTGGATTAGGTGGATGCGATTGACAGGAGTTAGGTTGACAAATCTAACTGATGGTGGTGATGGTGGCGCACACTCTACTTCAGCTGAAACTCGTGCAAAGATGTCAGTTGCGCGACGTGGTAGGCCGATTCCAATCGAGCAACGTGCGAAAATGTCTGATACTGCGCGTAATAGATCACCTGAATATCGCGCAAAAATAGCGGCCGCTAATCGTCGTAGGATAATATCTGATAGAGAAAGAGCAAATCGCTCAGCTGCTAGTCGCGGAAGAGTAACGTCAAGCCAAGCTCGTGCAAACATGTCTAAAGCGCAAAGTGGAAAAATACTTTCCAAAGATCATCGTCAAAAAATTTCAGAATCACTGTGCGGTAAAACATTTTCGGTAGAACACCGCGCAAACATTTCTGCGGTTAATAAAGGAAAGATAATACCAGAAAAACAACGCACAAAAATATCAGCATCATTGAAAGGAAGAGTATTTTCTGAAGAACACCGTAAAAAACTGTCAGAAGCTAGACAACGTCAAATAGCACGAGATAAACTAGACAAAGAATTATTTGCTTCAATGTATCGTGTTGCCTTTACCCTCGAAGATCAATCGAGCTGACTCACGTTCCTCGGGTGTCAGATCATCTGCCACGTTTCTGGCACCTCCTGTTTACATCACGGCACGAGTGTGGTATAGTGGTACCAGGAACAGAAACGATAGATGAAAGAGAATGGAACAACAATGAACAGTGTGACAGATGGACAGACCAGCGGAACGATCTTCACCCGTAACGGAATGACCACGGTCACTTCCATTCAGGGAACGCTCAAATACAAACGTACAATAGGTGGAAAGCTCAAAGTCATTGCAATAGATGATGCGCGCGGATATGTCACTGTTGGTGGGAGTAGCTCACACTACACCTACCCAGTCTAAAACAAAAGAATGAGACACTGACGTGACGATGCCAGCGGCAGATTGTCGCTGGCATTGCTGTTTACATCACGGCACGAATGTGGTATGGTGGTACCAGGAACACGAGAGAGGAAACAAAATGGCCATTCGCTGCACATCGACCGCAGCTAATGATGTTGAGCTTTTCGCTGACATCAATGAGCTAGAAACCGACTTGCTGAGAAGCGCGAGTGGAGAATACATGCAGTCTGTACTCGAGGCGATGCGCACCGGAGTAACGCCGTTCCAGATCGCGAACGGCCCAGCCACGGACACCTACGAGCTCATCTGAACCCACAGCAACCGATCAGCGTGATCATGCCGGCGACAACCTGTCGCCGGCATTGCTGTTTACATCACGGCTTGGTTGTGGTATAATTGACTTAGGAACAAGGAAAAGGAGCAACATGAATACCGCAAGTGAAACTCAAGCCTGGGCCAGGCGATGCGCTGATGTCACCCGTGGCCGTTTGGCAGAAACCGAAGCCTGGGAGCAGATCGCCAAGCGAGGTGAAGAGTGGGAAGTTGCTCGTCACAAAAACGGTAAGCCATTCCGCGGTGGACCGATGATGACACCCAATATGTGCTTTACCAACAGCGCCAGGATCGTGGGTGGGCTCACCTCGTTTGACCCACACGGCTGCCGGTACGCGGAAGGTTTCGCCTTGGGTTACCTGGGGTTGTGGTATCACCACGGCTGGGTGGTAAACGCCTTCGGACTCGTCATCGAGCGAACGTGGAAGGAACCAGGCGAACGGTATGTTGGGGTAACTTTCACCGACTTTCCACGTGACATCGGCTGCTGCCAGCTCGGTGACTGGCCGTTTGGCCATGCTTGGGGGCCTAAGCTGGCTGACGAGCCAGAAGCAGCTGACGCTATGTGGAACAGAACATAGCCATGAAAACCAACGCAGCAACTGTCATCCAGCAGCACGCAGATTTGACGAAGCGGTGGCGTGAGCCGAACTCGAAGTTGGCTGGTTACATCGGCTCATTCGCCGATGACGTGGCACGGAATCGTGGCCTTAAAGGTGCAGCGAGCATGTTCTACCCGATGCACTCAACACGTGATGCTGAGCCGTGGGTTAAGCTCATCGGACGCGGCCTGTTCACCGCCACCACGTACCAGGTTACCACGGAAATGTGCCGCGTGGTTACGCAAGCGTATCGTAAGACCGAGCGTACCTCGACACGCATCAGCCTCGATGAGGTTCCCGCGGAATCTGGTTTCGTATGGCTCGATGAAGCCGTCATACTGTATGACCGGCAAGAAAAGCGAACTGGCCCGCGTGCAGTAAGCTGGGAAGTAACCTCAGCCGAGTACCAGAATGGTGGTATTCTCCCGGTCATCCGGCTCATCACCTGGGCTGACACCCGTGTTGAGGATGACTTCAGCGCGGACTGGGAACCTGGCATCCTCGAGCTAAGCGAAAAGATGCTCGGCCGGCTGCAATTGCAACATGTTACATTGATCCCGCTGGATTATGACGTCAAAACGTCACCAAAAGACAGCATGACATTGACGGATGATCACGTGGCCTGGTTCCACGCGCTCATCATCATCATGAGTACTGAGATGGCCGACTCACGTCGTACCGGCCTACCACGTGTTATCCGTGACAACGTGAAGAAGTACATTAAGGACACACGTGTCACCGTGGTAACGCTCCGCCAAGCGCCGCAAGAACGTCCCAGCAACAGCAGCCCGCGGACCATTGAGTGGACACACCGCTGGCTCGTCCAAGGTCACCACCGGCATCTCGAGTCATACGAGGTAACGCCGCATCACGCTATCCCCGGACGACTTGATCGTGGCCACTGTGCCATCTGCGAGTCGCGGATCACCTGGGTGCGGCCGTTCGTGAAGGGACCGGATGGTGCACCAGTGAAGAGTGCAGACGTGGTGTACCGGTTGTCACGGTGAGATTGTTTACACTTACCGGCTAAGGTGATATAATCAGTACATGAACACGGTTAGTAGGCAATTTTTCATTAAGCGAGCGGTAAGAACGAGGGCAAGATAATGACGTGGTTTAAACGTAAAGTTAATGCTGGTTCTCATCCGGATCCAGCGACAGCATTGAAACTTCACCACATCAAAGCGTTGCTAAGACTACATACTCAATCTGAACAACAAATTCAACTTTACCTGGACGAGATCGAAGACGTTCACCGTGAAATGAGTAGCGTTAGTGTCGCTAGGCGCTCATCTATAAATCGAATCACCCAACCTGAATTCGATAACATCATAACAGCATGTAAAAACCGGATCAGTGTAGCTGAAACCAGTATTGCCACCTGTCGCCAAAGCATTACTGACACTCAACATCAAATTGATGAGTACACTGTGACAAGTGGTTTGACCACCTTCGATCTCGCATATTTGAATTTGCGTGACAGATAGGAGGCGTGTTATCGATATGAGTGAATCATACCATATCATCGACTTCGATGAACTTGGTCACGGTGACTACCGAGTTGCGACTGGTAAGTGGCCGCTTCGTGTGGTACTCAACCAGGTACTATGTGGCGGTTGGGTTCTCGGTGAAGGTGGTTCTCTTCAGTCGTGTCGTACATCACTATCGGCTGTTACGACGAGTGGTATCAATGACAACATAATCTGTCATGTCAGGCAAACTGAGCACTTCGAAGCACCGTACCGCGTAACAACCAAGAGAACGTCAGTGATACCTCCACCACCAAGTTATTGCTCATTAACCGAGTCACAGGAACAGGAACACCGTGCGTAAACCTGAGCAGCTCAGCGCAGATGAGGTGGCGTTTCGTATTTCACGAGAATGTCATAACGCTGGTGTAGCTGCCATTACTCAATGGCCGTGGGCAGTTTCTGACGGGCGTTATGGTAATCTATCATCACTCACCTGTGATGCATACGTTGACCGCGACTATGGTAGCGGTGAGCTGTTCCCGGTTAAGTGCGGTCACGAGTTTAGTGGCAGGACGATCGTTGAAATCGGCGAAGAAATTATCCATCACCTATGTAACACAGAACACCGTAGTCCACCATACCAGCCGTACCAGCAGCCGTCAAAGAAATTCTCTATCACCGGCCAGAAAACACCAGCACCTATTCCATCACCACCAGCCGAACCGCAGCCGGCTGGTAAAAACAAGCACATCTGCCTTTATTGCGGTGTGGAAATTCTGGAAGGTGAAATGGAACAGCTGGTAACGTACCGCCGCATGCCGGCAACTGGTGGTATGCGGCGGTATCGTCATACCGATCAAGCAGAATGCCAAGCTGCAACGCGGCGACCGAAGCGACCATTTGCACGGGTACCTGGGGGCCCAACACAATGAAAGTCGGGGTTACCGGCACACGCCGACGTATCACGCTTGAGCAAGATAACACGATCTGGAAACTTTTCAGGTGGATGGCTGCCACTGAGTTTCATCACGGTGATTGCACTGGCGCGGACGCAGCTGCACACGCGGTTATTCTCGGTACCAAGAACCGGCGTCAAGATGAAGGCCTGCCATACACTTCTATCATCATCCACCCACCAGTTATCGGTACCTGGCGAGTGTTTTGTCAGGACTATGATGAAATCCGTGAACCACTACCGTACCTGGAACGAAACCACGTGATCGTGGATGAGATTGATCTGCTCATCGCGATACCACAGACGACAAGTGAAGAAATCCAGTCTGGCACCTGGGCGACAGTCCGGTACGCTCGCGGTCTAGGTAAACCGGTGATCATCATCGATCCAGATGGTGGCTGGCGACTGGATACCACCCGTATCTAACACTTGTATGATATAATGAATCACTACGAGGATAGGTAACCAACCTGAGTGACGTGGTGAAGCTCACAACATTGACGTTTCGCGAGAAACTGCGACTCGTCGACAGTGAGATGATGTGCTGGGAAGCAACACTAGCAGCTTTTGACGTTAAAGTGCAGCACGATGAATGTAGCCGGTCCATTAAGTGGGTCCTGGAACAGCTAACTGACCGTGGCTGGCGATATGAACGAGTTAAAACTAACACACTTACCGGTGGTAAAGTAACACCAACGCTATCAGTTGTTATACCACGGTTGATTGGTGATTGGTTGTTGATTTTGGACCGGCATATTATCGCAGTACGTGATGGTGTTATTACTGATACCGCCGGCAAGGAACGCACGGTGAAACGGCGAGTGATGATGGCATACCAGCTAACAAGGCCTGGCTACCCACCAGTACGACTGGTTGATTGTCAGTGTGCTGACCCACTCGTTTTCGGTCACAACTACCGAGTGAACGAAATTACTGGTAGACCTAGATTGTATTGCTCAACCATAAAAGCTTTGATGCGAGTCAACAAATGAGCATTGATATCATCACATGGCTGGGATCACCGGCTGGTGATGAGTGGCGACGAGCTAATTTTAGCGGTATCGGCTTCATTGCTTCAATAAAATGGGATGTGGAATGCGATCCATCACCTGGTTCATATTACTGGCGTGGTGCCTGGCGTCCCGGGCACTTCAAATCAGAAGTAGCATACTTCGATGCAAAAGAAGATCGTAGCCTCGGCCCCGAGTATTGCGCTCATCCCATAGCGAAAGGCAAAAATGAGTAACATCGACATGAAGCTAGAACGTGGCCTGCTAACTGCGGCAATTGACCAGATCGCAGCGTATGACAAGCGAGAAAACGAGCTGCTACACGAGCTTAAGGAAGTTCGCAATCAGCGAGCAGAAGTCGATGGCTTCGTGCAACGGATCATGGTCGACTGTGAAGAATCTCGGTTGAGTAGCGACAACTTCCGAGAACTACTCGATGGTATCCTGCATCAGGTATCAGTATCGCTGACGCGGCATTCATTCCGAGGGGTGTAGCATGATTCAACCTCGCTCGAATATTATCATCACACGTGCTGTGCAAACATCAATAGCGTGTCCCAGTCAGTGGGACTTGTATGATGCGGATGATAATTACTACTACGCTCGTTTCCGACACGGATGCGGTTCACTACGCCAGTACACGACATCAGACTGGGTAGACGCACCAGAATCAGCACTCGTTGGCCACGTTGCGTCATTCCAACGTGAAATTCCAGATGATCCAGACTGGGTATACGATGGTGATATATCACTGGAGGAGTTCGCTCAGCGCGCTGGGTTCACGCTGGCTCTCGAATCGTACACCAGTTTCGGTGATCACGTTCGGGACGAACTCGTAACTAATGGCCTGCTATTTCTGTTGAGCGACGAAGAAAAAGGAAACAGGGAATGAGAACCACACCGGAGAACATCACCGAGCTCGCTGACAATGAAATTTTTGTCTTCGGCTCGAACCTACTTGGTATCCACGGCAGTGGAGCGGCTAAGACAGCACGTGAATTGTTCGGCGCTAAGCTAGGCGTGGAAGAAGGACTCACCGGTAACTGCTACGCATTCCCAACTGTCACCAGGCCGGCAACCAGATCCAGCCTGAACAGCGCACTAACCACGTACCAGCTTACCCGTGAGCATCTACAGCAAGTACGTGACCGGTTGTATACCGTTGCCCGTGATCTACCTAAAATGACGTTCCTGCTCACCAAGGTGGGCTGTGGCCTGGCTGGTTACCCCGAAGAGTACATGTCGAGCCTGTTCACAGATAGCCCAGCAAACATTATCAAACCACTCGGCTGGTAAAACGTACGTGCATGTGGTATAGTAGTTCTAGAGCGCAAGCCGAAGATGAAGCCAAGACTCAAAAAACTCGCATCATTAACCGGAGAACGTGGTTCGATACCACGGTGGGGTACCGTGCCCCACTAGCTCAAGGAGAGCGCCGGGAGCGAGAATGAAGATCCTCTTGTTTCGCTCTGAAGCTGAAACCGCTTGACACCAGCCAGATCAACTAGTTACGTGCTAGACTTCGGGAGATCGCGGGTTCGATCCCTGCCGGGAGCACTTCATGCTCCTGTGGAGTAGTGGCAACTCACCCGGTCACAGATGGACACGTAACTTTAAACGCCGCTGGCTGGAAATGATGGCGATAATCTTACAGATTATCTCTTTTAGCCCGGCACGGAAGGTTATCCGTGCCGGGCACCAAACTGTATGGAGGTATTACTGTGTCACGTTCACTCGGTGAAGTCGTCGCAATCGAGAAGGTTGCCCGGCAGCGCGCGAACAAGCAAACTGGTGAAGTTCACAAGCTCGGGCAGAAAGAGGTCGTCTTTACTGGCTTGTCTCGGACCTACACGCCATTTGATGATGATGATATCGTGCGGCTACCGCCTGAGGGTAACCAGGTTCAAGAATACGCTGAGAACCTGCTTAGCAGGTTCGCAAACGCGTTGTCACCAGCGCTCGACCTTGCGGCAACCAAGGACGAGGCTAATACTCAGGCTCGCGGTGATGTGATCGTAGATAACCAGACCATCCTGCCGCAGGTACCAGTATCACATCTGTTGTTTCTCGAGCATCAGCTCGTGGAGGTTCGCGCGTTCATCACTGCACTTGTCACTCGCAACCCAGCGCAGACCTGGCATCCGAATACGGAAACTGGAGTCTGGGAAGCAGATTCGGTTAGTACCGCACGTAAGGTACGGCAAGAAACACCAATCGTCCTGTACCCAGCGACAACAGAGCACCCAGCGCAGGTTAAGACCACAATCGTGGACCAGGCAGTTGGTACCTGGACGAACGTGGACTTGTCCGGTGCGATCTCAGAGAGCCACAAGCGTGAGTTGTTGGCACGAGTGGATAAGCTGACGGACGCGGTGAAGACTGCTCGGGAGCGTGCGAACCAGACACCAGCACCTGAAGTTCGCGTGGGTGAGGCGATCTTCGGTTACCTGTTCGTTTAATCACTCGTAGAGTCAAGAGCGACCCCGCACTTCGGGCAGGAGGTGCGGGGTTTCTTGGTTCCAGGATCGGTAATGGTAAACGGATGCTGGCATGACGCGCACTTGGTAACGCCGTAGGCGGCGAGGTATGAACCGCCGATGAGGTCCTTCAATGCGGTGATCGCGTAGGTCAATGCATCAACTCGGTCAGGTGATTCGCCCTCACCTGGTGTCCATCCGCACATCTGGTCTTCAAGGTATGGGAATGAACCGCAATGTGAAATTCTTCGCTGCTCATACAGGCTGCTAACTGGTTCAGCTCGCAGTGCCTTGCCACGCGTCGCTCGTACCGTCTGGTATGGTATGTTCGGGTCAATGGTTTTAAGCAACGTACCAATGAAGTCGCCACCCTGGTTCGTCTCAGCGATGACACGATCTGCCTCAAATTCATGATACACCGCGACAGCTTTTTTCATCGCCTCCATTGGCGTGGAACGAAGCGTGAAGTCACCGAGCACGTAGCCGCGGCCATTACGTGCTGCACCTGCCACGACGATGCCAGTCTGTGCGCTTGTCTCACCATCACTTACTGCGGGGTCAACGGCCACAACAACACGAATAAGATCCGGTACCAGTGATGGATCGGTAACACGTGTTTCATCAATCCAGTCGCGCTTCCACAGCGCACCAGGCACATCATCCAGGATTTCTGCTTCAAGTTCCTGGCGACCGAGGCGAGTACCGAGAAGCGGGTCAATGACGTTTTCTTTGTATTCTTTGGACAAGTTTTCGATATTGTCCATGGTTCGACCACGCGTAATGATCGTAATCGGCCGTTGTAGAATCCCCATACGTGATGGATCAGGATCACTGGTACGAAGAAGCGCCACCGGACGTGGTGTCGTTGCGATAACCACCTGCGGCCGGTAATCTTCATCCCACTCACGTTTTTTCGGAAGCCGAAGTGTGATCATCAAGTTTGACCACGTGGTATCAGCGGTTACACCCTTATGCGCGTCTTGCCAGAATGCCGCCTCATCTGCCCACGCGAAATTCCCTTGTGGTCCACGGAGTCGCCACGGTTTTTCGGCGGAAAAACTTTGGAAGATGGAGCCATTCTTCAGCTGGACGCGCAACCGTGACCGGTTGTAGCCGTTATCCTCACTGTCGTTTGGAAACTCATTCCGACTGAAACACGCCAGCAGTCCTGACTCTCCCTCAAGCATCGTGTCACGCACATCGGCAAACGTTTTACCAATAAGCTCGATGCGAGCGCCAGGATAACGACGAGCTCTATCCGCGACAAACTCTGCGGCAGTCCTGGACTTACCCCAACCTCGGCCGGCAAGTATACACCAAACAGTCCAGCTCCCAGGCGGTGCCAGCTGTCCTGGCCGAGCTATCTCCGCCCACGGTCGCTTAACCGCCCCATCATCCACGTCCTTCAGCCGCTTCAGCTCAGCCTGAAGTTCACGGAGCTTTCGTAGCCGATCGAGCTTCGCTTCAGCGAGAGTGGCTACAGACATGGTATGTACACCAAGGTGATAGTATGGTATAATAGAAATTAGGAACAGGAAGCAGGAGGAAACGGATGTCAGTCCAGAACATCGACCCGAATATTCGGAAGTACGCCACCGAGTACAACCGTGGCTGGCGAGCTAATGACAACGCGGACATCGACGCAGCTGGCAGTACCTCAGACGCCTGGTACGATGGCTACCATGACGCAGCTGCTGGCCGGCTGAAATGGACCTGGCGAAAGGCTCGGCTAGCTGGTTTTACTGACATGAACGAATACACAGACACGTTGACCGAGGCTCAGCGAGCGAAGATCCTGGGTATCCGGCTGAGTTAGTTTACACCTGAGTGACTTATTGGTATACTGTTGTCAGGGACAGGAAAAACGAGGAGACATTCACATGAAGAAAATAATTCTCGAAGTTTCAAATTCAGACGCACAGGAAATCGCTAAGTGGATCGAGAATCATTCGATGATGCTGTTGTGTTCGACAGTTCCAGCGCTGCATCACTGGACCATTAACACTGATCAAATCCAAATCGAGGAGTAAAGTGCCTATCGTAACAACTAACAGCTGGACACTCGATCCAGGTACCAATCCTGGCATCGGGCCATACCGGCGAACTGCCCATGATGGTGTGAAGTGGGCGGTAATCTACCACTTGCGATTTGGCTGGCTGCTGTCAGCTGATAACAAGCCAGCCGGAAAGTTTCCCGATCTGCCGCGTGCGTTCAAAGGCGCAGCTGAAGCAGATGACTCTCGTCGGTAACTGTTTACATCACGATGATGGTGTGATGTAAACATACCAACGGCAAAACAAAATGGAGGCTCATGATGACATCACCAGACCGGTACTCGACATGTAAGTACTGCAAGGAAATCATCAAGCAGACTGGTGATGGACCCTGGACGAGAAGCAAGCTCGGCGGTCTCGGTGACGACCCGGAGTGCGTTAGCGCGCCGAATCCGGACTATGGACCGATGCCAGGTCATGAGCCCGGTGTCATCGCGGAGCGGCCCATGGAATGGTCAGCAGACCCGAACCTGCCGAAGATGAAGATGCCACAAATTCCGTGGATCCCACGTGGAGTAAACGGTTGATGCGTGAATGAATCAGATGATCTGATCATCAGATGCAAGCAGATCACCACCGAAATTAACGGGCATCGTGATGCAATACTTACACTCAGCCAGGAGCGCGCTAGACTAATCATCGTGTTGAATCAGCGACATGGCATGACCACCCGTATCATCGCTAAGTATCTCGGAATTAGTAGTGCGCGTGTTGCCCAGATCATGAATCTGGTACGGTGGAAAACCGAAGTCGTGGTCCTATTTCCGGAATGTGATGATAAGCAGGTTGGTAACAGTCACGGAGATTGAAAACTCAATCATGCCAGAAGTAACCACGTGGAATAATCCCACCCAGCAGCACCAGCACGCCGATGGCACCAGTCAGGATGGCAATCGCATGATCTGGTGTTAGTTTACCTACCCACGTGATGACAGCAACGATGACAAGGACGATGCCAATGATCACTGATACCATGACTAGTCACCTTCCGTTATTTACAACGTGATGCTATTGTGGTATAGTAGGTATGTAGGCAGGAACAGGAACGAAAGAAAGAAGGCAGCGATGCTCATCAAGCAAACTGGACCGGGTACCTTCGCCGCTGGTACCTCACTTGAACACGGTGGCAGCCTCGTGGATTACGCGCTGGATGCAGAGCGGTCCGCTCGCCCGAAGCGTGGTGATAGGTTTATCCACGCTCACTTCCTGAAGCTGGATGTCACCAGGCCGCAATCGGATGATGACTACGAGGTTCGCGTTATTACCCACGTCACAGATACTGAAGTGTACCACATCGACGCGATCAGCTGGGATGATGGACACCAGCCACTCAAATCATACACGATGTGCATTAGCCATGACCGGTTCTCGAGCATCGTGCGGCGGTGGATCTGATGAGTATCGCAAATCGTCAGTTCGCTCGGATCATCGACCACATCTACGTGAGCACCAAGCCTGGTTACAACTACGAGATCAACGAGGTAATCCGAGGACGCGTATCACGTTATAAGTCACGTGAGGCAACAAAAGTCGCAACACTGGCGGCTGCCAGGGAAGCATCTCCACGCGGTGACATCTCACCTAGTCATTTCGAGTGGTACCAGTTCCATCGCGTGTACCGCGTGTCGATTCGAGTTCGTGGTAACCGTGATGACCTGCTTCGGTTCGCACGAGTTGGATACAAGCTGTGGACTGGAAAAGAAGCGCCACTATGAACACGTGTGGTGACTGCGGTCAAAAAATCTGGTATGACGACACGCAGGAACGCTGGCAGAACCAGGACTGGCAAACATGGTGCAAGGGACCAGATGGTACTCGTCTTATCTGGATCCAGCAACACGCGCCATCAGGTAACTTCCCAGTAAGATCACAGAGTCCACTCGGAGAAGTATGCCGGTGTATCGCTATGAATCGAGAGCACATCCACCGACTTGAAATTATACCAGATGGCGAAGAACTGCAGCCGAATTAGTTATTGCTATCACTTTTCCGATACGTGCTAATTTCATTCTCGAGATCGCGAATCGCAGAATCGACGCTATCGATGGTAAGGATCTCGGCACGGGCAGGCGCGTCCAAACCGAGAAGCTTCCGTCGCGATTCCTTTACTTTCAAGATGCGATCCATGCACTCTAGCAAGAATCGTGAATCTTCGAGTGGAATCTCATATTCATCTCTGATGATTCGGCCGTTGGAAACGAGAATATGCCGCGTTCGAATCTCTATCCATAGTGCACGCTCACACTCATCCAGTGATTGCAACTCTAGCAGACGCTGCTCATCTTTAGCGATACGAACGGTGTTGGCGAGTGCTCGCCTGATGGCGGCTGCAGCGTGGGCAGGGCCGTGAAAATCGAGTCGGTCTGCTACTTCCTGGAGTGACCAGCCAAGCGCACGCAGTCGTGTTGCTTCAACATCGCGTGTGGCGCCACGTAGCTTTCCAGAACGACCTGACCGAGGCAGGGGGAGCAGGATTTCTTCAGACATGTTATTTACACCAGGCCATCACTATGGTATAATAGGAATATGGAACAGGAAAAGAACAGCGAAACCTCAGTCACTGAATTACACTACCAAGTCTGGCGAAAGCAAGATGGCCAGCTGAAGCGGTTGGGCGGCTACTTTGATACACCTGAAAAAGCCGCTGGACGCCTCAACTTTGAGCGGACGATGAGTGTGTCACCAGCCGAGTTCGGTATCGAGGTCGTTGAGGTAACTAGAACCTCCAAGGGTGTCACCTGGGCAACTAAGTAGGATTCAGCCATCTGTTTACACCAGGCCATCGGTTTGGTATAATGAAATCACAGGAACAGGAAAAGGAAGAGAGACTCAGATGAGCATCACACCAGTTAACACACCGTTCGTTCCCAATTGGCAAACCTGGCGCAACGCCCGTACCATGTTGATGAACGACTTCAGCTACAACTTGATCACAGCTGGTAACCTGCTATGCGCCTCGCGTACTGTCGGCGAGAAGATGAGTTTCACCGTTGACAACGATGTTATCGTGTTGTTCCAGGTCCAGCAAGGTTCACTTATGTACGCCATCGCAACTAGCGAGGTGATGTAAAATGCTCTACAACCGGAACCAAACCATAACCGAGGTAAAACGGAATGGTGCTGGTACCGAAACCTGGGGGCCTAACTTCTGGATGAAGACCGGTCACTGTCGCCGGTGCGATAACGGCCTCGGTCACACTAATCGCCGCCGTGGTGCGGGTGGTGAGAAACCAACTGGCACACTTCTGGCTCGCCCAGGTGCTCACATCTACCAAGACGAGATAGCTCCTGGCGAGAAGGTGACACTGCGTCGCCGGGTTCGGTACCGTGAAAAAGCTAATGTTCGCCAGCTGATTCGAGAGGAACTCACGTGACTGAAACTGATGAAACGCGCTTGTGTGATGTCAAAACTGATGATACGCGGTGTGATAGTGTCGCTGAGTTCAACGTAACAATAACATGCTCAGGGTGTCCGAAATCTCATCGTAAAGGTTTCACGTATGTCTGTAGCAAAGACCTAAACTGTGCCATTAAAAGCAATATTGTTTGCGACAGATGTGGTACACCACAAAATGTAATTGATTGGATAAAGCTACCAGTTACATCAAATGGAAATGCTGATGTGCGTGTTGTTCCACCAAAAACTAACTACCGTATCGGTGATAAACAACGCAACGCAGTACTCGATCAGCTCGCTGAGGCGTTCGGTGGTGGCTTTTTGACTCGCGAAGAATTTGATGAGCGAGCAAATGCGGTTCAAACCGCCAGAAACAATGCTGACCTGATAAAGATAACTAATGACTTGCTATCATCAGATAATGGTAAATCACCAGAACACGAACGTACCATTGCAGACTGGAAACCACAATCATTTTTCTTGGCTGGCGTATTTATTGGTATCGTGTTTATGATAATACTTTTTATTATGCTGACAACAACCACCTAACCCAATGGAGAACGCAAGTGGGATCACAGCGGTACCTAGCAGAATCACTCATGAGACACTTCAATATCACTGAAGATAACGCCTACCAGCTTACCACATTCGTTGAATCAGTGCAGGTTGGTAATGAGCTAGTTGATGCTGTTTACCCACTAACTTACGCTGGCGATATTCAGGGATCGATACGCGAGCTCACCAGGATACACGCACTTCTCGGCGATAACATCCGGTCACTGAACCAGGAATTCAGTGCACTGGAACCACGGATTGACAACGCGATTGAACTAGGTGAAACATGACAACGACCAAACAAGATCACATCGTTGAAGCAACGCGACTTGCGGATGAAGCCTCTCGATGGTTGGTCCGCGATCCACAACGAGCGGCGATAATCGCGCAGCTCGCCCAGGTTCACGCGACGATAGCGCAAGTGGTTGGTGAATCACGCAGTGTAGAGCCAGTTTGCTCCACCGGCCTGGACGACTTCGGTCCCGAGTGCGTAGCTGGTAGCGGTACCACTAACGGTGACAGCTGTACCGTATCCCCATAGCATGCCGTTGTTAACCCGAAGTGGTGCGTTACCGAGCGCGTTGACCCGGAGCCCATAGCGTGGTGATACGTTTCCACCACCACCGTCGTTGTTACCAGTCATCTGGCCGATACCGGACACGATGACAGGGAGGCCGACGGACGGGCTAACTGCACCACTGTAGTCAACATCGAGGCCCGCGTAAGTCCCAGCTGTACCCGTGTTTGACGCACCATCACGTCGGTTTACCAGGTTGCTAATGAGGACACCACACGGGCCGGTGACGTTTCCACCACCTGTTTGCCAGGTACCATCAATCCGAAAACCAGAAAAGTTATTTCGGTCCGTGGAGCAGCCGATGAATTGCACCCACCCAGTCGCGTAGGTCCAGTCGACACCGCTTGCGTTGGTAACCCAGAAACCGTAGGTAGAGTTGTACTCAGCTCGGCAGCCGATGAACTTCGTGTTATCACAGCCGCACAATTGCCAGCCAGGACCGGTGTTTCCGATGATGTAGCAATTGAGGAACGTGGAGTCTTCAGCGTAGTTGAGATTGACGCCACCACCACTCGAGGTACCACACGAGTCGACACGAACGTCAGTCCAGATCTGGCCGAACGCGCCGATCTCACCGGCAGACAAATCGAGGATAGTGTTGACACCCCAGCCTGACATGAAGCTAATGGCAACGTGGTTCAACTGGCACATGGCGGGGCCGGTAATGCGGATGGCATCAACTGGTTCCGTGGTGTAATTTGAACCATTGATCATGATGTTCGACAGCGGTGCACCATTGGTCGGATTGTTGTCCGATTGTGACAAACTAAACAAATATGAACCGCTGAAGCCACTGGTTGGCTGGATTACGGTGCCGTTGAAGATACCAGTAACACTGCTTCCCATGGCACCAGCACCACGGAAGATGACGTTGCTGGGTACCACCCAGCCACCCGAGGTATTGTAGATGCCAGCAGGTGCGAGGATTAGCACGGTGGCAGGTGCGAGCGCCCCAGCAGCCGCGAACATGGCAGTCATGGCTGAGTAGCAATTAGTTGCACCAGTGATGTCAACGCCATACTCGAGTGGTGACATAATGACAAGTCCACCAGCAGCTGCCTGTGCCAGCGTGGTTTTCTTATCAGTGCCAGTGGGTGCCATCGAGGTATCGTTTACATCAACCACGATTGCCAGATCATCTGGTTGCGGGTTGGTCATCGCCTCATACTGCGTGATTTTCATGTTACTTCCTCACGCTAAGAGACGCGTTCAAATGATGATGAGGCAATCGTGATGATGTTAGACGCAGAGCTAGCACTCCACTGCCAGTCAACGCTCAATGATTCCGTTCCACTTACCGGCACCGTAATCGTTGAGATAGTGGAGGAAAGTGAATACGTTGCCGCCGTGGCTGGAGTGCTACTGTTTGTCCAGAACATCTGGAGTGAGCACGTGCACGTGGTTCCAGTTCTGAAGTCAACATCACCGAGAATTTTAATCGGAACGCTAGTCAACGTACCAACCAGCGCAGGTGAATTAGCTGGTGCCGTTGAACGCAGTGATGTCAACAAAGTGCCAGCGGTCCCACCCCAGCGCACATCGCAGATGTATGTTGGTGGGCTTGTTGCCGTACTGATTCCACCACTGAGCGCGAACCGATACGCGGCTCCACCAACCGGGTCATTAGCTGGTACCGACAGTGAACCCAGGGAAGTCTGCTGGGTGGTGTTCGCTACTGTAACTGCTGATGTGGCAGCTGGTTGAGACAGCTGCAGATTCAGCACCAACCCGGCAGGTGTGTCCACCGTGGGCATGTTATTGGTATCGGCACTAATTTGTGATGGACCATCAACAGAATCACCGAACAGGTTGATAAAGCTGGCGTCGATAGTTGTCATCACGTACGATGATGACAGGTTACCGGCACCGTTCAGATCACCAGCGAAGTCAAAGTTGCCGCCGCCATTGGAGGCCTGAAACGCGGTGGTCGCCGCATAAAAGTTGAGCTGACCACTGCATTGTTGTATAAAGTTGTTGACCGTGTCACCGAAGTAAATGCAATACGGTCCATTCGTGTCGAGGCTATCGCACTCCACGCCGATGTAAATCTGGCTATACAGCAATGAAGAATAAGTACCCACGTCACCGCTGCCAGCTGGTGATTGCCCGGTGATTCGCAGCACCGCCGCTGTTACCGTGGAATTTGAGCCACCGAAGTTGCCGCGGATGGTAAGGTTACCATCCTGCATGTTGGCGCCGTTATTCCAGGTAACGCCATCAAATGAAACATTATTTGACTGGTCAAGGTAAACTTCCATGTTCAACCGGTCATATGAACCAGTAGATGAAGACCCGGCACCGCTCGCATGGTCAAACATCACGCCAGTGTTACAATACGTTACAAACAAACGGCCGTAGAGCTGCTCGGTCCACGAGTATTGATTATCAAAGTGAACGCCAATAGAGCCAGTGAAGTTAGCGAAGTTCTGGACAGCGATGTCCACACGATACTGGAACATGTCACCCATGTGAAGCGCGGACGACGCCGCGCTGCCTGAGCTGTTTGTACCGTCGATGGTCATCCCAACGACACCGCCACCGTTGACAGTCCTGTCAGACGTGGTATCGTAAATGCGCAGGCAATCGCCACTGCCGTAGAAGTAAATGGTGGTAGCCCAGTTGCCATCACCGATAATGTACACGGCGACACCAGTGACATTCCCGGTGATGGTAGACTCGACCTTGTAACTGCCAGATGGCAAGTACACCACGCCACCGCCTGCGTCAATTGCGGCGGTAACCGCTGCTTGGATCGCGGCCGTGGCGTCGGTGGAACCAGTTGAGTCAGCACCATATCTCGTAACAACGTTCAGCCAGTCGGTTTGATGGCTAAGTGCGGTGCTGGTGCCAGTTAGGTAACCTGCTGTTACCACCTGCTGGATGGTAAATCCTGCAGTATGAGCAACAGGCGTGGTTCCCTCGACACCCCTGGTGACTGTCCAGGTAGTACCGGATATGTTGGTAACAGCAATGACCTCGCTGCTTTTACCAGATGCTATGTCAACAACGTGGAACTGGCTGGGTGGCACGGCAGAACTGGACGCGGCTGGGAACGTGGTAGATGAAGCAACAGTCCAGGACTGTGACGTGCCTTGTGCTGGTGCTGTCGTACCACCGGAGGAGACAGTGGTCGTAGGCTGGTTAGCGAAAATCTCAACGGTCATAACCGTCTCCTTCCGTGTTTAACACTATGAAACGCGTTCAAATGATGAGAAAACTGAGATCGTGTTTGCTGTGTTAGCTGTAGCCCATTTCCAGTCGAGTGAAAATGACTCAGTTGATGCCACGGTGACGGTAACCGGCGTGGTAATTGATGATGTCGCAACCGTGGTTGGTATGGTACCAGTATTGCTATTCCGCCAGCTCATCTCCAGCCAGCCAACAGCACTTGTGGCTGTTGGAAACTCAATTTCACCCTCAATCCTTACCGGTGTGGTAGTCAACGACGCGGTAAGCCCGAGAGCAGATGTGCCAGTTATCAGTGAAGTAAGAAGTGTGCCTGCGGTACCACCCCACCGCATGTCAACGGTGGTAGCACCTGGTGTGGCTTCGGTACTGAGAGTGCCGTGAGCGATGACGCGGTAACGTGCACCTGGAACCGGATCATTAGCTGGTACCGACAATGAACCCAGGGAAGTCTGCTGGGTGGTGTTCGCTACTGTAACTGCTGAGGTGCCGGTATACTGAGACATCTGCAGCAGCGCGGGGTTGGTAGTACCAAGACCAGCACCAGTCAAAGCAGCTGGCTGAGCGTATCCATTACCATCTGATCCATCCCAGCCGTACAACAATGCGAAATACTGAGCGGTACCTGGTGTTGCCACCAGCCCGAGCAAACCCATCGGTGTCAGGAAAAATGGGTAGTTAAGTTGAACGGCTGCAGGATCAATGATCGTGTTAGAACCACCATCAACATCTGTTCTGTTTAGTGAACTGATGGTGCCGTATAGACTATTGCCGACGATACTCGTACTGGTAACCGTTCCATCTGTCTGGATACCGTAGCCTTGAGCACCTGGGGGGTCAAACGTGTTGGTTGAACCGGTACAGCCAACAACCGAACACTGAGTAGTACCATTGATATTGATACCAACACCAGTTGTTACACCAGCACCAGCCGAGTTAGTATCAGCCTCACAGCCGGTAATGGTAACGTTCTGGCACCCGTTAAGGTCAAAACCATGAAGTGCAGCTTGTTGTGCAGAACACCCGGTGAAAGTAAGAAACGCCCCGAGGATTTCAAAACCACACTCAGTAGTTCCCCATTCACCAATTGACTCACTGAACCCGGCGTAAAACGCTTTACAACTGGTAAACATGTTGTTGCTGGCGGTATCAGCAATGTACCAGCCGTGATTTACGCTGGCACCAGACGTGCAATCGGTAAAGTGTGAGTCAGTGCAGCCTGCACCATCAGCAGCTGCTCCTGGACCGAGGTAGAAACCGTAACCACCAGCGAAGTACTGGACGCAGTTCCTGACGCGAAGCTCACGGGCGTTATTGTCAAAGTGGAATGCATCACCGCCAGCACCGAGGATAAAGATGTGCTCAAGTGAATGCAGTGGATCATATGGCACGTAAGGGGTAATCGGCGTAAAACCAGTATTGTCAAGGTTAATGCCACCGAGAGATCCGGTGTTCGGGATAAGCGTAAAGTTTTCGAGTGTAACCTGCTTAGTGGTAGCAGGTGTTTTCAGCGCGATCATGTACCCGGTGGTACCGCTCGGTGCTTGCAAGATGGTACCGTAACCACTGCCGATGATGGCACCGTATGAATCTGGCAGCAGATTAGTGGTGTAGTAAGTACCGGTGCGCAACAGCGTCACACCACCGTTTTGGGTAACAGCATTGATTGCTGCTGTGTCTGTGGCACCACTCGTATCACCAGATGGCTGGACAGCAACTTGGTAAAAACCGTTAAATCCACCAGTTGTCACCACCTGGTAAACAGTAAATCCGGCGGTGTGAGCCACCGGCGTGGTACCTTCCGCGCCACGAGTTACCGTCCACGTGGTACCAGACACGTTGGTAACTGCCATCATCTCAGTGGGTTGAGATGGGTCAGCAACGTGGAACTGAGTGGGTGGAGAAACTGATGATGACGCTGTGGGAAAACCAGTAGAAGACGCTACTGTCCACGACTGACTTGTACCAGGAGATGGCGCGGTTGTACCACCGGAGGAGACGGTGGTGGTCGCGAGGTTCTTGTTAAAGACCTCAACGGTCATCGCTGCGTATCCTCTCTCACGGTGTAATTTGCAGGTAAACTTGCTGTAGGACCGGAACTGGTGGGCTGCTGAGGATCTTCACCCAGACCTGGTACAATCCGATGGCGAGCACGGTTCCACCATTTTCTGGTCCCACGAGACACTGTGCCCAGTACTGCGGTCCTGGTGATACTGCCCACGACCCGGTGATCCAGTCATCAGTGGTAGGCCGTGTTTCCGGGTACGTCTCGAGTGTGAAAGCAAACTGGATGTTATCGAAAGTTGGATCGGTACTACCAGGTGAGGCTATCAGCACCTGAACGTAATCAGTCGACAATGACGACTGCGTTACCGTAATCACGCAGCCTCCTGCGGTTAGACAATGCGAGCGCTGTCAGCTCGCCAGGTAAAGCGTGCAGCAACAATGGTATAATTCGGTCCAGGCGCTGGTACGATGCGTTCACCAGTTGCCGCCACTTTTACTTCTACCTCGAAGTTAACAACACGGTAGAAGCTGACATAGTAGCCAGCAAATGCTTCCGTTACTACCGTGAGATGTGCTGTTGGATGTGCGCTGTAAAAACGAGTGACGTGTGTTTCTGGGAGTAGCAAAAGCGCGGCATCGCGGAACTTGCCAACGGTACCACTCGAGTAAGTAAATGACTCGATGGGTAGCGTGGTAAACCGGTAGTGACCGTGAACACGAGTGGTAACGAGAAGTGGTGCTACCAGTTTTGCTGCGGTACGGTACCGGCCTGCAGTCCGGTGCGCCGTGAATGCTGTGATGGTAAGCGATGAACTGGTACGGTACCGCCCAGCAACACGTGTCGTTGTGGTTGATGGTGTAATGAGTGATGACGCGTGCCGGTACTTGCTGACCGTGGCTGATGCTGTTAGCTTCAGTGTTATCGTGGTTGAAGCGGTGCGGTAACGCGTTACCATCGCCGTGGCAGTGAACACCGGTTTGATGATAGATGACGCAGTCGTGTACCGGTTCACCAGCCTGGTATCGGTGAACCGTGGTACCAGCAACTCAGCTGTGGTACGGTACCGGCTGGCCACTCGTTGCACGAGAGTGGCTGGTATAACACGTGATGAAGTAGTACGGTACCGCCCCGCGATACGCGTGGTAAACGATGATGGTGCTACTCGCAGTGAACCAGTGCGATAACGCGCTGCTACCCTGCTCGCGAGCTGGTTTACTCCAACAATAAATGAAGTAGCTCGGTAATGACCACGACGTGTAGTAGCGCTCTTGGTAGAAACAACGGTAAGAGATGCGGTACGGAATACCGATACTCTCGCTTGTACCACCGTGACTGGTGTGATAACAAGTGAAGCAGTCTTAGTGAAGTTATTACTGTTTGAGGCTGTAGCTGCTGTCAGTGGCTTCACGCTCAAAGCCGCCTGGCGCACTGCAGATGCAGTACCCGATGCACGCAGTGACGGTGTCACCCGTAGTGATGCGGATACAACACGCATCGCGGTGGCTACCGCGGTACTACTCGAGAGAACACGTGCTGAAGCACTGCGATGACGAGTTACCATCGCAATGGCGTTGAAAGCCGGTGTTACTCGGAGAACACCACTTCGAGAGTGGGCTAGCGACCGGATCGCGAGGAATCTTGGTGTTACCCGAAGCGATGCGGCATGGTACCGGCCTGCGTGGGTTACTACCAGGAATGATGGTACTACCGGTAGTGAAGCACCACGATGATGATTTACTGTCGCTGCAGCGGTGAGTGCCGGTGTAATGTGAAGTGATGAAGTGCGGTAATGCCCGTGTACCGTTGAGACGTGTGTTGCTGGTGTAACAGTGAGCGACGCGGTATGGTGATGTGATACCGCTGTTGCCACGTGGAATGCTGGTGTAGCCGTGTAATGCGCTGTGGCGGTAAACTCACCGTTAAAAGCACCAGTAGCAACGAACGATGGTACCACGAGCAGTGACGCGTGAGCGGTAAGCGATGATGTCGCTGACGTGTGAGTGATTGGTGTAACTCGAAGCGCGCTGGTGCGGTATTTACCGTCAACAGCTGTCGCTGAAGATTGTGACGTTACGGTGAGCGAAGCGTGAGCAACATACCCTGCCACAGCCGCAGCGTGATACACCGGCAAGATACGCAGCACCGCTGTCCGGTAATGCGCGCGTGTTGCTACCGCGTGGAATACTGGTATAGCGGTAAACGAGCTTGACCGGAAATGAGCATGCCTGGTGGTAACCGAACGAATTGGTGTGACAGTAAGCGATGTGGTACGGAAATGCGCATGTGTTGTGGTTACATGTCGTACTGGTGTTACGGTTAGTGAGGCGGTGGTAGTAAGCTGTGCAGCTGGTGCAGCACCAGGCTGGACAGCACCAGGCTGGACAGCACCCGGTACAGCACGGTTACTCGAGTAATACGTTGCTGGTGGTGGACCAGTTGCGATAGCTGACCGAACAGGGTGAACTAGCAGTGACGCGGTTCGGAAGTGCGCGTGAACACGCGAAACTGATCGTACTGGTGTAACGGTAAGTGATGCGGTGCGGATGTGAGCGCGCCGAACGGTAACAAAGCGAACTGGTGTTACCGTAAGTGAAGTAGTGCGGAAGTGCGCACGCGTCGTCGTGGTATGGTAAACCGGGGTAGCAACCAGCGACGCTGTAGCAGTATGACTGGTTCCTGTTACCACGTATGGCGTGGCTGGGGTGGCAAGACCCGGGTTCATCAAACCAGGGACAGCATCAATACTTTGCTGTGATCCTGGTACGGTAACCGACGCAATAGCATGAAGTATAACACTTACCGCACGAGTTGCAGTTCGCTTACCAGCGTGAACACGTGTTACTGAACGAGTTGGGGTAACGGTGAGTGATGCAACTCGTTTACTAGCATGAACACGTGTTACTGAGCGAACTGGAATAACAGTAAGCGATTGAATTCGTTTACTGGCATGAACACGTGTTACTGAACGAGTTGGAGTAACCTTCAATGAAGCAGTAGCGGTAAGAGTGGTAAGAGCTGGTGCCAGTCCAACTGTAAAACCGGTCAACAACGCTGTCGAAGCCGCACCACAGGTAAACGTACCGCCACCGATGGCTGCGCCAGAGTTACCTACATTAGCATTCGAGTCATAACTGGCAGCACCAACTTGACTATCAGATACCTCTGATTCACGAGAAGTGGCACCTGATGGTCCGTTGAGCACTGATGTTGAACCGAGCGCACCGCCACCGAGGTATATCGCCCAGCAGTTATTCGTGGTGGTATCGAGTACTGGACACGTTACCGTTTCACTGTTAGCGCCACCAAAGGCACCACTCGCCACGTTAATGGGTGAGGAAACATTGGCACCCGTGTACGCATACAACACGGCTGCCCAGTAGCAGCTAGTGACACCAGCGCTGATGGTGATGACTTTACCAACATCACTACTGGCTGAACCAAGTGTTCCCGCAGCGACGAAGTACCAGCAGACACCGGTGATTCCGGCTGCGGTGGGGGTCGACTCGGTACCGGTGACTGGAGTAGCGGCTTGCGTTGGACTGGTGCCAGTTGAGGACACCGTTATTGTCGGTGCAGTTGCAACTAGCTCAATCGCATTGGCGTGAATAAGGACCACATCTTGGCCCTTAACACCAGCTGGAACTGTCAGCGTAACGCTTGTTGCCAGATCCGCGAAACCAGTAGTACCGACATTGGGAGTGATGGGTGAAACGTAACCACCACTCGTGGTAACCGAGCGAACTGGAACAACGGTAAGCGACGCGGTGACGGTATGAGCGGAAGTCGCCTCATACACCAAGACAGCAACACCAGATTTTGAGTTAGGATCACCAGCTACTGGCGCTTGAGTACTGCTGGTACAACTCGGATTCCACGTCGCGATGTTGCCGTGACCATCATTTGCCCAGCTGTAACCGCTAGTGGTACCAACACTACCAGTGCCTGAGTTCCAGGTATAACCAAAGTAAAGTTCGCCAGCACCGTGACCAGGTACCAGTGATGGGTAAGTACCTGTGGCTGCATTAACGGTACCAGAGGTATCCAGTGTAACGGTTGAGAAACCAGCACTGGTAGTAAACTCAGCACCGAGGATACGGATGGTTGTTGGCGCGGTACCAAACGTTACCGTTACCGTCGTGGATGAGGTACTGGTAACGTGACCGATAAAAACAGTGGAACTGACGGTATTTGCAGATAGCGAGGTGTGTGGAACGAGAACGGACCAGGTGGCGTTACCATTGGACAATGCCGAGGCAAAATGGTCCTCGTAATCGCTACTGCTTTCCGCGAGTACTTCAACAATCGCGAAGTTACCAATGGTATGAGGGGCGTAGGTGAACGTTGACGCGCTGCCGACGAAGAACGTGCCAGTGGTACCGAAGCTCATCTCTCACCTGCCGCAGTCATCAGCGATCGAGCGACACCACCTCCCACATCTTAACCAGGAGCGAGTGCGATTAAGACGCAGTTGGAATGGAAACTGAGATAGCGGTCAGCGTGAGGCTGTCACCGGTGTTCATCGTTACCGGTGAGCTGAGCGTCATCGACGTGTTAAACGTGCCTGACGTTGGTGCGGTCCAGAATGAGATATCAGTATCAATCTCAGGTGATGTACCAGCCCAGTTTGTCCACACCGGCTGATTACTCGAAGAAACGCTTGCGATGGTACCACCCACGATAAGTGGTGAAGCCCAAGTCACAACTTCTCGTGCTGTTACCGAGGAAATGCTACCGGTTCCTGCGGTACCAGGATCGCCAACGTGAAGCTGAACGTAACTTGATGCGCTGCCGGTAACGGTCAATACCGTCAACATCGCTTGTGCAGTAATCTGTGAGATGCCATCAGCCATTTAGGGTTACCCTTTCTTGTCTGGACATCACGCGCTCACACGGTTGTCCGCAACTTTGGCATCGCCACAGCGGCTCGCCAGCTGTTTTCTTTAGTATGTCAAGTTTCGCGCTGCAACACTTCGATGAAGCTCGATCTACCACGCCTTCAGCGTGGACGATTGTCTTGACGTCAATTCCATCACTCACGCGGATCCCCATCCTCTTGCGTGAAATTAATTGTTCTTACTAACACATATCACTAATGTACTTACCCCAATAATTTACATACATATCAACGGTATAAGCGCCAAGAGTCCCAGGTGTCATCGTGATATCTATCGGTACGTTTGTTGGTGTCTGACCAGTTTCCTGACTTATACTGGTTACCACTAGTGGTGTTTCCACACAGCCTTCTGGAAACTCATACGAAATATACTGTATTTCTGTGGTAGACATCATGATTGGAATATTAAAAATTCCACCATTAAAAGATGCACCAATCATACCATTTACCGCTAGAGTAAGAAGGTACGGCGACGTTTCACTAGCTTGCTGGCAACATATTTGCAGACCTTGAAGCGATATCTTATAATCAAGTATGCCGTTAACAATTATTACAGGTACACCACTACCACCTTCTGAGTAAGAAATTTCCGCATTACCGCTAAGAGGGATCATTTTCATTATGTTTACACCTTTACAGTGTATAAGCTGTACCCATTAGTGTAGCAGCCATAGCGTTAATGCTAGTACCAAGCCATTGCATATGAACCCAGGCAAACTTATTAGCTCCACCATTCAATGATGGTGCAGCACCGGTATTTGGCCATTTAACGTAAGACGGCCAGGTCACCGAACCTACACCAGATGCCGGCTGCCCGATAAACAGATCCATATTACGGCCATACGCCAACAGTGAGTCAAAGGTGGCCGCGTTTGCACCACCAGCAATCGTGAATACCCACGTGTTACCGAACTCAGGGTAAATAGTGCCACCGAGGTCAGCAAGCGTGAGAGCGGTACCACCCTGCACTGGTGACACACTGCCGCCGTACACCGCCAGCCCATCACCCGCTGCCATCGAATTGCCTGTGCCATCGTTCAATATACCGGAGAAACCAAATGGCACGTTGTTGTTATTGAGAATACCCTGGCCAGCCACGGTAATCGGTGCCAAGCTGAGCACACCTTGACAAAGGAACTGACTGGCAGCACTCTCACTACCCATGATTACAAGCCAGTGACCGACACCACTACCAGCTGTTTCCATCGAAACCTGGAGAAGGCTGCCGATGAGGTATGAAGTACCTGCAGTGTTACTCGGCTCGATAGCGATAAGCGCACCGTTGTTGCTACCTGAATTAGCGTAAGCGTTACCACGGAGACCAACATAACAACCATTCATGTCAACATCATTTTGCAAAAGAATACAGGTAGCACCGGTATTTGTTACCATCACGAAGTCGTAGTAACCGTAATCAAAGCTGGTGCCATTGAAAACCGCACCTGCACCAGTGCCAGAAACACCGCATTGAATGCACCCGATTTTGGTAAACATACCTTCTTCGGCCCAGCCATCTGCGAGCACGGTGAAGTAGATACCAGCGGTGCTGCAGCCGTAGAAGCTAATATCATCAGCGCGGATGCCTTGCAAATCAGATATCTGCCAGCCAACCGCACCTGAGCCACCATCATAGGCAGTAACCTGCCACCCACGGTAGTAACCACCTTCATCATTACCGGTGAAGGTACCTGTCAATGCTGTCTTAATACATACACTGCTGCCAGTGTATGCCAAGATACTAACGCTGTGACCGTCGCCAACCATACCCTGGTTTTGCTTGAACGTAACTGTGCCAGTAATCTTGTACGTACCAGCTGGCACGTATACGATACCACCGGCGGTGGGCAACGCGGCCACGGTATTATTGAATGCAGTAGTGCTATCAGCTACCCCAGTAGGGTCAGCACCGTGAGTGATAACAGATACCCAGTCCAGTACCGAGGATCCACCGCCGCCACCGGCTGGAACTGACCAGGTCTGGTCTGCACGAAGGAATGTGGTGGTACCACCGGGGTACGTGCCACCAGTTGGCAGCGGCAGTGACTGGCTGCGAATTGCCGCAATGGTGGTTGTTTTAGTAGAGCCCTCTGGTGATTCCGTGGTATCCGTCGGGTCAGTACCGAGCATTTCCATGGAAGTAGGTGGGGTGGTAGTCGTCGGGTACTGCGATATTTTACTCATGATGTGACTCCTCTCTTCCATGACAGCACAGCACAACAGCCAGCAACATTTTGTCGCTGGCTGTAAACCGAATTTGATGGTAAGCTTTCTGGTAAACAGAATAATCAAAAGCTTTGAATTAAAACTACTACCACAGCTAACTTGCATACCGCATGACAAAGGGCCAGCTACGGTGAATGTAGCTGGCCCTACGATGTCAAGCTGTGCCTATTTACATAGGTGTACTTCAGATGCTAACGATGTCGTGGTATAGATTTCAACAGCCGTCGTACGGTCCCCATGGTGATGTTCCCGCCTCGGCGTACAACCTCTCGAATGCCTCATTCTGCATGGCCACGCTGTAAGCTCTGGCAGGACCGGGGATTCCCATCACCGCGGTCCACGTGGTATTCAGGAAACCATACAGGCCGCTGGCCGTGCTGACCGGGTTTTGCGCGACTGGGTTTCCACCGGATTCAGCTCGTATCACGCAGGCCTGGAATGAGCTGCTGGCTGATGCGGTAACGGATGCATCGAGTACCACTCGGGATGGTGTGATGTTAGCTGAGACGTGAACTTCTGGTAGATTCGGTAGTTGCATGGTGCAGCTTGCTGGTATCAGCAGCACCTCACCAGGCTTGATAGCCCCTGGATCATTACCGATGACCTTCTCGTTCTGGTCGTATATACCAGGCCAGCAGGCAGACTTGCCATAGAGGTGCTGGCTGATGCTATTGAGCGTGTTCCCTGGTATCACTCGGTACTGAGTCACACGAGGAATTGACTCCTGTTGCGTGGCTGCAGTGGTGTTGATCTCGATTTGCTTTGGCAAACCGGTCTGGAGAACCGCCGCCGAGCTGGCGACAGCTGCAATCCAGAGGCTGCCTGCGATGATGACCGCTACTGCGATGGCGGCGATGGTGAGAGTGATAGCACGAGAACGTACCAGGTGGAAACCACCTGGTGCCAGGCGAGATGACATGCTTTCGGTTGCCTTACCCCGGCGCCACAGCTCAGCTGGGCGCATCCTCCACCAGCCGGCGCACCCGTTAACTCAAGGCTGCGGTAAGCGTCTGGCGGGTTAAAGCCAGAACCGCGAGCGCCGTTGGCGGCTGCCGCTGGTTCCAGACTGGGTTTAAAGACAACTCTCGTACTGGTAGTAGTATATCTCAGTTTGATGAAGTTGTCCAGTCCGGGAACCAGTTTACTCGTTTGTTATGGGGTAAACCTACCAACGGCAGATAATGCCTGCCACCCGTTTGACTCAATATAGTTACTATTGACCATCTTTACCATCGCTGCTACTGGTTACATTTAACCAGTCACTGATCACTAGCAGCCTCATCTGGCGACTCATCTAGCAACGTGTTGAGTTTCTCTTCCTTTTCACGTTCCATCTCTTCTTTTACTGCTCGCAACGCGATGACGTATTTCTCACCAGTTCGCTTCTGGCGTTCACGAGCAGCACGTTGTAGTTTAGTCTGACCCACGGTTTACCTCGATTTTAATCGGCGTTATCAAACCACTTCCACGTCGTCTCATACGGTTTTAGCTTTGTCAGTCGCTCATACTTCTCTTCGGTAGTATGACCATCCCAGCCGTGACAAATTGTTACGTTCATTCCATCAAGATGAGTAAAAAGACAGCGCTCTGAGTCGTGGATATGCCACATTGCCTGACCCGTCGGCAAGTGAACGCAGATGATGGTTCGCCACTCAACATCCCAGGTTTCATCATTAAGTGGGTGAATTAGCAAGTGCGATGGAAACAATTTACTAAGTGCGGCCACGAGCAAGTCACGCTCGTGGTAAGCAATATTTTTCTGCGTCCTCAGCTGATCATTCTCAGTAACCAGACCGGCTAGCTTCGCAACCAGGTCATTATCACTCATATACTTTTCTCATTTTTAGGATAGTATACTAGTTTAATCCGACCCACAGTTCTACCACCAGTCTTTAATAGTCACTGGTATCAAACCACTTCCACGTCGTCTCATACTCAGGATGACCGTGAACTCGTTCCAGGTCAGCCAAAGAAGCCCATCTCGAGTGTGATGAAAACTCGGTGAGCCAGCGAACGCACACCGTACCATCAGTAAAAACTACACCCTCAAACTGCACCTCATCCGGTGCGTTGGCCACCCCCTGCTCACGATACTCAGTTGGTGGTGTTCTCCGGTAAACCTCAAAACATTTCACGTGTTCTTTTATCCTCAGCGTATTCCATACCAGGCAACTATTGCTTTAGTTCAGACGCAGCGAAATCAATGGCTTCTTCCGCTGTGAATCCGCCCCAGCCAGTGCACCCATCACTTCGTATGACTAGCGGATCCAACTCAAGCGTCCACGGCGCATCATCTGGTCTTACGTAGTTTTTACTAGCATCAAAAATAAGTGTAAATGAACCGTGCTTAAGCGCAAACTCGGCGGCTTTATTATCAATGGCATTCAAGTAAGTTCTCATCCAAATCAGTCATCAAACCTCGTTCAAGTTTCAGCTCAGCATACCGGACCATGCCCAGGCATTCCACTGACTTCAGCCCACTCGTTGCCGCAGTTAGGTAGCAAACTTCACCGTCTTCATTCAACGCTTTAATCACGATAAAACCACACAACGGCTGAACAAGCGTAATTTGATCATTTTCAGCGTCAACATCGAGTGGCATACCAAGAATGGTATACTCACTCATCAGTACTTATCACTTCACCCATGAGCCGGAACTCTTTCGGGTAAGCCCGTGCTGCTGCTTGTGCCATGATCAGATGCTGGATATGATGAATATTAACGCGAAGCTCAGCGAGGTCATCATCACGAGTGGGACCATTACCACAGACTTTATCTTTGATGGAAGTGTAGAGGCACCCAGCCATCCGGATGGCTTCACGCTCATCATCCGTCAGACCATCATCCACAGTTACTCACGCCTCGCAATCGCCGCGTTGGCTTGCATGATCGCTTCTTCGAGGTGGGTGAACGCGAGTGACTGTTCACGACTCGGTGGTGTCGAGGTAGCGATAAGCTGTGCCAGTGTGTAACCAGCCTGGCGAAGTTGCTCATAGCGAGCCGTCTGGTCATTTTTCGGCGGATGGTAGGTAAACCGTGCTACCAGTTCACGGGCAACATCAGCTGATATATGATAAGAATCAGCTGGCATCTGGTATTCACTATCTTTCACGTTTCACCACTTCCAGACTTATCACCCGACTTTGACCGGATAATGCCAATAAGAATCGTCAGTGCTTCCTGGCGGGTAAACCCAGCACCAACATACGCGAGAAACAACTCGTGGGTTGCCGCGGCACCAGCAGCAAGTCCGCTAATCGGGTCAAGTGGCCCAGTATCATCATTACTCACGGTACCGCCGGGTGC